AGGTTCTTCAGAGACTGATGCAGCCGCATTCTATTGCCCATACATTCCATTGATGAGCAGTGGAGTTGTTCTAGATCCATCAACATTCGAACCAGTCGTATCATTTATGACACGTTATGGTTACATCGAATTAACTAACACTGCATCGAGTTTCGGCAATGCCGCAGACTACGTTGGCGAGATAGCAGTTCAGAACCTTACATTCCAATAAAATTTCACTTTTCAGTGATAAATTGAATGTAATTCAAAATCAAAATTGGGCACTTAGGTGCCCTTTTTTGTATCTAAAATCACTGAAAAGTGATATTATGTATAAATAGTATTATGTTCACAAATAAATTTTATTCCAAAGTATACTTCTCAACTATTGAGAAAGCAGTTACCCGAGGCTGGAAAAAAGCCCGAGGCAGAGAACGCCATCATATTATCCCTCAATCATTGGGAGGTAATAATGACAAAAGTAATCTAGTTTATTTGTCTTGCAGAGAACATTTTCTCTGTCATTGGTTATTAGTAAAAATGACTGAAGGAGAATACTATCATAAGATGGTATATGCGCTTATGGGAATGAGAGCAGAAAACAAACACCATGAAAGATACCATACTGTTTTTACTGCACGTGTGTATGAAAAATATAGAATAGAACACGCAGAGTATCATTCTAAACTAATGAAATCTAAAAATCTTGTACCTTGGAATAAAGGTGGAGTAGAGATAACAGACGATCATAGAGAAAATTTAAGAAAAGCAGCCAGAACTAGAAATGTTGATCCCATTAAACAAGCAGAAGGTCAACTAAAACGTATTGCTAAAGTTACGGGGCAAAAGAGAAGTGAAGAAACTAAAAAACTAATGTCGCTAAAAGCCATTGGTAAGCCAAAAGGACCTATGAGTGAAGAACAAAAACAAATACGGTCAGATAAACAAAAGGGTGTACCTAAACCAAAAGGCTTTGGGGATAAAGTTGCTGAAAGAATGAAGAAGGAATTTTCACTTAATAATCCAAATAGCAGACTTGACTTACAAAAGATATGTGAACACTGTGATAAGAAGGTAGGACCAAGTAACTATACAAGATGGCACGGTGACAATTGTAAAGAAAAAGCATAAATACAATATCTCAACGGGATGGGAAGTTACAATCAAGCACTATTCGTAGTGCTTTTTTGTTGGCTATAATGTATAGTCTGTATCAACTGTTATATCTAATATACTCTTACGTTTTTCTTTTAATTTTTTTTGATACAGTCTATTACAGTTGGCACATAGTGTTTTTAAATTACTTTTTTCTTTATTCTTTTTATTACCATCTTTATATACAATATCAAGTTGACATTTATCTTCTGGTATAAAGCTACATTTCTCGCATTTATTCTTTTTATGTAATAGATAGCCGTGTTTTGAGTTATATGCGGCTTTACTGCAGTCAACACAATACTTGTGCCATTTCATAAAACCGTGTTTACTTGTGCCATTGGCTTTTGCTAATGTTACATTACAGTTTTCGCATAGTGGTCTAGGTTTTTGTTGAGTAAGCATATCATATTTAGAAAAAAGATCTCCAGGGTGTTTTTTTTGTAAGCATACAGAAGCAAAAAAAGATAAATATAATATAATTATCAGGATATTACATGGCAGCAGAAGCATTTAATTCGTTGGGTGGGTACTCAGTAGGTATACCGCCTGTACCAGTAATTGATGCCAATGGCAATGTAATTACCAATGTATTAGTTACCTCTGGCAATGTTACAGCCGCAAACGTATATGCCGCCAATTATTATTATGCCAATGGAATGCCTTTTAATGCGGGCGGAAATCCCTATGGTCCTAATAATAGTATACAATTCAACGGAAACGGGACGTTTAACGGTAGTGGAAATTTAACATTTGATGATGTAACTAATTTACTTACAGTACCAAGTATTAATGTAAACGGGTTAAGTAATTTAGGACCAATCTCCAATATCACTATTACTGGTGGCGGATCTGGTTATTTACTAACCACTGATGGCAACGGTATAATTCAATGGTCACCTCCTGGTACCGGATCAGCAATTAGTAATGGTAATAGTAATGTAAGCATTGCTACATTTAATGGTAATATTACTGCCGGAGTTAACGGTACAGATAATGTATTAGTAATTAGTAATGCTGGTATGGATGTTGCAGGAAACATCAGTAGTAATAATGTAACAATTAATGAAAATTTAATAGCAAATACTTTTCAAATGGGTATTGGAATATATGAGTTTTATCACGCATCAGTATATTTTGCTACCACTGCAACAGCAGATCCAAATCAAGTATTATGGTCAACTTCTTTAGCTAATTTATCAGCAATTGATTTCACTATAATATCAACCGATGAGACAAGTAACACCAGACAAACAGCAAAAATAGCAGCCGCTATTTTGGGTACAGAGGTAGTATTTAACGAATATTCAGGACTATACATCAATGGTGGTGTGGGTAGTTTTTCAGTAATATATCAGGCGGGAAGCCCAGATTCAGTTCAGTTAGTAGTGACTCCGGATTACAGTAATCCTATAAAATATAATATGATGATTGTACAATATGCAAACTAACTATATACAAATTTAACATAAATACATAAAGACAAGGACAACATTATGGCAATTAAAGCATTTAACTCAGTTGGTGGATTCTCAGTAGGAGAAAATGCCGCAAACGTTATTTTAGCGAACGGTGACATTACCACAAGTAATGCTAATTTATCAGCTAATCTTTTCGTTACAGATACCGCTAACGTTGGTAATTTACGAACAAATAATTTATTATATGCAAATGGTCAACCTTGGGATTTACAAGAAGCTGCCGGTGCTAATAATCAGATTCAGTATAATGAAGGTAATAACTTTGCAGCCAGTTCAAACTTTACGTTTGACCCTGCAACAAGTTTATTGACTATTGTTGGTAATGTCTTAGCCAATAATGCTAATTTGGGTAATCTAGCAATTGCTAACTTCTTTACTGGTACATTAACAACTAATGCACAATCAAACATAACTTCAGTTGGTAACTTAACTAGTTTAAATGTTGATGGTATTACAAACTTAGCCAATATATTAAATGTTAATGCGAACATTGAAGCCAATTTTAATATTAATGCAGATGGTAATATTGATGGTGCTAACTTAAACACATTAGGGTTAGCAAATATTGGTAATTTACAAATTTCCGGTAATGTAACTGGAAATCTAATACCTAGTGCAAATGTAACATATAATTTGGGTAACACGACCAACCGTTGGAAAGATTTGTATTTAAGTGGTAGTACAATTATTATTGGTGATCAATCTATTTCAGCGAATGCGGGCGGTCTATCACTATCTAATATAACATATCTATCTTCATTAGAAGTAACCGGCAATGCAAATATTGGTTTAACTTTAACCGGTAATGCGGCAAACTTTAGTGGTAATGTAATAGCTCCGAATGTAACAGTTAATTTAGAATTATCGGGTAATACTGCTAATTTTAGTGGTAATGTAATAGCTCCGAATGTGACAGTTAACTTAGCACTATCAGGAAACACAGCAAATTTCAGTGGCAACGTTATTGCTCCAAATGTTACAGTTAACTTAGAACTATCAGGTAATACTGCTAATTTTAGTGGTAATGTTATTGCTGCCAACTTACAATCTAATGCATTAACAAATACATATGTAACATTTGCCGGTACTGGTGGTGTATTAACTAATTCTGCTAATATAACATACAATGATAGTACTCAACTATTAACTGTTATTGGTAACTCTCAGTTTAATAATGCTAATTTAGGTAATCTAGCTACAGCAAACTTTGTAAATGTAGCAAGCAATGTGTTTGTAACTGATACAGCAAATGTTGGTAACCTAAGAACAAATAATTTATTATATGCAAATGGTCAACCTTGGGATTTACAAGAAGCAGCCGGTGCTAATACTCAGATTCAGTTTAATGATGGTAACAATAATTTTGGTGCTAGTGCAAACTTTGCGTTCAATGACGGTACTCAATTATTAACTGTTACCGGTAGTGCAAACATTTCAAATGTAGCAAATGTAGGTAATTTAATAGTTACTGGTACTAGTAATTTAGGTAACGTTGGTAATGTTACAATTACCGGTGGTTCTAACGGGTACTATTTACAAACAAATGGTTCTGGTAATTTAACTTGGGCATCAATTGATTCTTCAGGTGTAGCTAATGGTACTTCTAATGTAAGTATCCCAACAGCAAATGGTAATGTTAATCTTGTAGCTAACGGCAATACTACTTTGGTAGTTACTCAACTTGGTGCAAATATTACGGGCTATGCAAATGTAACCGGTAATGTTAGTGCTTCTTACTTTATTGGTAATGGTAGTCAGTTAACTGGAGTTTCAGCCGCATCATCAAGTGAACTTGCTAATGGTACAAGTAATGTAACTATTCCAACTGCTAATGGTCCTATCATATTTGCCGCAAATGGTGTTGCAAATATAATGAATGTTTCTGATACAGGAACAGTAATACAAAATATATTAACTGTAGCAGATGGTAACATTACTACAGAAAGTAACTCTAATTTAGTATTAGATCCAAACGGTACCGGTGTAGTTGTAATTGCAAATACGTCCGGTGGTGCAACTGCTATTGCAATGGGTTCACCAACACAAGGTAACTTGATTAGTAATGCAGTAACATTAACAACTGATTCATCGGTATCTAACGCAATTGCTCAACTAAACACAGTATTAGGAAAACTAGTTCCTCCTGCTCCCCCTAATTTCCCTGCAAGTCAGTCAATTAGTGTTCAAACCTTGTCAACATACCGTATGGCAAATTATGTTCAAACTGACAACACACCTGGTGCTAATAAATCAGTAGCAGGTGGTACAACTGTCACATCTGCACGTAGAGCAAGTTCATACACAACTGGTAATATTACTATAGCAGGTCCAGGAGATACTGGTACTATTACTGCATTCTTAAATGGTAGCAATGCAGGGAGCAGAACATTAACAACTGCGCTTGATGGAAACGGTACATACAGTAATTTAGTAATTTTTAATAATTATGACTACAATGTTGCAAACGCAAATATTGCCGCTGGCTTTTGGTCAGTATTCTCATCTAGAGTTGCAGGTACTGTAACAGAAGGTTGGAACGAAGTTTATATTGCTGATAGTGCCACAACTAATACAAATACTACTAGTTGGTTCTATGATTCAAGTGCACCGGGTACACCAGCATTTAGCTCATTAACTATATCTGCTCCTGTCTCACCAAGTTATACTTATTCAAGTACAGTACCGCATTACAATAACACCAATCAGTTTACATTGACTGCTAATGTTAATAAGTTAAGCGGTAATATGTACCCAACAAGTGATAGTTTTGTTACAGGTACTGCAGGTGGTGCATTTGCTGCTCCTGCAAGTGTTACATATGCGGCAGCCGGTGTTACAACACCGTTAGCACAGAATTTATATGTAAGTTCAGGTAATGCTTCTATATCAACTACATCAACTATTATATCAGGTTTTGGCGCAAGCAGTACAGGTCCTTCACTAGCATCTAATAATAGTTATAACTCTAATACACAAGCATTTACTTCAACGTTGGCGGCAAATGTATTGTATAAAACAGGTACAACTAGTTCTGCTTCTGTTATCGAAGAAGCAAACGTTTTTGTTGGTTCAACTATTGGTAGTGGATCAGGATTGGCATTTAGGATTGTCAACCCAGGATCAGGAAATACTCCTGCATACACTGGCAGTGAAGCAGCCTTCAATAGCCAGTCAGGTACATTACAAACATATGATTCAACTGTTGTTGCAAACACATTAAAACATGATCAAACAAACTATAGTACTGGTTATTTACCAGTTGGCCCTGACTTAAGTTCAGGACGTACTGGAACACAGTATTTTACAATTAAGATTGTACGTACATCTGTATCTAAATTTGATATTAAATGGTCAGGCACAATTGCTGGTTTATGGGTAGCATTACCGGGTAGTGCTATTGATACTTCTTCTACATTAAATGGTTGGTTAGATATGAGCATAGCGTATGCAGGTGCAGGTCAACCAGGTGCAGGAACAGGTGGAAATGGAAGCAATGGAGCATCGTTAGGTGGTGTTGCACCATTAAATTCGGCACAAACTAATAAATCTGTTACTGCAACATTTGGTACTGTAAGTAGTTCAAGTACACCAGATAACGAAATTTATATCCGTATAGCATTAACAAGCGGTCAATCGGTGACTGCATTATCATTACAAACTGCGAGTAACTAATCATGGCCGTATCACAAGCACAAATCGTTGACTTATTATATAAACAAGCGTTCGGGGTAACTAAAACCGATACTAGTACTAATAAGAGTCCTAGTAATGAATCAATACCTAGTCCGTTACTATTACGTGGAGACACGTTATGGACACAAGCTAATCAAATACCAGGTGTCGCAGCCGCAACTGCAGGTATTGTTCAAGCTTATACAGGTGCAAGCGCAATACAATGTACAGCAGATACAACTACTGTACCGATCGGTGGTATATACCCAACTTGGTTAACTAGTTTAACTTATTGGATACCTTCTGAATTTGGTGCAACATATACTGCTCAAGTTTGGATTGATAATCCCGGAGTAGCTAACCCAACAGCAACTGGTACGCAAATCTTTGCCGCTGGTTCAGGTGGTAATGGTCAATATTATTATAACTATCAGTCTGGTGTACTAAACTTCATTGGTGAAACTATACCGGCAGCGTTAACGGCAGGTAAGGTACTATACATCGTAGGTTATCGTTATATAGGATTAACTGGTGTAACAAATTTGCCTAGTGGCACTAGCATTGGTAATCTAACATTTAATGATAGCACAATAGGTAGTACCGCTAATGCAAACATCACGTTGACACCAAACGGTACTGGTATAGTAAAGTTTACTACAAACATAGAATCTAATAGCAATATTAGTGCTAATAATATGTCGATAACCGGTAATGCTAATATTACTGGCAACATCAGTGCTAACTATATTAGTGGTAATGGTGCAAACATAACAGGTGTTGTGGCAACTTCTGCTGATAAGCTAACTAATGGTAATACAACTGTACAAACATATTCAAACGGTAATGTAACTTTTAACATTGCTAATACTGCTAATGGTAACGTTGCAGTAGCTAACGTTGTAGTAGTTTCAATAAGTGGTATTGATATAACAGGTAACATTAATGCAACCGGCAACATCAACGGTGCAAACATTAATGGTAACATAACTGGTAACATTTCTGGTAATATTACTATTCCTGGACCAACTACCGGTGTAGTTATTAATGATGGCGGGAATGCTAACTCAAGTAATGGATTTACTTTTGTATCCGGTTCTAATATTGCTAATATTGCAAACACATTGAACGTTGGTAACTTATTATCAGTTACTGGTGCTATCAATGCATTCTCTACATTAAATCTAACAGGTAATATAGCATTAGGTAGTCTATATCAAAATGAAATAGTAAATTTAAGTAACAGTACATTAGAAATCAGAGGGGGATATAATAATACTTCTGGTCAACTAAGTCTATTTGCAGGAGCAACAGGTAATAGTGCAAAAATCTTATTATCGGCTGCATCAAATAGTATAGCCAGTGAAGCAGATGCATTTACATTCCTTAATCGTGCTAATAACTTTACCTTAGTAACAATCAGTAATACAACAATAGCCACAACGTCTACTAGTACAGGTGCGTTAGTTGCTAATGGTGGAGTTGGAGTTTCTGGTAATATATTTGCAGGTGGCTTGATAAATGTTACAGGTAATATTACAACCTCAGCATTGATTTCCACTTCATTAACTTCTAACTTTGCTAACTTAGTATTATCAGCGGCTACAGGTGATAACTCAGTTGTATTAACACCAACTGGAAATGGTACAGTTGATGTATCAAGTAAACGTATTACAAGTTTGGCAACCCCAACTGCATCTACTGATGCGGCAACAAAACAATATGTTGATGACGTTGCACAAGGCTTACATACGCACGATAGCTGTAATGCAGCCACAACTACAACACTAGCAACAATTTCAGGTGGTACTGTTACATATAATAATGGTACTGATGGTGTTGGTGCAACATTGACAACAACAGGAACATACACAACTATTGACGGTGTTACATTGTCAAATGGAATGCGTATTCTTGTTAAGAACGAAGCTAATACTGCACATAACGGTATATATGACCGTACAAGTAGTACAGTATTGACTCGTTCAGCAGACTTTAATACTCCGGCTGAAATGGCAGGTGGTGACTTTACATTCGTTACTGCAGGTACACTATACGATAACACCGGTTGGGTAATGATTGATGTAGTAACTACTGTTGGTACATCGCCGGTTGATTGGGTACAGTTCTCTGGTGCTGGTACATATACTGCTGGTGCAGGTTTAACATTAACTGGTTCTGTATTCAGTGTTAATACTGACAATAACACAACTGCTATTGTAGGTGGAAATGTCGTTGTTAAAGATAGCGCAAATCTTACAACACCAAACATTGGTGCTGCAACCGGTAATTCACTATCACTAACAGGTACTTTAACTGCAAACACATTAACAGCTAACCTAACACTAGGTGTAACTGGTAATGCTAACGTTGGTAATTTAGGTACCGGAGGTCTAATCATTGCAACCGGTAATATAACTGGTGGTAATATTAATACTAGTGGTGAAGTTGTTGCTACTGGCAACGGTACTTTTGGTAATATCAGTACAACTGGTTCTGGTGGTAACATCACTGGTGCTAATGTAGTTTCTGCAAATACGTTCTCTGGTAATTTAGTTGCTTCTACTGCAAATATAAGTGGTAATTTAATAACAAATAACTTAACAGTTAACTTAGCACTATCAGGTAATACAGCAAACTTTAGTGGCAATGTTCAACTTCCAGATATTTACAATACTACGGCTAATACATCAATTAGTATGGGAGTTGGTTCTGGTATCGTAGCAATCTACTCAGCTGGCAATGCAACACAATTTGCCCCAAGTGGTGCCATAACATTAGGTGGTGCTTCACAAATTCAAGGTGGAACATTTGCTGGTTCAGGTATCACATTAGGTACAAGTCAAACAGACATATTCCAAAATCGTGGTGGTAACGTAACAGTACAAGTTGGTACAGGTGGTTCAATTTCTGACACTTGGACATTTGCTAATAACGGTAATACACTATTCCCTGGAGCCGGTGCAGTTAATTTAGGTAACTTGGCTACGGCTAATTACGTAAATGTATCACAACAACTTAATGGCAATGTTGCTAACTTCAGTGGTAATTTAACATCATTAAATGCTAATTTAGGTAACCTGGCTACGGCTAATTATGTAAATGTATCCCAAGAGATTAATGGTAATGTTGCTAACTTCAGTGGCAATTTAACAACATTAAATGCTAATTTAGGTAACTTGGCTACAGCTAATTACGTAAATGTATCACAACAACTTAATGGCAATGTTGCTAACTTCAGTGGTAATTTAACATCATTAAATGCTAATTTCGGTAATTTAGCTACAGCTAATTACGTAAACGTATCCCAAGAGATTAATGGCAATGTTGCTAACTTCAGTGGTAATTTAACATCATTAAATGCTAATTTAGGTAATTTAGCTACAGCTAATTACGTAAATGTATCTCAAGAGATTAATGGTAATGTTGCTAACTTCAGTGGTAAATTAACGACAAATACTGCAACTGTTACTACCTTAACACAATCTAACAGTATTATATACACTGATACTAATGGCAACTTACAACAAAGTGCTAACTTAACATTTAGTGGTACTCAACTTGATGTAACCGGTACAGCAAATATAACAGGTAATGTTTCAGTTGGTAATCTTTCAACTACCGGTACATTAACAGCGGCAGTATTTGAAGCTAATACCGTAGATATTGGTAATACAACTGTTACTGCAAATACGGTTACTACTACTGCGATTACTGCTAATCAAACTATTGCATCATTTGAAGTAACTGGATCAACTGCTACTGGTTTTGAGTTCTTAGTTAAAGGACATGATACTGTATCTAACGCAAAATATAGTGTAGCAACAGTGTTAGCAGTTACAGACGGATCAAATGTTGATTATGTTACTTACGGAACTGTCCGTATCGGGGCAAGCACAGGAACATTAGCTGTTAATATGAGCAACTCGGGTAGCAATTATTATGTTAACCTACAAGCAACGCCAGCAAGTACAAATGCTACAGTTTGGACTACACAGGTTAGAACAATTTAAGGGTACTTTACATATTATATGGCAATAAAGTGGTTTAATTCTATAAACGGATTCTCGGTAGGTGATCAACTTACCGAGGTGATAGATACCTCTGGCAACGTCTTTACATCAAAGATTAGCTCTTATATAGATGTTGATATAGTTTCTGATAATGGTAATAGTATTTGGATTTTTGATAGTACCGGGAATATTGTATTTCCGGACAATACTGATCAAACTACTGCGTACCCTGGAACATCTTCTGCATTATCATTAACAGGTAATGTCTCTGCAGGAAATATATTAACTGATCATTTATTATATGCAAACGGCACTGCTTGGGATTTAGGTGGATCACCAGCTGGCACTAACACTCAAATTCAATTTAACAATGCTAATGCATTCGGTGCATCCGCAAATCTTACATTTGATATAACAACTAATACTTTTTCAACTTATAATGCAACTGCAGTTAGTGGTGTGTTTTATGGTAATACTACTAATGGTAAAAATGCACTTCAAGTAGGTGTCACTGGATTTACTGCAGTACCAAACACGATAGCACAATATACCGGTAACTTAAATAGCGCGGCCCAAGTCAATTTTCAAAATATTAATACTGGGTCATCCGCTAGCACCGATATAGTATTAACAGCAGATAACGGGAATAGCACCACAAACTATATTAATATGGGCATTGCGGGTAGTACCTGGGATGGCGCCCAGTTAAACTCATTAGGTAACGCATTGTCAGCAGATGACGGATATTTGTATGTTCGTGGCAATGTTGGTGGTAACCTAGTAATGGGAACGGTCAAAAACAATACGTCAATTAAATTTGTAGTAGGTGGCTCGGGTAATAGCAATATAGTTACAACAATTAATAAAACTAATGTTAACATACTTGGAGATGTAATTGCTAGTGGAAATGCTAATATTACTGGAAATATAACTTCTACTGCAGGTACAATAACATTAGATACCGGGGTAATTACTGTCGTAGGCAATAGTGCTGGTATTTTTACTAGTGCGATAGATAATATTAACATTGGATTATTAGCCAATATTACATTAGGAAGTATTGCTGGAAATGTAACCGCCCGTGGTAATTTAATTGCTAATAATATTAGCACAACAGGTAATTTGGTAGTGCAGTCCACAGCGACTATCACCAACTTAAAAGTAAGTGATGTTTATAGTAACAGAACCCCAATAAATGTTACAACAAGCACAGTAGTTGACAGCTTTTCGGTTAATAAGTACAGGTCAGCTAAATACACAATGAGAGTCAATAGCGATGATGGATATCAGGCTGTTGAAGTATTATTGATTCATGATAATGCTAATAGTTATGTGACTATATATGGTAGCTTGTCTACTATAGGTCTAGACATTATAGTATTATCTACAGATATAGTTTCCGGAAATGTTAGGTTGCTAGCCACAACTGGTACAGCTAACACAACGGTGAATTTATTGGGCGTTTACGTAGCAGATTAAAAGGATTAAAAATGACTACAAAATATTTTAATGTAAAACAAGGTATTACAACTGGTAATATATTACTAGATGGAATAACCGGCAATATTACGGCAAATAATGCTAATTTAGGTAACGCTCTTACCGCTAATTTCTTTATTGGTTCAGGTAATAATTTAAGTAATATAGCAGGTGCAAATGTCTCTGGCCAAGTAGGCAATGCTTTAGTTGCCGGAACAGTGTATACAAATGCACAACCTAATATTACTTCAGTTGGCACACTAACAGATTTATCAGTTACTGGTAATATATCATCGGGTAATGCTAATTTAGGTAATTTAGCAACAGCTAATTTCTTCCATGGTGTATTTGACGCTACAAGTTCAAGTCAACCAAATATTACTAGCGTTGGTAATTTAACTAGTTTAACAGTAGGTAATGCTACATCTAACATAGTAATGATTAATGGTAATATTAATGCTACTGGCACATTAACTGCTACTAACTTTAGTGGTAACTTTAGTGGTAACTTTAGTGGTAACGTTAGCGTTGGTGGTTCTAACACTAGTGTATTGTTTAATGATGGTGGTAATATTGGTGGCGGTAATGCTTTCACATTCAATAAAACATCAAACGTATTAACAGTTACAGGCAATTTATCTACTGACAACGCTAATTTAGGTAATGCGGCATCTGCTAATTACTTTATTGGTAACTTCTACGGAACAGCTAATACAGCAACTACAGCCGGTACAGTAACAACTAATGCTCAACCAAATATTACTAGTGTTGGCACATTATCAAACTTAGATGTTAGTGGAACAGTTACCGCATCCGCATTTACTGCTAACACCGGACTATTTACAGGTAATGGCGGTGGATTATCAAATATCGCAGGTGCAAATGTTACTGGTACTGTTGCTAATGCAACCTTTGCAACAACTGCTGGATCTGCAACAACTGCAGATACAGTAACAACTAACGCTCAACCAAATATTACCAGTGTAGGTACACTATCATCATTAATTGTAAGTGGCAACGCTAACGTTGGTAATTTAACTACCGTCGCATTAAATGCAACCGGTAATGCTAACGTTGGTAACTTAGGTACAACAAACTTAATTGCAACCGGAACAGGTAGTTTTGGTGGCAATGTTACTCTAAACAGTTTCAACATTGTAAGTCTTGCTACTCCAGTTAATCCAGCTGATGCGGCAACTAAGCAATACGTTGATGATGTTGCTCAAGGATTACATACACACGATAGTTGTAATGCGGCAACACAAACTACATTAGCAAGTATCTCAGGCGGTACTGTTACATATAATAACGGTACAAGCGGTGTTGGTGCAACATTGACAACAACAGGAACATACACAACTATTGACGGCGTTACATTGTCGGTTGGTATGCGTGTTCTAGTTAAGAATGAGGTATCTACAGCAGATAACGGTATATATGATGTTACAAGCAGTACAGTATTAACACGTTCAGCAGACTTTAATACTCCGGCTGAAATGGCAGGAGGTGATTTCACATTCGTTACTGCAGGTACATTGTACGACAACACTGGTTGGGTAATGACAGATCCAGTCACTACAGTTGGAACAAGTCCGGTATATTGGGTACAGTTCTCAGGTGCTGGTGCGTATACTGCTGGTACTGGTTTAACGTTAAATGGAACACAATTTAGTATTAGTAACACTGCAGTAACTGCCGGTTCATATGGTGGAGGTGATGCAGTAGCAACATTTACAGTTAATGGTCAAGGTCAATTAACAGCCGCAAGTAATACAGCTATAACAGCCAATGCCGCTAATTTAACCGGTACTACATTAGCCGGTACTATTGTTAATTCATCATTAACTAGTGTTGGTACATTAGGTAATTTATCAGTTACTGGAAATCTAACTGCAGGGAATATAACGACAGGTGGTTCAGGTGGTAATATTTCCGGAGCAAACAATATTTCTGCTAACACCTTAACTGGTAATTTAACAACTAATGCACAACCCAATATTACTTCAGTTGGAACACTAACAAGCTTAAGTGTAACTGGTAATATATCTGGTGGTAATATAAGTACTGCTGGCTCAGCTAATGTAGGAACGTTAGCAGTTACTGGTACAAGTAATTTAGGACCAGTAGGTAATGTTACTATTACCGGCGGTACTAATGGATACTATTTACAAACAAATGGTTCAGGAACATTATCTTGGGCAGCTGTACCATCTGGTACAGGGATCAGCAATGGCAATAGTAATGTTGATATTCCAAGTAGTAATGGTAATATTAATCTTACTGCTACAGGTAATACCACATTGGTTATTACTGGAACTGGCGCAAATATTGCAGGCTATGCAAACATATCAGGTAACTTACACTCAGCCAATATAACATTAGCATCTGGTGGAAATATTTCTGGTGCTAATAACATTTCTGCTACAACTTTAACCGGCACATTAACAACTGCAAGTCAGCCAAATATTACTAGTGTTGGTACACTTGCTGGATTAACTGCTAATAGTACTATTGATTTTACATCTGCAAGTAATGTTGCATTAGGTCCAGTAGCTAATGTACATATCACAGGCGGTTCTAATGGACAATATCTACAAACAAATGGATCTGGAACATTATCTTGGGCCAATGTCGATACATCTTCGATAGCTAATGGTACAAGTAATGTAAGTATTCCAACTGCAAATGGCAATGTTAATACTGTATCGGGTGGAAATACTACATTAGTAGTTACCTCGACTGGTGCAAATATAGCAGGTACATTAAATGCTACCGGTAATGCAAATACAGGTAATTTGGGTACAGAATTCTTGTTTGCGTCAGGTAATATTACTACCACTACATTAACTTCTAACGTAACGACAGGTACTGCACCGTTTACTGTAACATCTACTACACAAGTTGCTAACTTAAACGTAGAAACTGCAGGTAAAGCAGGTACGGTAACAACAGCGGCACAGCCAAATATTACTAGTGTTGGTACATTGACAAGTTTAGCTGTAAGTGGTAATGTAACAGCTAATTATGTTGCGTACAACGGTGGTTTAACAAGTAATCGTAGTAATGTATCAGTAACTTCAAACACAGTTGTAGATCAGTTCTCCCCAAGCACATTTAGAACAGCAAAGTATATTATCAGTGCGTCAGGTGATGATGGATACCAATCTGTTGAAACATTATTGATACATGATGGTACTACAGCTTATATAACAATTTATGGTAGTATTTGTAGTAATGTTACTTCTGATATCATTGAACTATCAAGTAATATTAATGGAGTATCTGGAAATGTATCATTGTATGCATCTGGAACTAGTGCTAACTTAAAAGTAAATATGGTAAGTACTTACATTAACACTTAATGAAAATTATCCCCTTTAATCGGGGGATAAATATAGTATAATTCGTAAACAGGGAATATGGAACTGTGTCATTTAAATATTTTAACGTAAAGAACGGCCTCACGACCGGCAATATATCATTGCACTCGGCCAATGCAAACGTACAGGCAAATTACTTCCTTGGAAATATTAGTGTCACAAATTCAGCGAATTTAGGTGCAGTTGGTAATATAAAGATTACCGGTGGCTCTAACACATATGTACTGAGCACTGATGGATTGGGTAACTTATCTTGGACTGCACAGTCCGGAGGAGGCTCAACAAGCAATATCAGTAATGGTAATAGTAATGTAAATATTGCTACAGCAAACGGAAATATCACATTTAGTGCAGTTGGTAATGCCAATGTAATGACTATTACCGGTACTGGCGCAAATATATCCGGTACAGCAAACATAACAGGTAATGTATCCCTAAGTGGTGCAAATGTAACTTTAGGTGCTGTGGGCAATCTGCATATTGCGGGCGGTGCAAACGGATATATATTAAGCACTGACGGTTCTGGCAATTTAAGTTGGATATTAGCATCAACAGCCGGATCTAATATAGTACTTGACACCTTTGCCGGCAATGGTGTTCAAACAGTCTTTACTTTAACAAACGCACCAACATCAGAAAATTATACAATTATTAACGTTGACGGCGTAAGTCAATTACATTCAGCATATACTGTTTCTGGAGCAAATGTCACATTAAGTAGTGCACCGGCTAATGGCGCATCTATTGAGGTAATGACATTTAATTTAGGAAGCGGCGGTGGTGGAAGCGGCGGATACACTTATGTAGATGTTACCGCAAATACATCTGCAACAGCAAACACAAAATATATAGTTAACACAGATACTTCTAACATAACAATTACACTTCCAAGTAGTCCTTCATTGGGTACTGAAGTTGGTATCATTGATGGTACTGGTAATGCAAATGTACACGCAATTACAGTTGGAAGAAATGGTGGCAACATTCAAGGAACAGCATCAGATATGACAGTAACAACAAACCGTTCAGCATTTACATTAGTATATTATAATGCTGCCCAAGGTTGGATATTAACAAACGTTTAAGGTATAGAAAATGGCAGATTATTATCAGGTAAAAAATCAAAATATCTTTAACCCCCCGGCAAACACAAGTTTAGGTAATGCAACTAATCAGTTTGATGATGTATACATACAAAATGATTTAGTCTTAGGTAATACTACAGTTACCGGAGCAACAATTGTCACTCCAAAAGTATCTACTATTACTTATCCAGGTGATGACACCGCAGCCGATCCTGCAGGTGGACAAACTATTACACTAACAGGCAGTGGATTTCTTGCCGGTGCAAGTGTATTGATTAACGGCAGTGCAGTGGGTGTAGTATCAGTTGTAAGTTCTACAACTATTACATTTACAAGTCCTGCTAATGCTACAGGTAGTTATGTATTGTATGTGATAAACACTGATGGTGGAACAGCAATTGCTATCCCGGGTATACAATATAGTGGTACACCAAATTGGACAACTGCTGCCGGTAGTTTAGGAAATGTATACGAAACAGCAAGTTTTAATCAATCAGTTACTGCTACCGGTGACGTTCCAATAACATATAGTTTGTTTAGTGGTTCAATACCACCTGGAGCAACTTTTAACAGTAATGGAACAATTACTGGTACAAGTCAATTATTATCTAGCCCAACTACATATACATTTACTGTTAGAGCAACAGATGCTGAATTACAAGATACAAATCGTAGTTTTAGTTTAACTATTAATCCTGATGTAGTAACATGGGCTAGTCCAGCCAATGGAACAACTTATACTAGTACAACTAATAGTGCTATATCCAATGTAACACTAAGCGCAACTAGTGCTGTTGGCTCAGGGATTACATATACTGCTAATGCGTTACCAACTGGATTGAGTTTAACTGGTGCAAACATATCAGGAACACCAACGGTAGAAGCAAATAGTAGTTCGTTATTAACAGCTACTGCTAATACAACAAGTGAGTTATCATCTATAACTATCAATTGGGTTATAGGTGTATCGAATGATATATTCTTTGAGTACAATACATTATTGATACCGGGAGCAAGTACAACATTTGTAGATGATGCTAGTACAAATAATTTTGCGGTAACAATTAATGGTGATACAAAGCCAAATAATTTTAATCCGTATACGCCTGGATATTATAGTAATTACTTTGATGGCAGCGGGGATTATCTTTCTACATCGGCCGGCGCATCAGCATTTGATTTCTCATCAACAAAAACATTAACTTTTGAATGTTGGTTTTCTGCAAGTACTCTTTCTGGAAACCATACTTTATTAAGCATCAATGAGTGTCAGCCTTTCAGATTTATTGTTACTAGCTCTACTTTATTATGGCAAGCAACTGGATCTGGTACTACAATTCTTAGTACATCACAAACTTGGGCTATTGGAGCTTGGTATCACATTGCGTGTGTTAGAGACAATGACACTCTATATATGTTCGTCAATGGAGCTCAGGTCGCTACAGCTTCTTACTCAACTTCATGGGGTGCAACAAGCACAAGTTATCCAGTTGCTGTTGGTGCAAATCGCACAGACACTTTTTACTTTAATGGAAACATCAGCAATTTGCGATTGGTAAAAGGTACGGCTCTTTACACATCTAGTTTTACTCCAAGCACCACGCCATTGACAGCAGTATCTGGAACATCACTTCTTACTTGCCAATCTAATAGGTTTATTGACAACAGCACAAACAACCTTACATTGGCAGTTGCGGGTAATACATCAATTAGTTCTTTTGACCCCTTTGTACCAAATAGTAGTTATAGTACATATGGTAGTGGATACTTTGATGGTACTGGGGATTATTTGAATACTCCTAGTAGTGCCGCGTTAACTGCTAGTGGAAATTTTACAATAGAAGCATGGGTTTATGTTACCGCAAGTAGTTTATCAGCAGGTTTTGTTAGTACACAAGGCTCTTCTACTTCTGGAATGTTTATAGGAACATTTCAGGGAACATTGCAATTTAGATTAGGAACTGATGGCGCAGCCTTTGACATATATGATAGTGTCGCATTGACAACCAATGTTTGGATTCATGTGGCGGGTGTACGAAGTGGTAACACTCTTACTTTATATAAGAATGGTGTTAGTGTAGGATCTATAGGATCAGTTAATAACACCGCAGTTAATACTGTAGCAGTTATGGGTAGATATTATACTGATTATAATGGTTTTTACGCTAATGGATACATCTCTGATGCTAGATTAGTAGTAGGTACCGCAGTTTATACAGCTAACTTCACCCCGCCCACAGCACCATTAACAGCGATTAGTGGTACAAGTTTATTAACATTACAAAACAATCAATCAGTAAACAATAATGTATTCTTAGATAATAGTACAAACAATTTTCCTGTCACTTATGTCGGTAAAGCTACTCAAGGTACATTCTCACCATACGGTGGTAACTGGAGTAACTACTTTGATGGTACCGGTGATTACTTGACTACTCCAATTACAGCCAGTGGCCCACTAGATTTGGGTAGTGGAAGTTGGACTGTAGAAGCATGGGTAATGTATACCGGCTCTAGTCTAACAAGTGGGTATAGAAACTTTTTAACTTTCTGTAATAACTCCGGTTACCCATATCTTCAATTCGGAACAAAAACTGGTACAGGATATGTGTTTGCAGAAGAAGGGACACAATCGTCAGTGCCGTGGTCTGTTGCAGGAACAACATTACTAACATCAAACGTGTGGCATCATATTGCTACAGTTAGAAATGGTAATAACATTTATTTGTACTTAGATGGGGTGTTACAGGGCTCAGTTGCATATAGTGGAACCATACAAACTTTTGCAAAAGTACAAATTGGTTCACTAACATACAACGGATCTGTTATTCAAGATTGGACAGGGTACATTAGCAATGCTAGGATTGTTAAGGGTACCGCAGTATATACCTCAGCGTTCACTCCATCTACAACTCCACTAACACCGATAACAAACACCAGTTTATTAACCTGTGCTGACAGTCGTTTTATTGATGACAGTATAAACAACTACACTATTACAAAAGTTGGTGATACAAGTGTACAACGATTTAGTCCATTCAATCCATCATCATTGACCCCAACAAGTTATAGTGGTTATTTTGATGGTACGGGAGATGTGTTAAATATTACAGGTGCGGCTGGACCAGAAGGTACACAAGATTTTACTTGGGAAAGTTGGTGGTATTTTACTAATTTAGGAGGTCAATATCCTAGAATATTTGAAGCTAATACGGCAAGTGGCTTTCAAATTTATTCAGACAGTGGTACTTTTGGTGTTGCTAGTAACGGCGGAGCAATAATCGTATCATATAATATATCAGCTTTAACAAATCAATGGTTACACTTGTGTGTTACTCGTAGTGGATCTGCAATGAGATTGTTTGTTAATGGTGTACTTCGAGCATATTCTGCTTTAGGTGGTACAAATTTTGCATCAAGTACAGCCTGGCGTGTATTTAGTGAAGGCGGCGGCCCTATAGGTTATCTGTCTAATATGCGTGTTGTTAGAGGATCTGTAGTTGCAGGTTATGTTACTGCTAGTACTACAACAGGTACAACTATCTTTACACCCCCCACAAGTCCATTGACGGCAATATCTGGTACAAGTTTATTGACATGTCAATCACCAACATTTATAGATAACAGTACAAATAATTTCCCTATTACTACAGCTGGTAATAGTCAGCCAACAATACAAAACCCATTCGGTTTTACTAGTGCAACTACACAGGGTTATACAGTAAGTACAATTGGTGGTTCTACTAATTCAGATAATACTGGCATAATTTATAGTAACATAGCATCACCTATAGCTGGAACAACAACCAATTGGACAATGGAAGCTTGGGTATACTTTAATTCTTTTGGTTCTAGTAACTGGATTTTTGGATTAGGTAATAACACAGGTGGTAACACGCCCTATGTTGAATTGCGAGTTTCGAGTAACACCACTGTGCGATTCGCCGAATCATCTACTGTAACTACAATATGGGCAATTGAAACAGCATACACTTTTACTGCGAGTCAATGGTATCATTTTGCCGCAACACGTAGTGGAAATACTATTAGGCTTTTCATTAATGGTGTTCAAATTGGTTCAACTACATATGGTTCTGCAATTCAATCTGGATTAAAACCATTTACACAGGGAATATTGTTTGGTGGGGGAGGTGCTCGTTCAGATGGTGTAAATGGATACATAACTGATACTCGTATGATTGCTGGTACTGCCTTATATACAAGCAACTTTGTACCACCATCACAACCATTAACAGCAATACAAAATACAAGTTGGTTAATTAATGGAACAAGTGCTGGTGTCTACGATGCCGCAATGATGACTACAATGGAAACCATAGATGGTGCAAAATTAAGTACCGCAGTAAGTAAATTTGGCGGAAGTAGTATGAGTTTTGATGGCACTAATGACCAGATTCAGACACCTATTATACAGCCATTTGGTACCGGGAATCTTACTATTGAATTTTGGATATACCCGTTAGATACTGCTAGTAGGTATATATTTTCTTTTGGTGAGGGCTGGTCACCGGCTGATGGGGTATCATTGATTCAATATAATGGTAATTATGCATTTACTTGCGGTTCGGCCGGCGGTGCCAATGCAGGACAAGCAGTAGAAATAAACGGATGGCATCACATTGCAATAGTACGCAATGGAACTGCAGTAAACTTTTATTATGACGGGATTTCAAAATCTTCAGGCACGGATTCAACTAATTTGACAGCTTCAAAACTTGATATTGGATATGCTTTTACGGGAGGCTCTTGGGGACCTTTCTATGGTTATATGGATGATTTCAGAATAACAAAAGGTTATGCACGATATACTGCAAACTTTACCCCACCAACAACTGCATTCCCGATCTATTAATAACAACTAAATACATAATAAGGATAAGATATAATGGCATTGACAGTAATTAAACCATCAGGAATAGATACATCTGGTAACTACACAGTTAACGGTATGAACGTTTCTGCCAATCTGTCTGTTGCCAACCTTACTATAACAACTTCAAGTAATTTAGGTGCTGTTGGTAATATCTATATTGGTGGCGGTGCTAATGGTCAATATCTGCAAACAGATGGATCCGGTGTATTAACTTGGTCTACTGTAACTACCGGTTCTACTAGTAGTATTAGCAACGGCAACAGCAATGTAAACATTCCAAGTAGTAATGGTAATATTAATCTTACTGCTACAGGTAACACTATAATGGTGATTACAGGTACCGGTGCAAATATATCCGGTACAGCAAACATATCCGGTAACTTAACTGCAGGTAATGCTAATCTAGGTAATCTAGTTACTGCTAATTACTTTACAGGTACACTAACAACTAACGCACAGCCAAATATTACTAGTGTTGGTACATTAACTTCATTGACAGTAACTGGTAACGTTACTGGGGGTAACTTAACAACTAGTGGGAACGTTAACGCACCTATTATTGTAAACGGTGGCACAGGCGTCTATATGTCTGCTGGTCCTGCAGGATACATTAATTTCTTCACTACTGGTGGTGACAAAGCCTCTATCAGTGATACTGGTAACATCGTTGCTAGTAACGTCATTGCAAATAGCACAGTTTTTGCAACAACAGCTAATATTTCCGGTAACGTAAATGCAGGTAATGCTAATCTAGGCAATTTAGTTACTGCAAATTTCTTTAGTGGTAATGGTAGTTTATTAACAGGTATTACAGTAAGTGCTGGTAATTCAATTGTAAATGGAAATAGCAACGTACTTGTATCTGCTAACGGAAATGTAACTACTAGTGTTGCAGGTAATGCAAATATTTTAGTTGTAACTGGTACAGGGGTTAACGTAGCCGGTACATTAAATGTAATTGGTAACACTACGGTAGCTAATTTATCAACTACGGGTAGTGGTGGTAACATCAGCAATGTAAATGTTGTTTCAGCTAATACATTTACTGCTAGCGGTAATATAACCGCCGGTACACTAAATGTTACCGGTAACGCTAATGCAGGTAACATTGGTGCAACTACTGGAGTATTTACTGCGGTAACGGGTTCGTTAACAACTGCGGCACAACCAAATATAACTAGTGTTGGTACACTAACAGGTATAACAGTATCAGGATCAGGTTCATTTGGTGCTAATGTTAATTTAAACAGCTTTAATATTACAAATTTAGCAACACCTGTTGCAAGCACAGATGCCGCAACAAAACAATATGTTGATGATGTTGCTCAAGGACTAAACGTACACGATGCAGCCGCCGCCGCAACACCAGATACATTAGCTAACGTTACTACTGGTACAATAACATACAATAACGGCTCTAGTGGGGTAGGTGCAAATCTAACTACTACTGGGACATTCAACTTAATTGATGGTGTAAATGTACAAACATCAGGTACTCGCATCTTAGTTAAAAATGAAGCAAATGCAGTATTAAATGGTATCTATACTTGGAGTAACGCTACTGTTATTACACGTGCAACAGACTATAACAGTGTACCAGAAGTAGAAGCAGGTGATTTTATATTCGTAACCAGTGGTACATTGTATGACAACACCGGATGGGTACAAACAAGTACAGTAACTGCCATTGGTACTCCTGGTAATAACATTGAGTTCACTCAATTTAGTGGAGCTGGTACATACCAAGCAGGTACAGGATTAACATTAACTGGTAGTACTTTTAGCGTTAACGCAAGTCAAACACAAGTTACAAGTGTTGGTACATTAACTGGTTTAGCGGTGAATGGAGACATAACAGCTGCCAATATAACTGCTAATACAGGGGTATTCACGGGTAACGGATCTGGATTAAGTTCAATTGCAGGTGCTAATGTTACAGGACAAGTGGGCAATGCATTAATCTCAGGTACAGTATATACGGCGGCACAACCCAATATAACAAGTGTTGGAACACTAACTAGTTTAGCAGTTACTGGTAATATAAGTTCAGGTAATGCTAACTTAGGAAACTTAGTTACAGCTAATTTCTTTACTGGTAATGGTAGTCTATTAACTGGTATTACAGTAAGCGCAGGTAATACAATTACAAACGGAAATAGTAATGTATTAGTAGCCGCAAACGGTAATGTAACAACTAGTGTAGCCGGTAATGCAAACATTGTGATTGTAACTGGTACAGGTGTTAATGTCGCAGGCACATTAAACGTTACAGGAAATGCTACTGTTGGTAATATCGTTACATCTGGTAGCGGTGGTAATATATCTAACGTCAATGTTATTAGTGCAAACACATTCATTGCTAGTGGTAATATCACCGCCGGCAATATTAATACTACTGGCTCAGGTGGTAATATTGGCAATGCTAATGTTATCTCAGCTAATACATTTATTGCTAGTGGTAATATCACTGCGGGTAACGCTAATTTGGGTAATGCGGTAACTGCTAATTACTTCATTGGTAATCTCTATGGAACAGCTAACTTAGCTACATATGCTACAACAGCTAATGCGGTAGCAGGTGCTAATGTATCTGGTCAAGTAGCCAATGCATTAGTAGCAGGTACTGTCTATACGGCAGCGCAACCTAATATTACATCAGTCGGTACATTAACTAGTGTAACTGTATCTGGTACATCTAACTTAGGTCCTGTAGGTAATGTAACAATTACTGGTGGAACAAATGGTCAATATCTACAAACAAATGGCTCAGGTGTATTAAGTTGGGCAAATGTAGCAAGTGGATCGTCAAGTAACATCAGTAACGGAAATAGTAATGTAAATATACCATCTGCAAACGGCAATATTAATATCAGTGCTGTAGGCAATGCTAATATTCTAGTAGTTACTGGAACCGGAGCTAACATATCTGGTACATTAAATGTCACTGGAAATGCTACAGTTGGTAATATTGTTACATCTGGATCAGGTGGTAATGTCAGCAATGTTAATGTCATTTCAGCCAATACCTTTATTGCTAGTGGCAATATCACCGCCGGTAATATTAATACTACTGGTAGTGGTGGTAACATTGGTAATGCTAATGTTATTAGTGCAAACACATTTATTGCTAGTGGTAATATTACTGCCGGTAACGCTAACTTAGGCAACAGTGTTACTGCTAACTTTTTTATAGGTAGTGGAGCTAACTTAACAAGTTTACCAGCTGGCAACGTTTCTGGTCAAGTAGCTAACGCATTAGTGTCAGGTACAGTTTATACTGCGGCTCAACCAAATATAACAAGTGTTGGTACACTAACAGGTATAACAAGTACAGGTACTGCTAACTTAATAGGTGCCAGTAATGTATCTTTGGGCCCGGTTGGTAATGTAAAAATCACAGGTGGTTCTAATGGTCAATATCTACAAACAGATGGCTCTGGTACATTAACTTGGTCTACTGTTAGTTCAGGTGCCGCAAGTAACATAAGTAATGGAAATAGTAATGTAAATATACCATCTGCAAACGGCAATATCAATTTTACTGCTGTTGGTAATACAAATATGGTAATTACCGGTACAGGTGTTAATGTTGCCGGTACATTGAATGTAACCGGAAATGCAACTGTTGGTAATTTAATTACAGCTGGTTCTGGTGGTAACGTCAGTAACGTCAATGTTATCAGCGCAAACACATTCATCGCTAGTGGCAATATTACAGCCGGCAATATTAATACTACTGGCTCAGGTGGTAATATTGGTAATGCTAATGTTATCTCGGCAAATACTTTTATTGCTAGTGGTAATATTACAGCTAGCAATGCTAATCTTGGCAATGCAGTAACCGCTAACTACTTCATTGGTAATTTCTACGGAACAGCTAACTTAGCTACATATGCAACAACTGCAAATGCAGTAGCAGGTGGTAATGTTTCTGGACAGGTAGCTAACGCATTAGTAGCCGGCACAGTATATACAAATGCTCAACCAAACATTACGTCAGTTGGTACATTAACAAGTTTAGCTGTTACGGGTAATATCACATCCGGTAATGCTAATTTAGGTAATTTGGTTACAGCTAATTTCTTTAGTGGTAACGGCAGTTTACTAACTGGTATTACAGTAAGCGCAGGTAATACAATTGTAAGTGGAAATAGCAATGTAGTAGTACTAGCAAATGGTAATGTAATAACTAGTGTAGCGGGTAATGCAAATATATTAGTAATCACAGGTACTGGTGCAAACATTACAGGTACTGCAAATGTAACCGGTAATCTAACTGCGGGTAATATCATTGCTGGATCTGGTAGTGGTGGAAATATTACAGGTGGTAATGTCATATCGGCTAATACATTTACTGCGTCCGGTAACATAACAGCCGCTAATGCAAATTTAGGCAATAGTGTAACTGCTAATTACTTCATTGGTAACTTCTATGGTACAGCTAATTCAGCTACAACTGCAGGCACAGTAACAACTGCGGCACAACCAAATATTACATCAGTTGGAACATTAACTGGACTAACAAGTAATGGAATAGTAAACTTTGCTAATACAAGTAATACAACACTTGGTGCAGTAGGTAATGTACGTATCACTGGCGGTAGTAATGCATATGTATTAAGTACTGACGGTTCAGGTAATCTCTCTTGGGTAGCACAGTCAGGTGGTGGTGGAAGTAGTATTAGTAATGGAAATAGTAATGTAAATATTCCAACTAGTAATGGTAATATTAATTTTACTGCGGTTGGTAATACCACAATGGTCATTACTGGAACAGGTGTTAATGTAGCAGGTACATTAAATACTACTGGTAATCTAACTGCGGGTAATATCACTGCTGGCGCAGGCACAGGTGGTAATATTACAGGTGGTAATGTTATATCAGCTAATACATTTACTGCAAGTGGTACTATCACTGCAGGTAATGCTAACTTAGGTAATGCAGTAACAGCTAATTTCTTTATTGGTAACTTATATGGAACAGCCAACTTAGCTACATATGCTACAACTGCTAACAGTGTAGCAGGCGGCAATGTCTCGGGTCAAGTAGCTAATGCACTAGTGTCAGGTACTGTTTATACTGCGGCTCAACCTAACATTACAAGTGTTGGTACACTTACTGGTATAACAAGTACAGGTACTGCTAACTTAATAGGTGCTAGCAATGTTTCATTGGGCCCAGTTAGCAATGTAAAAATTACAGGTGGTTCTAATGGTCAATATCTACAAACAGATGGATCAGGTACATTAACTTGGTCTAATGTAGCAGGTGGTTCGTCAAATAGTATAAGTAACGGCAACAGCAACATAAGTATTGCAACCGCTAATGGCAACATTACAATGAGTGCTGTAGGTAATGCTAATATTGTAACTGTTACCGGTACCGGAGTAAATGTAGCAGGTACATTAAACGTTACTGGACAAACTAATTTAGGAGCAGTAGGTAACGTTAAGATTACTGGTGGCTCAAACACATATGTATTAAGTACTGACGGTTCAGGAAACTTAAGTTGGACAGCACCGCCGGCCGGAGCAAACGTAACAGTAGATAACTTTACTGGTAATGGTGTACAAACAATATTTACTTTAAGTACGACACCAACAAGCATAAATCAAACTAGTGTTAACTATAACGGTGCAACAGTATTACGAACAGATTACACATTAGCTAACGCTAATATAACATTCAGTAGTGCTCCTGCAAATGGTAGTTATATAGAAGTAACAACAATCAATCTAACTGCAGGTGGAGGTGGTGGAGCATCAGCAGCGGCCGCAGTAGGCTATTCATTAATATTCGGAGGATAACATGGCAGCACCAAACATAATCAGTGCAACAACAATCAATGGTAAAACAACGGGTGCAAACCTAACAAGTACGAGTGCAACCACAGTATTAAACAATGCTAGTGGTAGTGGTAAATGCTTAAAAGTAAATGTATTAAACGTAGCAAACTATGGTAGCTCAACCGCAAACGTAACAATAGGTTATTATAATGCTGCCAACGTTGGTGGAACACTATTTCAATTAGTTGGTAATGTAAATGTTCCTGGTAATAGTACATTAAACGTAATTGACAAAACAAGTCAATATTACTTAGAAGAAAACAGTAGTTTAGGAGCCACAGCTGGTACAGCTAATACATTATGTGTTACTTGCAGTTATGAGGATATAAGCTAAAATGGTTAAAAGATATTATGGTGGTGTAATATCTGCTACCCAAGTTGTTACTAATGCTATCTCAGCATCTGGATTTTTTAATACAAGTCAACAGATGCAAGCTACGCAATCTGGTAATTGGCCTACTTCTAAAACCTCGGCGGTAGAATATCTAGTAGTTGCAGGTGGCGGCGCCGGCGGCTACGGCTACTATGGCGGTGGCGGTGGCGCAGGTGGTTATAGAACAGCTACCGGTCTTTCAGTTACTTCTGGTTCGCCTATTACTGTAACAGTGGGTGCAGGTGGAACATCATCTGGAAGTATTTCGGTTAATTCCGGCAATGGTTCTAATTCTGTTTTCGGGACAATAACTTCAGTCGGTGGAGGCGGGGGAGCATCCAGAAGTGCTAGTAGTAATGGTAATAACGGCGGAAGTGGTGGCGGATCTTCTTATGCAGGTTATTCAGGTGGTACAGGTACAGCAGGACAAGGTAATAATGGTGGTGGTAGCGGTGGTACTACTTATGGATCATCCGGTGGCGGCGCCGGAGCCGCCGGCACTACAGCGGGTTCACAAGTTGCATCCCCTGGCGCCGTAGGTTTAGCATCAAGTATTTCAGGAACATCAACATACTATGCAGGTGGTGGCGGCGGTGGTAAAGACGGGGTCGTATCCTCAGGCGGAAATGGTGGCGGTGGCGCCGGCGGCACTTATCAAGGAGCATCAGCCGTTGCAGGTACACCAAATACCGGCGGCGGTGGTGGCGGAGGTGGTAGTACAGTAGATGGGGGCGGAGGTGGCTCCGGTATTGTAATTATTCGTTATGCAGATACATTTGACCCCGCCGTAAGTACAACCGGTAGCCCAACAATAACTGTATCAGGTGGATATAGAGTGTATAAATGGACTAGTAGTGGGTCGATAACGTTTTAAGGTATAAAATGGCAATAACTTTTTCAGGCGTAACAATAACAGGTGGATGGAATATACTTGGTAGTGATGGCCCGTCAATTACACCTACTGTTGAATATCTAGTAGTTGCTGGCGGCGGCGGCGGCGGTAAGGGAGGCGGTGGCGGAGGTGGCGGAGGTGCCGGTGGTTATAGAACTGCTGTTGATTTTGCTGTTTCTTCAGGTTCCGCAATAACTGTAACAGTGGGTGCAGGTGGCGCAGGTTCTACATCTACATATTCTGCTGGTGGAAACAACGGAAACCCTTCTGTGTTTTCATCTATTACCTCAGCAGGTGGAGGTTATGGTTCTTCTGCAAATAGTAGCACTGAATACGGAAGTCCTGGTGGTAATGGTGGTTCTGGTGGCGGTGGCGCACAAAGAAATTCAGGCGCAACAGGTGGTTTAGGTAACACACCTTCAACAAGCCCTAGTCAAGGTAATAACGGCGGTAATGGTTGGTTAGCTAATGGTGCAGACGCCGGAGGAGGTGGTGGCGGTGCAGGTGCTGTAGGTACAGCCGCACCTACTAGTGTTAATGGTGGAGCCGGTGGTATTGGTTTAGCTAGTTCAATTAGTGGTACAAGTACTTACTATGCAGGTGGTGGTGGAGGTAGCGGAAACAATATTGGTGCAGCAGGTGGAACCGGTGGAGGTGGAACCGGTGGAGGAGAGAACGGTGGCACTACAGCCGGCACTGCAAATACCGGTGGTGGCGGTGGAGGTAATGGTAGATCATCGGCTAACGGATCAGCTGGTGGTTCCGGCATCGTAATCATTCGCTATGCAGACACATTTGCAGCCGCAACAACAACAACTGGTAGCCCAACAATAACAACTGCAGGTGGATATAGAGTATATCAATGGACCAGTTCAGGTTCAATAACATTTTAATTAAAGGAAAATAAACAATGAGTCATTTTGCACAAATAGATGAAAATAACATCGTAACACAGGTAATCGTAATAGAACAAGATGTAGTAGATACTGGTCTATTCGGTGATCCAAATAGCTGGATTCAAACAAGCTATAACACATCGGGTGGTGTACACTTATTAGGTGGTACACCATTACGTAAAAATTATGCAGGTATAGGCTATACATATGATAGTACTAGAGATGCATTTATACCACCTAAACCCTTTAACAGTTGGGTATTAAATGAAACTAGTTGTTTGTATGAAGCGCCTACACCAATGCCAACTGATGATAAAATCTATAGTTGGGATGAAGATACTACTGCTTGGATTGAAATAACAGCATAAACTTTATAGATTAAATTGGATTAAATACATAGATAGATTATATTAAGAGATTTACTACATGGCAATTACAAAGTTACAACCGTTTAATTTAGATGCAACCGCTAACTACACCTTTGCCAATATTTTCACAGATAATGCTAATTTGGGTAACGCGGCAACTGCAAATTTCTTTATTGGTTCAGGTAATAATTTAAGTAATATTCAGGGTAGTAACGTATCTGGCCAAGTAGCTAATGCTCTAATTTCAGGTACTGTATATACAAATGCACAACCAAATATTACAAGTGTAGGTACTCTAACTGGTTTGACTTCAACTGGTACTGCTGATTTAACCGGGGCAAGTAATGTAGCATTAGGCCCAGTTGCAAATGTACATATTACAGGTGGATCTAATGGTCAATATCTACAAACCGATGGTGCAGGTATATTAAGTTGGTCTACCGTAAGTTCAGGTTCTACAAGTAATATTAGCAATGGCAATAGTAATGTAAGTATTGCTACTGCAAATGGCAATATTACAATGAGTGCTGTGGGTAATTCTAATATTGTAGTCGTAACTGGTACAGGTGTTAACGTAGCCGGCACATTAAATGTAAGTGGTAATACCACTGTAGCTAATTTATCAACTACAGGTAGTGGTGGTAACATCAGTAATGTAAATGTTGTTTCCGCTAATACATTTACTGCTAGTGGTAATATTACAGCTAGCAATGCTAATCTTGGCAATGCAGTAACCGCTAACTACTTCATTGGTAATTTCTACGGAACAGCTAATCTAGCAACATATGCAACTACTGCAAATGCAGTCGCTGGTGCTAATGTTTCTGGTCAAGTAGGTAATGCATTAATATCCGGGACAGTATATACAAATGCACAGCCAAATATTACATCAGTCGGCACATTAAGTAGTTTAACAGTAACAGGTAATGCTACAGTTGGCAATATTGTTACATCTGGTTCAGGCGGTAATATTGGCAATGCTAATGTTATCTCAGCTAATACATTTATTGCTAGTGGTAATATCACTGCGGGTAATGCTAACTTGGGTAATAATGTATCAGCTAACTTTTTTACCGGTAATGGTGTATATTTAACAGGAATAACAACTGCTGGATTATCAAACGGCAATAGTAATATAAATATACCAAGCTCTAATGGTAATATTAATTTTACTGCTGTTGGTAATACAAATATGGTAATTACCGGTACCGGTGTTAATGTTGCCGGTACATTAAATGTTACTGGTAACGCTAATCTAGGTAATTTAGGTGTAACCGGTGTTACTGCAACAACATTAAGTGGTTCGTTAACGACAGCCTCACAGCCAAATATAACAAGTACCGGTACTTTAACTAGTATAACAGTATCAGGATCAGGTTCATTTGGCGCAAACGTCAATATGAACAGCTTCAATATTACAAATCTTGCGACACCGGTTGCAAGTACTGATGCCGCAACAAAACAATATGTTGATGACGTTGCCCAAGGACTAAACGTACACGATTCAGTAGCAGCCGCAACACCAGATACATTAGCAACTATTACTGGTGGAACGATAACATACAATAACGGCTCTAGTGGTGTAGGTGCAACTTTAACTACCACTGGTATTTTCAACTTAATAGATGGAGTAAATGTACAAACTAGTGGTACTCGTATTTTAGTAAAAAATGAAGCTAATGCAGTTTTTAATGGTATCTATACTTGGAGTAATGTTACTGCTATTACACGTGCCGCTGATTACAACAGTGTACCGGAAGTAGAAGCCGGTGATTTTGTATTCTGTATAGGTGGTACACTATATGACAATACCGGTTGGGTACAAACAAGCACAATTAGTGCAATTGGTACTCCTGGCAATAATATTGAATTCACTCAGTTTTCCGGTGCTGGTACATATCAAGCAGGTACTGGTCTAACATTAACCGGTACTACATTTAGTGTCAATGCTAGTCAAACACAAATCACAAGTTTAGGAACATTAACAGGTTTATCAGTAAATGGTAATATAACTGCCGCAAACGTCACTGCTAATACCGGTGTATTTACTGGTAATGGATCTGGATTAAATGCCATAGCCGGAGCTAATGTAACCGGAGCAGTATCTTATGCTACAACAGCAAATAGTGTAGCTGCCGCAAATATAACAGGAACAATAACAGCAACTACCGCCGGCACAGTAACAACTAATGCACAACCAAATATTACTAGTACTGGTACGTTAACAAGTTTATCAGTTACGGGTAATATTACATCTGGCAATGCTAATTTAGGCAACACAGTCACAGCTAATTTCTTTACAGGTAATGGTATCTATTTAACTGGAATTACATCTTCTGGTGTAGCAAATGGTAATAGTAATATTAGTATACCAAGTGCTAATGGTAATATAAACTTTAGTGCAATCGGTAATGCAAACATATTAGTTGTAACTGGCACAGGCGTTAATGTAGCCGGTACATTAAATGTAACAGGTAATACAACAGTCGGGAACTTAATCACAAGTGGTTCGGGTGGTAATGTATCTAATGTTAATGTCATCTCAGCAAACACATTCATTGCGTCCGGCAACATAACTGCAGGTAACGCCAATTTAGGAAATGCTGTTACAGCTAATTTCTTTATTGGATCAGGAAATAATTTAAGTAATATTCAGGGTGCAAATGTCTCTGGGCAAGTAGCTAATGCATTAATCTCAGGTACTGTATATACAAATGCACAACCAAATATTACTAGTACTGGTACGTTAACAAGTTTAGCAGTAACTGGTAACATAACAGCCGGTAATGCTAACTTAGGTAACTTAGCAACAGCTAATTTCTTTAGTGGTAACGGTAGTTTATTAACAGGTATTATTGTAAGTGCAGGTAATACAATTGTAAATGGGAATAGTAATGTAACGGTAACTGCAAACGGAAACGTCAACACAAGCGTAGCCGGTAATGCCAATATATTAGTTGTAACTGGCACAGGTGCAAATATTGCCGGTACATTAAATGTAAGTGGTAATACTACAGTAGCTAATTTATCAACTACGGGTAGTGGTGGTAACATCAGCAATGTAAATGTTGTTTCAGCTAATACATTTACTGCTAGCGGTAATATTACATCTGGTAATGCTAACTTAGGTAATGCAGTAACAGCTAATTTCTTTGTAGGTACTCTCTACGGAACAGCTAATTTAGCAACATTTGCATCAACTGCAAACAGTGTAGCCGGCGGTAATGTCTCTGGTCAAGTAGCTAATGCATTAGTAGCAGGCACAGTATATACAAATGCACAGCCAAATATTACTAGTACTGGTACATTAACAAGTTTAGCAGTTACTGGTAATATTACATCTGGTAATGCTAACTTAGGTAATGCAGTAACAGCTAATTTCTTTATTGGTACTCTCTACGGAACAGCTAATTTAGCAACATTTGCATCAACTGCTAATAGCGTAGCAGGTGCAAATGTCTCTGGTCAAGTAGCTAATGCATTAATCTCAGGTACTGTATATACAAATGCACAACCAAATATTACATCAGTTGGCAGTTTAACTGGCTTAACAATAAGCAATGCAACCGGTATAGTTGATTTTACAACTACAGCTAACGTCACGTTAGGCGCAGTAGGTAACCTACACATATCAGGTGGTACAAATGCATATGTATTAAGTACAGATGGTTCAGGTAATCTTTCTTGGGTAGCACAAACAGGGGGCGGTGGCGGCGGAAGTAGTATTAGTAATGGAAACAGTAACGTAAATATCCCAACAGCAAACGGCAATATCAATTTTACTGCAGTTGGTAATACAAATATGGTAATTACCGGTACCGGTGTTAATGTTGCCGGTACATTGAATACTACTGGTAATGTAGCACTTAGTGGTGCTAATGTAAGTTTAGGAAATGTAAGTAATTTACACATAACCGGTGGTTCAAATACATATGTATTAAGCACCGATGGCGCCGGCAATCTAAATTGGGTAATAGGATCAAGTACAAGTATCGGTGTAGATAACTTTACTGGTAATGGGGTACAAACAAGTTTTACCCTATCAACTACACCGGCAAACATAAATTGCACACTTGTAAGTCTTGCTGGTTTGTTCCAGCCAAGAACAGTATATTCATTAACAGGTAACATAATCACGTTTAGTTCTGCACCGGCAAATACAGCACCTATTGAAGTAACAACATTTACTTCTAGTAACGGTGGCGGTGGTGGTGGAATAACAGCGCAAGATTTATTAAGTCCATTCTTGTTAATGGGAGCATAAGGAAATAACATGGCAATCACATATAAAGTTTTAGGGCAAAGTAACCCGGCAGCAAATACAAACACAGATTTGTACACAGTACCAGCAACTACTTCAGCAGTATGTAGTACAATCGTAATTTGTAATCAGGCAGCGAGTGCCGCAACATTTCGTATTGCTGTAAGACCGGCCGGAGCATCAATTGGAGCTTCACAATATATTTCATACGATAGTAACTTAAATGCTAATGATAGTATTACAATGACTATTGGTATTACATTGGCTACAACAGATGTAATAACAGTAAGAGCTAATACAACAACTGTAAGTTTTAGTTTATTTGGGTCTGAATTAACATGAGTATAACCTCAGTTATCAATGACACCGTAACCAGTGTAAGTTTTGTTAACGCACAAAAACCTTTACCGCCAACTATCTCTGGATATAGTGTTGGTGGGTTAGATGACACAGCATTAGATCCAGCCGGCGGACAAACAGTACAGATTAATGGTACTGGCTTTTTAGCTGGTGCAACTATTACATTTGATGGTAGTGCAGTAGCAGTAGTAACATTTAGTAGTGCTAATCGTTTAACTTTTACAAGTCCTGCAAAAAGTGCAGGCACATATACAATCTATGTTGTAAACCCAGACGGTGGTACAGCAATATATATTCCCGGTATTATCTATAGTGTATTACCAACATGGACAACAAGTGCTGGTACATTAGGCAGTTATTATGAAACAACAAGTATATCAAATACTGTTATAGCTTCAGGTGATGCACCAATCACGTATTCATTATATTCTGGATCATTACCGACTGGTTCTACATTATATGCTAACGGTGTCATAACTGGCACAGCTCCTGTTGATAGCAGTAGTACAACATATTCATTTACGATACAAGCAACTGATGCACAATTACAAGATAGTACAAGAAGTTTTAGTTTAACAATCAATGTTGATGCTGTTACTTGGGTTAGTCCAGCAAATAATACAACATATACAAGTGCTGTAGATAGTGCTATAGCCAATGTAACATTAAGTGCTACTGATGCCGCTGGTTATAATGTTACATATAGTGCAAATGCATTGCCGACTGGATTGAGTTTAACTGGTTCTAATATAGCAGGTACACCAACTGTTATTGCCGATAGTAGTACATTGTTAACAGCTACGGCTGCAACAACAAATCGTAGTGCCGTAAGAACTATCAATTGGAGTATTACAGTAGCGAATGATCCTTACTTTGAGTACAACACATTATTGATACCGGGTGCAAGTACAACATTTGTAGATGATGCTAGTACAAATAACTTTGCGGTGACTATTAATGGTGACACTAAGCCAAATAGTTTTAATCCATATACACCGGGTTATTATTCCAACTACTTTGATGGTAGTGGAGACAGAATTGTTTTATCAGGTTCAAACTTTAGTCTTACTGGTGATTTCACATTAGAAGCATGGGTTTATATTGGAAGCCTAGCAACAACAAGACCAATTGTATGCATGGGAGATGATAGATTCAGTCCGGGCGGGCTCTTTGCAATAAACACTTCAGGAAAATTATATTTATTTGCAAGTAATACTGCAATTTTTACTGGAACAGGAACAAGCGTTGTTGCTAACTCATGGACTCATGTTGCATTTGTGCGCTCGGGTAGTACTATAACCGGTTATGTAAATGGTGTAGTTCAAGGTACATCTACTAGTGCAATAAGCATTGGTGGTACTGCTTCTTACATCGGTTATGAACTATATAACAGCGGCACAGGTGTAGAATATTTAGGCAACATTTCTAATTTGCGTATTGTAAATGGTACTGCTGTTTACACATCAGCGTTCACACCATCAACCACACCATTGACTGCGATCAGTGGGACAATATTATTGACTTGTCAATCAAATACCTTTGTTGACAATAGTTCTTCACCAAAAACTTTGACAGTTGTAGGCAATACATTAATAAGTTCATTTGATCCCTTTGTACCAAACAGTAGCTATAGTACATATGGTAGTGGATACTTTGATGGTAATGATTATCTAGATGTACCAATAAATTCAGCACAATTTGGTACAGGTGCTTTTACTATTGACTTTTGGGTATATCCAACAACATTGGCCAATACGCCAGCGATTATTGATTTCAGATCAAGTGTTACTGCAATATTTGGGCAGATATATATTGCCGCCAACGGCACAGTTCATTTTTATTTACCGGTTGATATTGCTACAACAAATACAGTTACTGTTAATACCTGGAATCATGTTGCTATCAGTCGTACCGCAGGAACATTAAAAATGTTTATTAATGGTGTTTCTGGGTACTCGTCGGCAAGTACAGGAACATACAATGCTTCAGCAGTTTATATAGGCGTTAGTTCCAGTGGGTCAGGCGGTATTGTTGGATATCTATCAGATATGAGGTTTGTAATAGGCACAGGTGTTTATACTACAGATTTCACTCCACCCTCTGCTCCATTAACAGCAATAGCAAATACAAGTTTATTAGTATTACAAAACAATCAATCAGTAAATAATAGTGTTTTCTTAGATAACAGTACAAATAACTTTTTAGTAACAAGAGCGGGTAATACTACTCAAGGTACATTTAGTCCTTATGGTGGTAACTGGAGTAACTACTTTGATGGTGCTAGTGATTATATAAGAAAAGCAGGAGCAGGGGTTTTAACTGCTAGCGGTGATGTTACCATTGAATGTTGGATATATCCTTTATCTAGCACAGTAATTGGGTTATTTGATGGCGGGCCCAATGAAGGGGACATTATGAGAAACTGGCCTGCTAATAGAATTGGCAAAGTGGCTGGCAGTGATAATCCCACATTTACAGTTACAGCAAATCAATGGCAACATTTTGCTTGCACATTCAGTAGCGGCAATATCAAAGTTTTTATTAACGGAACTTTAAATGCTTCCGGGACATATGCCGGTGGATATTCTGCTGGTTCAAATTTTGACATAGGCACAATCAATGCCGGCGGTGATGGCTCATTTAATGGTTATATCAGTAACTTTAGAGTTACCAAATCAATACTATATACAACTACATTTACACCCAGCACAACACCACTAACACCTATCACAAATACAAGTTTATTAACCTGCCAAAGTAATCGTATAATAGATACTAGTATAAACAACTTTACTATCACAAAGAACGGTGATGTTTCGGTACAGCGTTTCTCACCATTCAATCCATCATCATTGACCCCAACAAGTTATAGTGGTTATTTTGATGGTAGTGGGGATTATTTAACTGCTCCTGCAAACGCGGCATATCAATTTGGTACTGGTGATTTTACAATTGAATATTGGATTTATCAAACAGTATCCGGAAGTTATAGAACAGTTTTGGATACTAGAACATCAGGAACAGCAAGTCCATGGGCATGTCTTATTAACTCTAGTAATCAACCTTATATTTTAATTACCTCAGATTTAACCAGCAGTATTGCTATAAATATTAATGCTTGGAATCATGTTGCTATAGTTAGATCTGGAACAAATTTATCTATCTATGTAAATGGTGTAAGTGGATTAAGCACTACAAATTCAACAAACATAAGTCCAACTGGGTCATTACGAATTGGTCTTACAGTTGATGCTGTATATCCAATCATTGGCTATTTGTCAAACATTCGTATTGTTAAAGGTACCGCAGTATACACAGGTGCATTTACTCCTCCAACAAGTCCACTAACTGCAATTGCCAATACAAGTTTATTGACATGTCAATCACCTACATTTATAGATAACAGTACAAACAACTTTACAATCACTGCATTTGGTAATAGTCAACCAACTCAACAAAATCCATTCGGGTTTACTAGTGCAACTACAAATGGCTATACGGTTAGTACAATAGGCGGTAGTGGGTACTTTGATGGTACTGGAGATACTTTGAGTGTACCTGCAAATCCAGCATTTCAATTCACAGGTAATTATACTATAGAATTTTGGATATATTTTACAAGTGTTGCTGGTGTACAGGATTTAGTTGCAAATTATGTATCAAGTGCGGCTCCTGATTGGACTATTCTTATAGCCCCGTCATTTCAATATTATCCGAGTAGTGCTGCATCATATGTTAATGGGCCCACTCCAGTTGCAAATAGATGGTACCATGTTGCCGCAGTTAGATCGGGGACAACTTGCTCATTATACATTGACGGAGTATCAGTGGGTACTCCATTAACTTTCTCCGGAACATTAGGAGATGCTACAAGACCAGTATATATAGGTTCAAGAGGCGGTAGTAGCGGTTTTACCTTAGGTTATATGTCAGATGTAAGAATTGTTAGGGGTACAGCAGTTTACACCAGTAACTTTGTACCACCATCTGCACCCTTAACCGCAGTACAAAACACAAGTCTACTAACTAATATGACCAGTGCTGGTATATACGATGCCGCAATGATGAATAACATGGAAACAGTTGGTAATGCACAACTAAGTACAGCAATAAGTAAATTCGGTGGGAGTAGTATGTATTTTGATGGTACCGGGGATTATTTAAGTTTACGATCAAATCCACTATATGCTTTTGGCACTGGAGATTTTACAATTGAAGGTTGGCTATACCTTACAACAAATCAAAATTTTGGCGCAATGTTTATTTCATCAACAACTGGTACAGGAGACGCCCTTCATATACAAATTAGTAATGCAAATAAAGTAAGAGTAACCAATGAAACTACTCAACTTTTATTAGCAACTAACGCAATATCTCTTACCACTTGGACACACATTGCTGTTGTTCGATCCGGAACTACACTGGCAATCTATCAAAACGGGATTTTAAATGGATCAACAACTAATAGTACCAGCTTTATTCAAAATGGTGCAGTAGTTGGGTATGAAATGGTAGGCGGTAATTTTTATTACACTGGCTACATAGACGATTTAAGAATAACAAAAGGTTATGCTCGTTATACAAGTAACTTCACACCACCAACAAGTGCATTCCCGATATATTAAACAGATAACATACCATGAATAAAAAGACTAAATATAGTATAACAGGATAAAAGATGGCTTTAATACAGATAGAACCGTACGTCATAGATTCAACAGAAAATTTTACGTTCAATAACGTAAATGCTACGGGTAACCTATCTTCATTAAACGCTAATTTGGGTAATCTAGCAATAGCTAATTTCTTCAGCGGATCAGGTGCAAATCTAACAAGTTTACCAGCCGGTAACATCTCTGGACAAGTAGGTAATGCTCTAATTTCAGGTACAGTATATACAAATGCACAACCAAATATTACTTCACTAGGTACATTATATAGTGTAACCGTAACAGGTAATGGTTCATTTGGTAATATATTAGGACCACACTCAAATGGCAATAGTAACGTAAATATCCCAAGTGCAAATGGAAATATTAACCTAACAGCTGCCGGTAACACAACAATGGTTATTACTGGTGTCGGTATTAATGTTGCCGGTAATATATCCGGTAATTACTTTATTGGTAATGGTAGTCAGTTGACCGGAATAGATGCTGCCGGTAGAGTGGTCAATGGAACAAGTAATTTAACTATTGCAACCTCAGGTGGAAATGTAACTACTAGTGTAGCCGGTACCGCAAACATTATGGTTGTAACGAGTACCGGTGTTAACGTTGCAGGCTATGCAAATGTCACTGGTAACATTAATGCCCCGTACTTCATCGGTAATGGTGCATTCTTAACCGGTGTAGACACAAACCCAGCTAATATTTCAAATGGCAATAGTAATGTAAATATTCCAACCGCTAACGGGAATATCACATTCAATGCGGTTGGCAATGCTAATATAATGAAAATTACCGGTACAGGTGTTAACGTTGCAGGCTATGCAAATATTACTGGTAATGTTAATGCTCCATACTTCATTGGTAATGGTGCTTTCTTAACGGGTGTTGATGTGACCCCGGCAAGTATGTCAAATGGCAATAGTAATGTAAATATTCCCTCTGCTAACGGGAATATAACATTTAGCGCAGTCGGTAACGCAAACATTATGATTGTAACTGGCACTGGTACTAATGTAGCAGGAACATTAAATGCTACGGGTAATGCTAACGCAGGTAATATAGGTGCTACCGGTGGTTATTTTACTACAGTATCTGGTTCATTGACAACAGCGGCACAACCAAATATAACTTCAGTTGGTTCGTTGACTGGTTTAACAGTAAGTAACGCAACAGGAATAGTTGATTTTACAACCTCTGCTAACGTAACATTGGGCGCAGTTAGTAATTTGCATATCTCGGGTGGTACTAGTGGTTATGTATTACAAACAGATGGCTCAGGGACATTAAGTTGGGTAGCACAATCCGGAGGAGGTGGCGGAAGTAATATTGCAAATGGTAATAGTACTGTAAATATACCTACAGCAAATGGTAATATTAATTTTACTGCAGTTGGCAATACAATTATGGTAATTACTGGCACCGGTGTTAATGTTGCCGGTACATTAAATACTACCGGTAATGTAGCACTAAGCGGTGCTAATGTATCGTTAGGTACAGTTGCTAATGTACGTATTACGGGCGGTACTAATGGCTATGTATTACAAACAGACGGTGCTGGTAACTTAAGTTGGGTTCCTGCTGGCGGCGGTGGCGGCGCCGCATATATTAGTAACGGTACAAGTATTGTTGACATTGCGACAGCCGGTGGAAATGTAACTACAAGTGTAGGTGGTAACGCAAACATTGTAGTTGTAACTAGCACGGGTGCAAATATTAATGGTACTGCTAATATTACAGGCAACGTAGCATTTGGTAGTAATGTAACATTAACAGGCAGCAATATATCCGGAGCTAATGATATTAGTGCTAATACATTTACTGGTACATTAACAACAGCCTCACAACCAAATATTACAAGTGTTGGTACATTATCAAGTTTAACTGTGTCGGGATTATTAACTGGTAATACAGCAAACTATAGCGGTAACGTAGCAGTTAGCAATCTTAGTGCAGGATCTGGTACTGGTGGTAGTATTACAGGTGCTAACTTAATTAGTGCAAATTATTTTACAGGTGTATTCAGTAATGGCAATAGTAACATAAGCATACCGGCTGCTAACGGAAATGTAACAGTTGGCGTTGGCGGTAATGCTAATGTATTGATTGTTACAAGCACTGGTGCAAACGTTGCAGGCAATGCTAATATTACAGGTAATATTATTGCTGGTGCGGGCGCAGGCGGTAACATTATTGGTGCTAACTATATTAGTGCTAATTACTTCTATGGTACAATTGTATCAGGGGCATCAAGTCAACCAAACATTACAAGTGTTGGTACACTAACTGGTTTAACAGTAAGCAATGCAACGGCTAATATTAGCTTTACTGCTAATGTAGCTAACTTTGCAAACGTGACAACAGTTGAGTTTCAAAACTCAAGCAATATTAACTTGGGTGCAGTAGCTAACTTACGTATTGCTAACGGGACCGCTAATCAATTTTTACAGACAAATGGTTCTGGAAATGTAACTTGGGCCCAAGCCACTCCAATAATCACTGATAATACAAGTTCTGGTTCAACTTTTTACCCTGTATATGCAACAAGTACTTCTGGTGGGTTATTAACTGCTGGTATAACAACAACTAAACTACAGTTTATTCCAAGTACAGGACAATTAACTGTACAGGATTTAAACACATTGTCTGACGCAACACTAAAAGAGAACCCTCAATCAATCACAGATCCAATGTCAATATTGTCACAGTTGTTTGGTATGGGTTTCAATTGGACAGACAGTAAGAAAAAATCATATGGTTTAATGGCGCAAATGGTTGAAAAAATATTACCAGAGTTAGTAAGTACTAATAGTCAAGGTAAAAAAGCTGTTAACTATATACCCATTATAGCATTCTTAATCGAGGCTGTTAAAAAACAGCAAGAGGATATAGACGCTCTCAAAAAAAGATAAATAGTAGTAGCCGAGTTCAAAGGAGCGAAGATGGCAATTAAAGTAATCGGGTCGACCGTAATTGACGACAATAAGGTATTTTTACCAAACAATTCAGCAGAAGTTAGTGCGACTGCTACTATTAGTGCCGGCGTTTTAACACTAAATTTAAATATCGCTACTGTATTCAATGTCGCTTTAAATTCTAACATCACATCTATCACATTCTCTAACATACAATCAGCAGGTAGAGCAAGTTCATTTGTACTAGTTTTCACTGCTGATGGTACTGCTCGTTCAGTTACTTGGCCTGCTAGCTTTCACTGGCCAGGAGGAACTGCTCCTACATTAACATCAAGTAATAACAAAGAAGATGTATTCACCTTTTTTACTACTGATGGTGGTATAAATTGGCAGGCATTTGTTTCAGGACAAAATTTATAATGGCTAATTATGCTCATATTGTTGACGGTAATATAGAAGGTGTATACGACCTTATTCCAAATAATTGGAAAAATATCAGTAATTTTTATGCACTTACAGAAGAAGAACGTTTATCATTTGGTTGGTATACATTAGTAAAAGCATACCCTGAATATAATCCAGAAACACAAAAAATAGATAATCCTAGACAGTATTTTACTGATGGTGTTGCGTATGAAACAATGGATATTATTGAGCTACCTAAATCAGTGATATACGAACCCTCGCCTGAAGATATACAGCTACAACAAGAACTACGTACTAGAGATCAATGGAATTTGATAAGAGGTGAACGTGATACAAAGATGAAAGATTTTGAATGGCGATACACTCGATATGATAGACAACTTAGATTAGGTGAACCCACTGTAGATGATTTAACATTAATGGATGCATATATGCAAGCATTAGCAGATATTACTACGCAGACAGATCCTTTTAATATTATTTGGCCTATGTTTGGTGGTTAAAATATGTTATTAGAAAAATGGTTATTAACAGTCCAACCATCAACCGGCGGTGATATTGAATCATTATATATGTTCGGTGACAACACTTGGGGTCAACTCGGAACAGAAAATACAGTTTTTAAATCTAGTCCAGTATTAATCGGTACACAATCATGGAGCCAAGTTGCAAGTGGATTAAGTCATACTATAGGTATTCGTAGTGACGGTAAACTATTTGGATGGGGCGCCAATACATATGGTCAATTAGGCAATAATGATCTTACATTAGCACATCGTAGTAGCCCAGTACAGATAGGTGTTAATAATTGGAGTGCGGTTAGTACTAACGGTGATACTTCTTATGCTATTAATAATGATGGATTAATGTTTGCTTGGGGATTAGGGTTTAACGGTCAACTTGGTAATAATAGTATGTTATCATCTTGGGCGGCAAACAGTTGGACTCAAGTACTGGCCGGAAATACTATAGGTATAGAATCTGATGGTACAATGTGGGCTATCGGTGGTATTAATAGCCAAGGACAATTGGGCCTTAATGACACAGTACATCGCAGTAGTCCAGTACAAATTGGTACAAGTACTTGGTCTGCATTAGGCGGAAGTGGCGGAACAACACGCACAGCACTACGTTCTGATAGTACACTGTGGGTATGGGGTAGTGCTGGTCAAGGGCAAGGAGGTAATAATAATACAAATAATCTTTCAAGCCCTACCTTAACTGGTTCATTAACTTCAGTTCAAATCCAACAGTCATATGTATCTAGTATAGCTACTACACAACTTAGTTGGACAGCAGTATCGTATGGTGCCGCATGGTCAATGTTTGCTATAAGAAATGATGGTGCATTATTTGCTTGGGGACTTAATACTTATGGTAATTTGGGATTAAATGATATTGTTAGACGTAGTAGCCCAGTACAAGTTGGTACTAGCAGTTGGTCTAGCGTATCTGCTAACGGATTTGCTACACTTGCAATACGAGCAGACAATACTTTGTGGTCATGGGGGTATAATGCAGCCGGGCAGTTGGGATCAAATAACATTATTAATAGAAGTAGTCCAGTACAAGTTGGTACCGCTACTATTTGGAGTAAAGTAATAACTAACGGTGCGGTTAGTCAGGATAACGTTGCTGCCATAGACACAAACGGTGCATTATGGGTTTGGGGAAATAACACTAATGGACAATTAGGTCTCAATGACGTTGGTGTACATCGCAGTAGTCCAGTTCAACTAGGCACAAGTAGTTGGACTATGGTCAGTGCTGGTTCTGGCATGACCGCCGCCATAACTACTACAGGTAACTTATTTACGTGGGGTGTTAATACTAATGGTCAATTGGGTGACACCACATTAGTTGCAAAATCTAGCCCAATACAAATTGGTACAAGTAGTTGGACTATGGTCACTAGTGGAACAAGTGTCACAATGGGAATAACTACAGATGGTGCGTTGTATTCTTGGGGCACAGGTACCTATCTTGGTGAAGGACTGGGGATAAACAAAAGTAGTCCAGTACAAATAACTTCAATTAGAACATCAGCACAACAACAAACATATTTAACTACCATAGGAGTAACACCGCTTAGTTGGACTACTGTAGCCAATTTGACATTTACTACAGGTAGTAATACTAGATTGGCATTACGTAGTGATGGATTGTTATTTTCATGGGGACAAAATACTATAGGACAATTAGGTCTAAATGATTTAGTACATCGTAGTAGCCCTGTGCAAATCGGTACAAGTAGTTGGGCTGCAATTGCTGGAGGCACATCATATGCAGCCGCAATCAAAATAGATGGAACATTATGGACATGGGGTCGTAATGATGAAGGTTCATTAGGACAAAATAATCAAATACATCGCAGTAGCCCGGTACAGGTCGGTACTGATACTGATTGGATAAAACTAGCATCCGGATCATCCATAGGACCGATGGCCGCTATTAAAAGTGGCGGTGGTTTATGGGCTTGGGGAGCTAATACAGTAGGCCAATTAGGACTAAATGACGCAGTAAATCGAAGTAGTCCGGTACAAGTTGGTAGTAGTAGTTGGACTATGGTAGCAAGCGGCACTAATTTTGGTACAAATTTAGCTGCCATACGAACAGACGGTGCTTTATTTATATGGGGTGATAATACACTGGGGCAGTTAGGATTTAATGATGCAGTAGCTCGTAGTAGCCCAGTTCAACTAGGCACAAGTAGTTGGACTATGGTTGCGTTAGGCGGGTCATTCACTGGTGCTATAAGTAGTAATGGTGCATTGTTTACTTGGGGGGCTAATGGGTCTGGTCAATTAGGGGCAGCCAGTTCAGTGCATCGTAGCAGTCCCGTACAAGTTGGAACTAATACATGGAATTATGTCAACAGTTGGACATCTACTATGTATGGAATACGTAATGATGGTGCATTGTTTGCTTGGGGTTTAAATACTAACGGCGAATTGGGTGATAATACAACTGCTAATAAAAACAGCCCAGTACTAATAGGTAGTAGTAGTTGGACTTTTGTTAATGGAGCTACTGCAATAGATAGTAACGGTGTGTTGTTTACTTGGGCAGGCAACACACAAGGTGGTGTAGGTGATAATACTATATTGCAACGTTCTAGCCCAGTATTTATTCGTGCAGGTATATTTGATTCATGGACTTATGTAAGTTCAGGTACAGATGAATATGGAGCTGTGCGTAGTGATGGTTTGTTATTTAGATGGGGATATAATGGATTTGGTGCGTTAGGTGGCAACCCAGGTAACCAATCATTACCATTACAAGTTACTACTAGTAGTTGGACTATAGTACCGGCTGGGTCATCAGGCGGTATGGGTATTACTTCAGCCGGTCAATTATATACTTGGGGTATTGGTACTGACGGCCAAATAGGTGACGGTAACATGGTAACTATGTCTACACCTGTATTCATTCGCTCTATGAATGATTCTTGGACAAGTATAGGTGAAGGAAGTTTTAACTCAAACCATGTCGCTGGTATACGTAATGATAATACACTTTGGCTTTGGGGTCTAGGGACTAGTGGTCAATTAGGACAAAATAATGTTATAAATAGATCCCAACCAATACAGTTAGGTAAAGATTTATTAAGTTGGACATATCTATCAGGATCTAGTATGCCAGTAGATGGCACACAAACTGCGGCAGGCATAAGAAGTGATGGTAGTTTATGGTCTTGGGGTAGTAATACATACGGTCAATTAGGTACAAATAATCAAATACATCGTAGTAGCCCTGTGCAGATTGGTACTAGTAGTTGGACTATGGTTAGTGCTGGACAAGGATTTTTATTTGCTATACGTAGTAGTGACAAATCACTTTGGTCATGGGGAACTGATAATTCATTAGGTGCATTAGGTGCAAACGTTAGTGGTCTTCTCAGAAGTAGTCCTGTACAGGTTGGTACAAGTAGCTGGAATATGGTTTCTGCTGGAAGACTAACTCCCATCGCTATACGTATTGATGGTACGTTATGGGCTTGGGGTTTCAATAATTCAGGACAAATAGGAGATAATACTGTTGTAGCTCGTAGTAGTCCAGTACAGATTGGTAATTTACTTTGGACCTCAGCGGTGTCAGGATTGGATTCATCGTCCTATGGTATACGATTAGATGGAACATTGTGGTCATGGGGTAAAAATACCGTAGGGGAGTTAGGAGAGAATGATGGTATTAATAGAAGTAGTCCAGTACAAATAGGTACCGGTAGTTGGAAACAACTAGCGGCAGGCTTCGGTAATGCTTTTAGTATTGACACTAATAATTATTTGTGGTCATGGGGACTTAATAGCCAAGGACAATTGGGCCTTAATGACACAGTACATCGCAGTAGTCCAGTACAGGTTGGTACAAGTAGCTGGATTATGGTTAGTGCAGGACAATCTGGTGATATTGGAAATGCATACGTTGTTTCTGCAATAAGAAGTGATGGAGCCTTATTTACTTGGGGTAATAATACGTATGGTGGATTAGGTGACAACTCAATTGTAAATAAATCTAGTCCAGTACAAATTGGTTCAAGTAGTTGGACTATGGTTGCTGGACGCATGGGAATAATACAGGACTACACTAATGGTAATGGGTATTTATACGCATGGGGCGGTAATACAGTCGGTGAATTAGGTATTAACAGTGTAGTAGATACTAGTAGCCCAGTGCAAGTAAATGCAACTATTAATACTTGGTACCAAGTTGCACAGGGTGATACATTTACCGCGGCCATTCGTAATGATAAAACATTATGGTCATGGGGTAATAATGATGTTGGTCAATTGGGGGACAACACCGTCATACTAAAATCAAGTCCAGTACAAGTTGGTACAAGTAGCTGGACTATGATAAGCACCGGCTCTACTCATACATTAGCTTTAACCATGGACAATGTTTTATACGGTTGGGGCAATAATGATAATGGTCAATTGGGTACAGGTAATGCTCCAGGAACAATCTTATTACCTGTAATAATTTCATCACTAATTACATTAGCTGATGAAATTGCTTGGTCAACTAGTACAGGTAAACCTAGAACATTGAGTTGGACTACAGTAACCGCAGGTGCATCTACTTCATTTGCTATTCGTAGCGATAGTAAGTTATTTGCATGGGGAACTAACAGTATCGGACAACTTGGTTTAAATGATATTCTACACAGAAGTAGTCCGGTACAAATAGGAACAAGTAATTGGAGTGGTATTGCTGCTGGCATAAGCCATACTTACGCTATTAGAAGTGACGGACTATTATTTGTTTGGGGTGGCAATTTTAATGGTCAACTTGGTCTAAATGATTTAGTACATCGTAGTAGCCCAGTTCAACTAGGCACAAGTAGTTGGTCAGTTGTACCATCTAATAGTACAACTAACGCTACATCTACCTTTGCTATTACGTTGGATGGAAAATTATATGGTTGGGGAGTCAATGGTTCTGGTAATCTTGGAGTAAACGATATTATCGCTAGAAGTAGCCCAGTACAAGTAGGTACGGGTAACAGCTGGACATTAGTAACAGCAAATGGTAACAGCACATTTGCAATACGAACTGATAGTAAATTATTTGCATGGGGATTAAATACAGCCGGTGAGCTTGGCATCGGTGACTCAATTTCACGCAGTAGCCCTGTACAACTTGGTACAAGTAATTGGAATATTGTTGCTACACAAGCATCTGGTACAACAGCAGGTATAATGGCTAACAATACATTGTACACGTGGGGTTCTGGTTCAGGTGGTGCATTAGGGGATAGAACTGTAGTTGCTCGTAATAGCCCTGTACAAATTGTTTCGTTCTCTTCACCTGCAGAACAACAGGCATATTTGACAAAGACAAGTAAGACTGGTTACAGTTGGTCTACTGTGGTAAATACCAATAATACAATGTTTGCTATTCGTAATGACGGCTTATTGTTTGCATGGGGTAATAACATCAATGGCGCATTAGGTCTAAATGACATAGTGCATCGTAGTAGTCCTGTACAAGTTGGTACTAATAGCTGGTTGACAGTATCAGCAGGAGCATCATTCACGGCTGCCATACGTAGTGATAATACATTATGGACTTGGGGAGTTAACACTGCAGGTACTGTAGGTGATGGTACACAGGCTCATCGTAGTAGCCCGGTACAAGTTGGTACAAGTAGTTGGACTGCTGTTGCAACAGGACCGTTTAACACTACCGGCGGTACAGTATTAGCGGTTCGTAGTGATGGTACATTATGGAGTTGGGGTGCTAATGATGTAGGTCAACTGGGATTAAACACAGTAGTAGCTCGTAGTAGTCCAGTACAAATCGGTACTGAAAACACATGGTCAAAAGTTTATTCTGCAAATAATAGAAGTAATGCTATACGTACTACTGGCGCATTATATGCATGGGGAGTAAACACATTTGGACAACTAGGTGATGGCACTGCTCTAAATCGTAGTAGCCCAGTACAAATTGGTAGTAGCAGTTGGACTGCAGTAGCATCTGGTTTATCATGGACAGTAGCAATTCTCAGTGATGGTTCATTATTCACTTGGGGTGCAGGTACTAGTGGTGTGTTAGGAACTCCGGATTCTACCCAACATCGTAGTAGTCCTGTACAAATTGGTACAAGTAGTTGGAGTGTAGTAACTGCAGGCGGCACAGTCACAGCCGGTATAAGTGGTAATTTACTATATATGTGGGGTAGTGGAGCTAATGCACAGTTTGGTAATAACTCACTAGTGAACACATATTTTAGTCCAACACTTACTACAGGTACAAGTAGTTGGACTACCGTTAATGCAGGTAGTGCAATAGTCGCACTTGATGCAAATGGGCAAATGTTTACATGGGGAACTACTGCAGGTGGGGATGGCGTTATTGGTAATGGTGTTGTTGCCGGTAGATCCAGCCCAGTATTCATTCGTTCAGTAGCAGATTCTTGGACTGCAATTGGTACAGTTGTTGCAGGATTATCAGGAATACGAAGTGATGGTTTACTGTTTGCTTGGGGAAATAATACTGCTGGATCATTGGGTGATGGTACCACAGTTGCTAAATCATTCCCTGTACAAATTGGTGCAAATAGTTGGACAATGGTAACTGGCTATACTAACATTTTAGGTATTACTGCAGCCGATACAGGTAACGCATTATTTACTTGGGGACTTGGTACTAGTGGAGAATTGGGTATATTAGGAATTACCAGCCGCAGTAGCCCGGTATTCATTCGCTCAATGAATGATTCCTGGATTAGCGTTGGCGCTGGACAAAGCTTGTCATCAGCTATTAGATCCGATGGAAAACTATTTACTTGGGGAATTAATACAACTTTTGGACAGTTGGGTGATAATTCTACAACTAGTAAATCATATCCTACTCAAATAGGTAATAATAGCGACTGGGCAAGTGTTAGTGCTGCCGGTTCAGGAATAACCAATGCAATCACAACTACTGGTATAGCATATATATGGGGTAATAACACTAATGGAGCACTAGGATTAGCATTTAATCCAACAACTATATCAGGTAGTTGGTTAGAACATCGTAGTAGCCCAGTACAAGTTGGTGCAACACCATACTCAAATAGCCCAACACAAATAGGTGCTAGCAGTTGGTCACAAGTTAGTGCAGGTATAAGTCACGTGCTTGCTATTTCTAGTACTAATAAATTATTTGCCTGGGGTAATAATAGTTCATATCAGGTAAATAATGAGGGATTACATCGTAGTAGTCCAGTACAACTTGGTACTAGTAGTTGGTCACAAATAAGTGCTGGCAACGTACATTCACTTGCTATTGCATCAGATAATACATTGTATGGGTGGGGATTACAATATCAACAATGGCCATATAATCCAACATTAAGTCCCACAAACTTTATATTGCCGGTTAATTCTCCAACATCTTGGTCAATATTGACTGGACAAAATTTACGATTCACTGGTATTCGTAGTGACGGTAGTTTATGGACTTGGGGAGCTAACGAATCTGGACAATTAGGACTGAGTGATATATTTCATAGAAGCAGTCCAGTACAAGTTGGTTCTAGTAGTTGGATACAGGTTAATTCGGAAACATCTTGGACTACAGCTATACGCAGTGATGGTACATTGTGGGCTTGGGGTAACAACACTGACGGATATTTAGGGTTAAATGATTTAGTCCACCGCAGTAGTCCAGTTCAAATTGGTACCGATACTACTTGGAGTAAAGTAGGTGGACTTGGGGCTATACGTAATGATGGTAGTTTATGGACTTGGGGATTAGGTACTAGTGGTCAACTAGGGGATAGTACAATACTTAGTAGAAGTAGCCCAGTACAAATTGGTACAAGTAGTTGGACTTTAATTAATAGTAAGGCAGCTACAACTATGGCTGGTATACGTAGTGATGGTTTGTTATTTACATGGGGTATTAACGGCATCGGTGGTCTTGGTTTAAATGATACTGTCAATAAAAGTAGTCCAACCCAAGTAGGATCGATATATTCTCTTGCACAGCAAAATAGTTATTTAACTGCAACTGGAACAACAACATTTAGTTGGTCTGTAATAAGCTCCGGTGGTGTAAATGGTATGACTGCAGCCATACGTAATGATGGAGCATTATTCACGTGGGGAACTAATAACAACGGCGGTGTAGGAGATAATACTATCATCCATCGTAGTAGTCCAGTACAAATTGGCACAAGCAGTTGGACTCAGGTAGCAGTGGGAGATTTTTCTACATATGCTATACGTAACGATGGAGCATTATTTGTGTGGGGTCTAAATACTAGTGGACAATTAGGTACAACTGATGTATTGCCACGCAGTAGTCCAGTACAGATTGGTACTAGTAGTTGGACAAGTGTTGCGGCAGGGATATCGACTGTAACTGCAATACGACTTGGTGGTGCTTTATTTGCCTGGGGAATTAATGCTAGTGGTCAACTAGGACTAGGTGATCTTGTAGCTCGTAGTAGTCCTGTACAAGTTGGTACAAGTAGTTGGACACAGGTTAGTACTAATGGTGCTATAACTGCCGCATTGCGTAGTGACGGCGGACTATTCACTTGGGGAATTAATACAAACGGACAGTTAGGTGATAATACCGTAGTAAGTAAATCTAGTCCTGTAAAACTTGGTGCAGGTAGTTGGAGTCAAATAGCAGTTGGTTACTCACACATGGTAGGACTACTAAACAATAATACATTGTGGTCATGGGGCATTAATACTAATGGTGGTTTAGGTTTAACTAATGTTCTCCCTAGAAGTAGTCCAGTACAGATTGGTACTAGTAGTTGGACAAGTGTTAACGCAGGTAATCAATACTCAGTTGCTATTCGTAGTGATAATACATTATGGGGCTGGGGACTAAACACAAACGGTCAATTAGGAGATAGTACTGCTATCTCCCGATCTAGTCCGGTACAAATTGGTACTAGTACTTGGTATAAGGTTAGTGGATTATATATTAATACGGCAGCTATAGATAACACAAGCAGGCAATTATTTGTATGGGGGCAAAATGCTGTTGGTGCAATAGGCAATAATACTGTTACACAATCTACTAGCCCGGTGTTCATTCGTACTGCTAATGAGTCTTGGTCACAAGTATCAATGAATGTAAACACTGCGGCTGCAATACGCAGTGATAGTTTATTATTTGTATGGGGGCAAAATGCTAATGGACAATTAGGTTTAGGTGATCTAGTCCACCGTAGTAGTGCAACCCAACTTGGTACAAGTAGCTGGTCACAAATTACTGTTGGTCAAAGCCATATGGTAGGGTTAACTTCTACTAAGTTACTATATACTTGGGGTGGTAACGGCAGCGGAGAATTAGGTATTAACTCTGTTGTTGCTACATCTAGCCCAACATTAGTAAGTTTAAGTAGTTGGTCTATAATTGGTACTGGATCTACTAATAGTTACGGTGTGCTCGATGGTAATCTATTGTTTTATGGTTGGGGTTCGGGTGCTAGCTACGGCGCTATTGGTGATAATACTGTAGTAAGTAAATCTAGTCCAGTACAAATTGCTAGCTACCAACCAATGCCTACACAAATCACAGGAGATACATGGAGTAAAATTAGTGCAGGTTATAGCCATAATGTAGGTATAAAGACAAATAACAAATTGTATGGTTGGGGTAACCCTGCCGCTAATACGTTTACCGCATATAGTTGGACTGCATTATCTAGCTCAGCCGGACATTTTGCAGGTATACGTAGTGATGGTGCACTATTTACTTGGGGTAATAACGCAGTTGGTAATTTGGGTGATGACACTATATTACATCGTAGTAGCCCAGTTCAAATAGGTACAAGTAGTTGGACTACTGTTAGTGCAGGTGGAATAACAGCAGGAACCGACTTTACAACTTTAGCATTAACCGCAGACAACGTATTATATGGTTGGGGTGCAGGTGCTAGTGGACAACTTGGTCAACTGTTTGTGGCTAACAAGAGTAGCCCAGTACAAATTAGTTCATTTACAAATAACACTCTACAAAGTACTTACTTAACTGCTACCGGTAAAACAGGATTCAGTTGGACCAAAATCAATGCAGGTGGGTCTATTGGGAGTTCAGCGGCAATACGTAGTGACGGAGCATTGTTTACTTGGGGAATTAATTCATTTGGACAGCTAGGACAAAATTCGACTGTTAATACAAATAGTCCAATACAATTGGGTACAACTAGCTGGTCTCAGATATCAATAGGCAATAATGCAATGTATGCAATCCGTAATGATAATACGTTGTGGTCATGGGGATTAAATACAATAGGACAATTAGGTCAAAATGACTTAGTACATCGCAGTAGTCCTGTACAAGTTGGTACAAGTAGCTGGACTATAGTTTCAGGAAGTGTTGCAACAGGAACTCTTGTAAGTACTCTGGCTTGTGTTGGTGCAATACGTAGTGATGGTGCATTGTTTACTTGGGGTAATAATAACGCCGGACAATTAGGTGATGGCACTATACTACATCGTAGTAGTCCTGTACAAGTTGGTACAAGTAGTTGGACAAAGGTTAGTGCCGGAGATGTAAGTGTATATGCTATACGTTTGGATGGTGCTCTTTTCTCCTGGGGAGATAATACTAGTGGACAATTAGGATCAACTACTATCGTGCCACGCAGTAGTCCAGTACAAATAGGTACAAGCAGTTGGTCTAGTGTGTCAGCCGGACTGTCGTATGCTATGGCTATCCGAACTAACTCTACACTGTGGTCTTGGGGTATTAATGCTAATGGTCAACTAGGAGACAATACAATATTACCTCGTAGTAGTCCAGTACAAATTGGTACAAGCAGTTGGTCTGTTATATCAACTGGATTTGCTACAACCACTGCCTTACGTCTTGACAACACTCTTTGGTCTTGGGGTATTAATACTAATGGTCAACTAGGAGACAATACAATATTACCTCGTAGTAGTCCAGTACAAATTGGTACAAGCAGTTGGTCACAGGTTAGTATAGGCACGTCTCCTGGAGTAACTATGGCGTTGACTTATACTGATAATCAACTTTTCATTTGGGGACAAAATAATAATGGACAGCTTGGATTAAGTGAATCTCTTGGAGCCAGAAGTAGTCCAGTATTTATCCGATCAATAAATGAGTCATGGAATGCAGTAAGCTCAGGTGGAACTACATCATATGGTATACGTATTGATAACTTGTTATTTGCTTGGGGTCTTAACGCTAGTGGTCAAATAGGTGATACTACTATCATATCTCGATCTGCTCCGGTACAAATTGGCGCAAGTAGTTGGGCACAAATAAGTGCAGGCGTAACTTTTGTGGGTGGAATTACATCTGATAATAGATTGTTTACTTGGGGTATTAATACTACAGGACAACTTGGAGATACTACAGTATTATCCCGCAGTAGTCCAGTTCAAGTTGGTACAAGCTGGAATATAGTAAGTGCTGGACAAAGCTCAACTTCTGCAATTAATACAAATAATTTATTATATGTTTGGGGCGGTAATGCTAGTGGACAATTAGGAGATAGATCCATTGCTAATAGGTCTAGTCCAGTACAAGTAAATTCATTCACAAGTGCAGAGATACAACAGACATACTTGACTACTACAAGCAAACCTGCAGCCTTAAGCTGGAATACAATATCAACTGGACTGTCTACTAGTGCTGCCATTCGTAGTGACGGTGCATTGTTTATGTGGGGTTTAGGTACTAGTGGACAACTAGGTCTAAATGATACAATATCTCGTAGCAGTCCAGTACAAATTGGCACAAGCTCTTGGACTGCTGTTGGTTTATTTACTACATCAACCGTCGCTATTCGTATTGACGGTGGATTGTTTACTTGGGGTGATAACGCATCAGGACAACTAGCATCAAATAATTTAGTACATCGTAGTAGTCCAGTACAAGTTGGTACAAGTAGTTGGACCACCGTATCTTCATCAACAGGTCTTGCAAACTTTATGGCTCTTGATGCTACTAATAAACTATGGGCTTGGGGTATTAATACAAACGGTGAATTAGCACAAAATGATACAGTCTCTCGTAGTAGTCCAGTACAAATTGGCGTTGGTACTGTTTGGACAAGTATTTCTAAAAATACATCACGTGGTGCAATACGTAGTGATGGTGCACTATTTATGTGGGGACTTGGTACTAATGGTCAAATAGGTGACAATGCTATATTAAGCAGAAGTAGTCCTGTGCAAATAGGTACAAATAGCTGGAGTATTATTTCAGCCGGTAGTGTTGCAACAGCAGCCATTACTAGTGATGGACTATTATATGTTTGGGGAAATAATGCTAGCGGACAACTAGGAACAAACGATGTGATACTAAGAAGTAGTCCGGTACAACTAGGCACTATTAGTTGGACATCTGTTAGTTCTGGTGTAAACTATATGGCTGGTGTACGTAGCGATAACTTATTATTTACATGGGGATTAGGTACTAGTGGTCAATTAGGGGATAGTACAATAATTTCAAAATCAAGCCCAATACAAATTGGTACAAGTTCATGGGCTATGGTCTCAGCTGGTGGTCTATTTACTATTGGATTAGATCAGTTATATGGTTTATATACTTGGGGAACTAATACCAATGGTGAATTGGGAATTAATTCAGTAACATCTGCATTAAGTCCAATATTCTTGCCCACAGCAACCGATTCTTGGACTATCACTTCAACAACTGGTGCAAGTCAATTTGCTATACGTAGTGATGGCTATTTGTTTACTTGGGGTAATAATGCTAATGGTCAATTAGGATTATTAGACATTCTATCTAGATCAGCTCCGGTACAACTTGGTACTTCTATATATACTAATTTAAATAAAGGTGGATCCAATATAAATTCATCGATGGCTACTCGCAATGATAACAAACTTTATGTTTGGGGTCTTAATACTAGTGGTCAACTTGGTCTAAATGATAGGATCTCTAAATCCAGCCCAGTTCAATTAGGCACTAATCAAGCATATACTCCTCCTAATATGTATAGTGTGCCTACACAAATTGGTACATCATCTTGGACACAGGTATCTGCGAATTTTAATAGTACTTTTGTCATAGATCCTAACAATGTATTATACGAATGGGGATTCAACGACAATCGCCCATTAATACCGGCAATTACGTCGGTTGGTTACTCTGCAGTGACCGTATCAAATGGCTTTAATCACTTCGGGTTTACTAAGTAAAAATTAATTAATTTCGTTTTTTGTATATAAATAACTTTACAGTTTTATATACAAAAAACCAACACAACACATAACGGAGAAAATATGCACGAAATAGATATGATGCTCAAGCTTCAATTAGAAGGTAAACATCTAGAAGCCAGAATATTATCAGATAAATTAGAAAACATAGGCCCTGAAAAAATAGTAGACGCTAAAGGACAAAATACAGAAGATATTTGGATGCGTCATTGCTTTAACCGTGGTTGGTTTATGATTCAAGACGGTGACTATAGAAAAGGCTGTCAACTATTAGAGAATGGTCGCTTCTTAAATGTATACGGTAGCCCTCCTCTTAAAACAGATGCACCTATTTTTAACCCAGAAAAACATTCTATCAACGATAAATCTATTATTGTATCACTAGAAGGTGGGTACGGAGATGAAATCATTCACGCACGTTTTGCTACTAGCTTTAAAAAACAAGGTGCAAAATCAGTATACATCGCTTGTGCACCTGAACTAGTATCAGTATTTGAACGTATTGAAGGTGTAGATAAAGTTATACTACGAAATCAATCACATACTGTACCTCATGATTATTGGGTTCCTGGATTTAGTGCCGGATGGGTAGCTGGTCACGAATTCTCAAACTTTCCAAACGATCCTTATCTAACTGCTAAAGCTGATAGTATTGAAATTTGGAAAACATTCGTCAACAGCGAAAAAATTAAAGTTGGTATTCGTTGGGCAGGCAATCCTAAATTTGAACATCAACAATTTAGAAAGTTTCCAGAGAACTTTATCACTAACTTAGCAAAATATGATGAACTACAGGTATATAGTTTGCAAAAGGATCATAACATTATTCAACTACCTGAAAATGTAACTGACTTGCAACACTTCTTGTTAAGCTGGGAAGATACAATGGCAGCTATTGCTAATATGGATATCGTTATCTCATCTTGTACAAGTGTAGCACACTTAGCAGCCGCAATGGGTAAAGAAACATGGGTCATCGTTCCTATACTCCCGTATCATACGTGGACACCAGGCTCACCTGATGCTAACACAAGCCCATACTACAAATGTGTACAAATCTTTAGACAAACAGATCCAAAGAAATGGGACCCAACATTCCAAAGTCTTTACACTGCACTAGAAGCACGTTTCAACTTAAAACATATCGATCAACCAAATGAGGATCGTGTCACTAAGAAACTTAACTTGGGTTGTGGCTTTAAGAAATTTGATGGATTTGTTAACGTTGATAAATCACCATTCATTGATGCCGATGAACAGGTTGATTTAAGTGTTCTACCTTGGCCATGGAAAGACAACGAATACTCACACGTTGTAGCTAAAGATATATTAGAACATCTAGGAGAAACTGGTAGAGACTTCATTGATGTTATTAAAGAACTATATCGTGTAAGTGAGAATGGTGCTGTTTGGGAAATACAAACTCCACATTGGCGCTGTGATACTGCATTAGATGACCCAACACATAAACGATTGATTACTGTTGCTATGTTTAACTTGTTTAACAAACGTCATATGTTTGAAAAAGCAAATAAAGGTGAAAGTGATTCATTACTAGCATTTGAAGAAGATATTGATATCGAAGTATGTGATACTCAGTTTGAGTATACTGATCCATATCAACAACGTCTATCTAATGGCAAAATAACGCAAGAAGAACTTACTCATGCCCTAAATCACTTGAATAATGTAGCATTATCAACTAGAATGTTAATTCAAGTACACAAACCTGGTCGTATTGACTACAGTGAATTTAAACGGGCATTAGATGGACACAAATCTTAATTTATTCTATAAACGTGATTTTGAAGTAGAACACGCTTACATCATTACTGTAAAAGGTAATGAATCATCTGAACGGTATTCTAAACGATGCCAACTCAGTTGTATGAATGTAGGTATGCAATATAAAGTATGGGATGCCTTCAACGGCATTGGCTCTGAAATTACAGTACCTGACCACAGCGTAGGTGATTCAGTAATCAAAATGCTAAAGATTACAGACCATTACTTAACTAGAGGTGAAGTTGCTTGTGCATTAAGTCACATCAGCCTGTGGGTTCATTGCGCCAAGATTGATAAGCCTATTGTTATCTTAGAACACGATAGCATTATGACTAAGAAGTTTACTTCATATGATTCAGTTAACTCAATATGTTACCTAGGCGGTGCTGAGTGGGCAGAGCAAGGATGGAAAATACATCCAACTATACCACCTCACGCTAGTGAAGGACCTAATTATCTGTTTATCTGTCGTGCCCACGCATATGCATTAGACCCATTAATGGCAAAGAACTTAATCTCGCACGTATTAAAAATGGGTATATGTGCTCCGTTAGATATTATGATGAGAGCAGACTTGTTTAATATTACACATCAAGGTATGTTCGCTTATGATAAAAACATAAACGTAACTACTGACACTACAATTCTAGCTAGACCATTAACCGGTAGAACTACGGAACGTAACGATAAACTTAAAACATGAGATATGTTAAAGAAGCATTTGATGTAACCACAATCACTCAGGCAATGAATGTGGTTCTCAGCTTTGAATCTGATAAACCAGAAAAGTTCCACAAAGAAACACATTTCTTAGTTGATACAATATATAATGAAAACATTATTACTAATCAATCAACTGTATTAGACTTTGGTTGTGGTATGGGTCGTGTTAGTAAAGAACTAATTACTAAGTTTGATTGCTCTGTATTGGGTTTTGATATCAGTGAAAGTATGAAAACTTTTGCTACCCTATATGTTTCTAACCCAAGGAAGTTTAAAATAATATCACAACTACCCGATGAAAATTCAGTAGATGTATGTTTAGCGGTATTTGTATTACAACACGTAGAGAACCCACAACAAGAGATAGAAAAGATAGTCAATACGCTAAAACCAAACGGTTACTTAGTTTTAATAAATGAAGATAACAGATTCATACCCAGTGATGTAGACTCTAAGGGCTTTGTTATCTGGGATAATGACTACTTCAATGTGTTTACTGCAATAGAGAAACTCTTAACTAAAGTAAAAGAAACACCCTATATCAATCCTGAGAAGAATATAGTTATATATAGAAAGCAATAATGTACAAATTTAGCATGGATTTTAATTGTGGTAAGGGTGCAATGACTAATGTTGGTCACTTAGTAAACACATACGGAGTACCAAATACAATTGTAGAAATTGGTGTGTTTGAAGGCTCTACAACATTTTGGATGAGTGACCAACTTACACCGTATAATCCTAACCTGAAAATATATGCAATAGACCCGCATATTGGTAGTAATGATATGAGCGAGGATTTTAATATTGTAAAACAAAACTTCTTAGATAATCTTGGGTTCAATAAAAATAACAATGTAACTTATATACAAAAACATAGTACAGATGGACTAATTGATTTGATTAATAACAACGTCAACGCAGAGTTTATATATATTGACGGAGATCACAAAGCAAGCGAAGTATTAACAGACTTGGTATTAGCTTGGAAAATACTACGTGTAGGTGGAGTTATTTTATGTGACGATACCACTACTTGGCGTTATACCGACAAAAATGGCACACAATCAGCACAGATGAGTGTGCGAATGGCAGTGGAGATGTTTATACAATGCAATTGGCATAAGTTAAACATATTGAATATTCCAGACGGATCACAGACATCATTTATTAAGACACAAGAATGAAAACGGCAGCATATACAATCTGTAAAAATGAACTTCAATACGTAGAGAAGTGGTTATACTATACCAAAAAATTTACATATAGAGTGATACTTGATACCGGTTCAACTGACGGGACTTGGGAAATGTTTCAAGAGGCTGCAAAGGTCGATCCTAATCTGATTATTGAGCAAAAGATATTCACCCCATGGATATTTAATGTAGCACGTAACTACAACTTAGATATGATTCCTACTGACGTAGATTGGTGTTTAAGTCCGGATCTAGATGAATATTTCAGTATCAATGTGTTAGCTGAAATGAAAAACACAATGGAAGCTAATCCTACTGTTACTAACATATCGTGTGATAGATTAGATTTATATACAGAAAATGTTAGAGTAGGTCCTCCTAACTTTTTAGGTACAAACAAAATACATCGTAGACACGATTATACTTGGGCACAACCTATCTATGAACATCTTTGGTTTAAGCACAAAGATAGATATGAAGTTGAAATATATAATGAAAATATCTATCTAATACATGACCAAGATTTTAAAAAACAATCTCGCCCTGAATTGTATATAAAAATGTTAAAAGATGAGTTTGAAAGCAATCCAACTAACTGTTGGACTTTATGGTACTTGTTGGCGCATTATTATAAAATAGAAGATTTAGAAAACTATGTTACTTGCGGGATAGTGTTTATCAATCACACTCACAAAGATGAAAGATATACACAGGTACGCGGCATATTAACTTACATCTATCAGAATGTACCATTAGACATATTATTGAAATCAAAATTATTAGAAACTTTAGGAAAAAATCCACCTAACTGATATTTTAGTTATACAAAAAAACAAGAAAAGTTAATATAAATATAATATAAGGAACATTTAAAATGAGTACAATTAAAACAGGATATTGGGTAAGGGTAATAGATAATTCAGTAACAGACTGCTGGGACTCCGCACCACCTGCAGGTCAAGATGGTTGGAATGAAGCAGTTGAAATAATCCCTGATCTAATACAAAATCGTGAAATAATGACCACACACACATTTGATCTTAGTAAAAGTCCAGTTGAAATTATTTGGGGTAAACGTGATTTAGAAATAGATGAACGCAAAGGTTCGTTAATCGGACAAGCTAATGGATTATTTCAGCAGGTTGTTTACCAACAAATACAACTACAACTGAGTGCTAATCCTGCAGAAGAATTTGATACTAGTTTGGTTAGTGCTGCCAAAGAAACATTATTAGCAAAAATAGCTCAAATTGAAGCCGCTACGACACATGAAGAAGTAGACGCTTTGATGTAAAATAAATGGTTATACTGTCTCTATTATAAATATTTTACAGGAAATAGTATGACACCACGTATTCTTATTACGGGCTTACCGAGCTCGGACAAAATCCATCTAGCACATATTTGCAAGAGTTTAGGCTTGAAGTAATGCAAAAACTAAATGTGGTATTAAGGACCTGTGATAAAGCCTCATTGGCAAGTAATCGCATTGTGCCAAAAGACGAATGTGTAAAAAGATGTTATAACTCACTAGTAACGTCATTAACTAATTATAATAACCCTTTTAGTTTACACGTAATTGATGATGATTCTTCCATTGAGACTAAACAGTTCTTACATAACCATTTTGCTAATGCTACAATACAAGATGTAGTAGTTGATCCAACAATTGAATTTAAAGATATTAAACAAAAATCTAGATATAGTTTAAAGATTGCATTAGACTACATTAGTCAGTTACCGGACGATGAACTTGTTTATCTAGTAGAAGATGACTATTTGCATTATCCAAATAGTATTGCTACAATGATAGATGCAAGAAACTATTTAGAATCTATTAGTCCTGAGTTAACTATATGTATTTTTCCTCAAGATTTTAATCAACTATACTATCATCCACAGAATCCCTTCAACGGAACATATGTTTATCCCTGTATGGTTATACCAGGACCAGATAGATATTATAGAAATACTTGGTTTACACACGAATCATTTTTAATACCAGTAAATTTATTTAAAAAATATAAAGAAGAATTTTATAGTTTATTGGATATCGGCACAATAGAAGGCTATTGGGAAGGTAACACAATAAGTAAAGTATGGCAACAACCTGAAGTTAGGATGATGATGCCTATGAAAACTTTAGCTATTCATTTAGGGGAAGCTAAAGATATATCTTTTTATGTAAAAGATTTGGAAGAATTATGGGAACAAAACAAAATATCTTAATAGTAGGGGCAGGCTTTGCTGGTAGTGTAGTAGCGAGAGAACTTGCAGAAAACAATTACAACGTAATAGTTATTGATAATAGAGACCATATTGGTGGTAATGCATATGACTATATCAATGAACACGGATTACGCATTCATAAATATGGACCGCATATCTTTCATACTAGTAACAAAAAAGTATTTGATTGGGTTAGTAAATTTACCGAGTGGACATTCTATGAACATCACGTGTTGGCGTTACTGGAAAGTGGCAAATATGTACCGTTTCCGGTTAACACAATCACATTAGAAACAGTAAAAAAAGAAGATATAAACAATACATTTTTTGAACCCTACAGTAAAAAGATGTGGGGAGAACATTATAAAACACTAAGCAAAGACGTATTAAATCGAGTTAGTACTAGAGATAATGACGACAGTAGATATTTTAGAGATGAATATCAATATCTACCGACACACGGATATACGACATTATTCACTAATATATTAAATCATCCAAACATTACCGTTAAGTTGAATACGATGTTTGATAAGAGTATGGAAGATAATTATGATCATATCTTTAATTCTATGCCCATAGATGTATATTATGATTTCATATACGGGGAATTACCATATAGGTCTATTAAATTTCATTCAATAACGTTTCCCTCACCCAGTATGTTACCTACTACCGTAGTTAATTTTACTGATAATGGTTCGTTTACCAGAATGACTGAATGGAATAAACTACCCAATAATATTAATACGGGTAATACAACATTAACATTTGAAGAACCTTGTGATTATAAAGACAATAATAATGAACGTTATTATCCAATTGATACATATAGAGAGTTATATAAGAAGTATAAAGCTATCGAAAATACAAAAAATACGTTTATTGGACGTTGTGGAATGTATGTGTATATTGATATGCATATGGCTATTAGTTCATCATTAGAAACTGCCCATCAATTTTTGGAACAAAAAGCTTGATATTTACTACAGGTTATGTTAGAATAGTGTATGAAAGTTTTTGTTAATGGAACGTTTGATATATTACATATGGGTCATTTAGACTTATTAAACTATGCAAAGAGTTTAGGCACATATCTATTGGTTGCAATTGATTCTGATAATCGTGTAACCGAGAAAAAAGGTAGTGATAGACCATTCAACAAAATAGATAATAGGGTAGCATTACTCAGTAATTTAAAAGCAGTAGATAAGGTATTAGTATTCAATACTGATTTTGAGTTAGAGAGTATCATTGAACAATACAAGCCGAACATTATGATAGTCGGAAGTGATTGGAAGAATAAAAAAGTAATAGGTTCGGAGTATGCTGAGGAATTAGTATTCTTTGATAGGGTAATAGATGAATCAACCACAAAGACAATTGAAAATTATATTAATAGGCGACACCTGCATTGATGAATATCAATATGGTACAGTAGATAGAATGAGCCCTGAAGCTCCTGTACCTGTTTTTGTTCCTAAACACACTGAAACTAAATCAGGTATGGGAAGTAATGTTAAAGAAAATCTATTAGCATTGGGACTAAATGTCACCTCATTCTTGGGAGACCCATCTAAAAAGAAACGTTTAATAGATGCAAAGTCTAAGCAACATTTAATGCGTATAGATGATGATGTAAAGTCTAATCCCTGCAATTTAGATTATGTAATGAAATTTCTAGAAGGTAGTGATGCTGTAGTTATATCTGATTATGCTAAAGGATTTGTCACAGAAGATTTTATTAAGGGTATTAGACAACAGTATGAAGGTCCTATCTTTGTTGATACCAAGAAACGTGATTTAAAACTATTTGAAGGTTGCATTGTAAAGATTAACGAAACAGAATATTCTAGTAGAATTAGTGATTGTTCTAATATGGTATTAACACGTGGTAGTAGCGGGGTATCATATAATAATAAAACATTTAGTGTACCTAAAGTAGATGTGTTTGATGTTTGTGGAGCGGGGGACACCTTCTTATCAGCGTTAACATATGGCTACTTAGTAGCAGACGATATGGAACAAGCAATAGAGTTTGCCATCAGAGCTAGTTCTATTACAGTGCAACACGTTGGTGTATACGCACCTACATTGGAGGAAATAAATGCGACTTGAAGGATTTGTAGAAAAAGGTTGGGGCCACGAATTGATATGGGCTACTACTGATAAGTATTGCGGCAAGTTATTGAAATTCAATAAGGGTGCAAAATTCAGTATGCATTTTCACGCTGAAAAGGATGAAAGTTGGTATATATTAAGTGGATTATTTATGATTAAATTCATTGAAACGCAAGATGCTAGCTTACACGATGTTACATTAAAAGAGGGTGAAGTATGGCGCAATAGACCACTTCAACCTCATCAGGTTATATGCTTAGAAGAAGGTACTATTATTGAAGTTAGTACACCTGATAGTGTAGAAGATAACTATAGAGTATTACCGGGAGACAGTCAGAAATGAAAATTATAGTAGATATTGATGGTACTATTTGTACTACAACTAATGGAGATTATGCAAACGCAGAACCGTATCTATCACGTATAGAACATTTTAATAAGTTATATGACGCAGGCAACGAGATACATTATTGGACAGCACGTGGCAGTAATACAGGTAAGAATTGGCTTGAACTTACACTTAAACAATTGAATGATTGGGGTGTTAAGTATACTACGGCTGAGGTAGGTAAACCTGCATATGATATGTGGATAGATGATAAAGCTTTTAATGTAGGTACATATTTTAGATGAAAATACTATTAACTGGACACAACGGCTTTATTGGCAGTTATATGCTTAAAGCACTAAAAGAACACGATGTTACGACATTTGAATGGTCAGATGGAATTAGACCTAGCGTAATGGAATTCGAATGGGTCATTCATATGGGAGGAATCAGTAGCACCACTGAGCGTGATATAGATAAGATACTTAGACAGAATACAGAGTTTAGCATAGACTTATATGAAGAATGTAAGACGTTTGGAGTTAATATGCAATATTCTAGTAGTGCAAGCGTGTATGGATTAGGGACTGATTTTAGTGAAACAGCACCTGTAGATCCAAGAAATCCATACGCTTGGAGCAAGTATTTGTTTGAAAGATATGTAGAGAAACATCCTACAGGCAGTATAGTACAAGGATTTAGATATTTCAATGTATACGCATCTAATGGTGTAGGCGAAGAACACAAAGATAAGCAAGCAAGTCCATTCTTTCAGTTTTATGAACAATCAAAAACAGGTGAAATACGTGTATTTGAGAATAGTGCAGATCATAAAAGAGATTTTGTACCGGTAGAAGAAGTGATAGATACGCATTTACAGTTTTTAAATATTAAAGAATCAGGTATATTTAATATAGGTAGTGGGAAACCTATTAGCTTTTTAGATGTAGCAAACACATTTAATGTAAAAGTAGTAGAGATTCCTATGCCGGAGATATTGAAAGCTAGTTATCAGAAGTATACGTGTGCTGATATGACTAAAACAAGGAAAACGTTAGCTAATATTGAAAAAAGATAAGTAGTTATCTAATGAATATATTTCAATCGTCTTATGACAATAGATTACAAAGCTGGTACAAATTACGCAATAAAATCAAAAATCTTGATTTATCTCAACAATGTGTAGAAGTAGATAAATGGTGGCAAAATGCACCATTAATTAACTATCATCTTCACCCAAATGAAGTCAGTGAGTGGCCCGGTCCTTGGGATCTTTTGGTAGAAAACACCTACTGTACACTTGCAAGGGGTCTAGGAATGTGTTATACTCTACTGTTAATGGATATTTCTGATATAGAATTTGTATTAGCAACGGATGTACAGGGCGATGACATATCATTAGTCTTGGTTGACAACGCAAAATATATACTGAATTACTGGCCAGATACGGTGATAAGTAATAATCTAAAAGATTTTAAAATAGTACGCAAGTTAGATATAACAACAATTAATAAGAATATAGGGTAAAAAATGAAAATACACGTCACCAAACGAGATGGGACAAAAGAGCCATTAATGTTAGAAAAATGGCAAGCACAAGTGGCAAAAATATGTGTAGGGATAGCAGATGTTAGCCCGTCAATGGTAGAAATAAAATCACAACTACACTTCTATGATGGGATTTCAACCAGACAAATTGACGAAATTACTCTACGTGCTGTAGTTGACTTGATTGACGTAGAAAATAATCCAGATGTAGGACATACAAATTATCAATATGTAGCAGGTAAACAACGTCTGTCTATGTTACGTAAAGATGTTTATGGGGATTATTCACCTCCCAGTCTTTATAATATTGTAACAACTAATGTAGCTACTGGTTTATATACACCGGAGTTACTAGAATGGTATACTGAAGAAGATTGGAACAAAATGGATGACCTGCTTGACCACTCTAAGGATGAACAATATAGTTATGCCGCTATTGAACAATTGATTGAAAAATATCTTGTCCGCAACCGTTCAACAAAACAAACATATGAAACACCACAAGTTAGATATATGATCGCAGCCGCAACAGTATTTCATAAAGAAGAACCTAACAACGCAAGGCTGCGCTATATAAAGGAATATTATAATGCCGCAAGTGATGGATTATTTACTCTGGCTACTCCCGTCCTTGCTGGTCTCGGCACCCCTACTAAACAATTCAGTTCGTGTGTACTTATTCGCAGTGATGATGACTTGGATAGTATTTTTGCTTCTGGTGAAATGATGGCAAAATATGCTAGCAAACGTGCTGGCATTGGTCTCGAAATTGGTAGACTACGACCATTAGGATCACCCATTCGCGGTGGCGAAATTATGCACACCGGCATGATTCCGTTCTTAAAGAAATGGTTCGGTGATTTAAGAAGTTGCTCACAAGGAGGTATCCGCAATGCAAGTGCTACTGTTTTTTATCCTATTTGGCATCATCAGTTTGATGATCTTATTGTCCTTAAAAACAATCAAGGAACAGAAGAAACCCGAGTCCGTCATATGGATTATGGGGTTGTGCTTAGTGCATTCTTCTGGAGACGATTTAAAAACAAAGAACAAATAACATTCTTTGACCCCAATGAAGTTCCTGATTTATACGAAGCATTTTACAAAAACACAGAACTATTTGAAGAACTATACGTAAAATATGAAAAACGTAAAGACTTAAGAAAGAAAACAATGTCTGCTGAAGAAGTATTCAAGTCAGGCATATTAAAAGAACGAACAGATACAGGACGTATCTACTTAGTGTTCGTTGATAACGTTATGAATCAAGGTCCATTTGATCCTGAATATCATACAATTTACCAGAGTAATTTATGCTGTGAAATTCTTTTACCTACTAAATCCTTTAAACGTTTGGATGACAGCGATGGTCGTATCGCTCTTTGCACATTGGGCAGTATCAATTGGGGTGCGTTCCGTAACCCAGAAGATATGCGCCGTGCTTGTCGCATATTGCATCGTAGCCTCAATAACATTCTTGACTATCAAGACTTTCTATCCATTCAGTCTAAACTATCAAACGATGAAATCAGACCTCTTGGAATTGGAATTACTAATCTTGCCTACTGGCACGCCAAGCGAAGTCTTAAGTACGGAGAAAAAGACTCCTTGGCTGAAGTCAAGACGTGGATGGAACACTTATCCTTCTACTTAACTGAAGCAAGTGTAGAACTAGCACAGGAACGCGGTAGATGTGAACATAGTGATAAAACAAGATATGGTCAAGGTATCTTCCCCTGGGAACTAAGAGCTAAAGGTGTTAACGAATTAGCTAACTTTGAACCCGAATTAAACTGGGAAGGACTACGTGCTATGATGCGTAGTCATGGTGTCCGTAATGCTACACAAATGGCTGTAGCTCCTGTAGAATCTAGTTCAGTAGTAATTAACTCTACTAATGGTATTGAAATGCCAATGAGTTTAATTAGTGTAAAAGAAAGTAAAGCAGGAAGTTTTGTACAAGTTGTTCCAGAATATCATAAGTTAAAAAACAAATATCAATTGATGTGGGATCAAAAAGATTGTGATGGTTACTTAAAGACAGCGGCTGTGATTGCAGCCTATGTGGATCAAAGTATATCAACTAATACTTTCTACAATCCAGCACATTTCCCTGAACGTAAAGTCCCAACAACATTGATTGCTAAGAACTTGATGCAGGCACATATGTGGGGATTAAAAACATTCTACTATAGCTTGATTAACAAAGCAGGTAGTAAGAGTCAAGATGAAACTGTATTAGATTTGCCAAGCGGCTTTAATGATATGGATGAAGAGGAAGATTGCTTGTCCTGCAAGCTTTAAGGAAAAACAATGTCAAAACAACAATACAACCTAAACACTAAGACAGATTATTTGAATAGAAAAATGTTTTTGGACCCGGAAGGTCCCGTAACCATTCAAAGGTTTGAGGAGGTGAAATATAAAAAGATTGCAGACTTTGAAACAACGGCACGTGGTTTCTTTTGGATTCCAGAAGAAATTTCTCTAACCAAGGATGCCAATGATTTCAAAGATGCAAGCGATGCGGTAAAGCATATCTTTACTAGTAATCTATTACGACAAACAGCATTAGATAGTTTGCAAGGACGAGCACCAAGTCAAGTGTTTACTCCTGTTGTATCATTACCCGAACTAGAAGCATTGATCTATAACTGGAGCTTCTTTGAGACTAACATCCATAGTCGTTCGTATAGTCACATCATTCGTAATATCTACAATGTGCCTAAAGATGTATTCAACACTATCCACGACACAAAAGAAATTGTAGATATGGCAAGTAGTGTTGGACTTTATTATGATGAGTTACATCAAGTTAATTGCCGTAAAGAGTTAGGTATAGATGTAAATGAAAAAGAACACATCAAAGCCATCTATATGGCATTACACGCTAGTTACGCATTAGAAGCATTCCGCTTTATGGTATCATTTGCTACAAGTCTAGCAATGGTTGAGAACAAAATCTTTATTGGTAATGGTAACATTATCAGTTTAATTCTCCAAGATGAATTGTTACATAAAGGCTGGACTGCTTACCTTATTAATCAAGTAGTAAAAGAAGATAGCAGATTTGCACAAGTAAAATCAGAATGTGAAGCTGAAGTATATCAACTTTACCTAGATGTAATTAAAGAAGAAAAAGATTGGGCTGACTATTTGTTTAAACTGGGACCAGTTATTGGATTGAATGCAACTGTGTTAAAAGACTTTGTAGATTATACTGCTGTAGGAGCATTGAAAGAAATCGGTATACGATATAATAATCCTGCGCCAAAGAGTACACCTATTCCTTGGTTCAATAAACATAGTGACACAAGTAAAAAACAATCTGCATTGCAGGAAACCGAATCAACAAATTACGTTATAGGTGTAATGAGTGAATCATTAAACTATGATGACTTGCCAAATATATAAGGAGAATAAAAAATGAAAGCAATCGTATGGAGTAAATATCACTGCCCTTACTGCGACCAAGCAAAGGCATTGTTAAATCAAAAAGGTATCCAATTTGAAGAAAAGAAAATCGGAGACGGGTATACAAAAGAAGAACTATTAGAAGAAATTCCATCAGCAAGAACAGTACCTCAAATCATCTTAGATGGTGTACTGATCGGTGGTTTCACCGAACTAAAACAAAAATTAACAGAAAGTAATTAATGCAAATAGCAATCCATCCAAATACAGTGTACACATTTAAGCTTAATTCCGGGGAGGAATTAATTGCAAAGGTAATTCAATCAGGTTCAGAGTTTATTCAGATTGAAGAACCAGTATCTATTGCCCCATCACAACAGGGTATGCAAATGATTCCAAGTATTTTTACTGCAAATCCAAAGGGTGAATTTAAGCTAAATACTACTAGTGTTGCAATGTATGCTGAAACTGATGATAACATCAAAGACAAGTACTTAGAAGCAACAACTGGTATTAAAGTACCTAGTAAAAAAATCGTATTGGGATAAAATGGCACAATTAAGTCGTATAGGTGATGCAAATCAAGTTGGCGGTACTATCATTAGAGGTGCCGGCACTGTGTTTGCCAATGGAATTTCTGTTGGATTACACGTTAGTCAAATCACTCCACACGCTCCTTGGCCACAAAAAAGAAACAACCCCCATCCACCACACGCGGCAGCAACTACTACAGAAGGTAGTCCTACAGTTTTTGCCGAAGGTAGTCCGGTACTTAGAGTAGGATCAGGAAACAGTTGCGGTCATAGTATCGTACAGGGTAGTCCTGATGTATTTTGTCCATGAGTGATTCAGCTAAACAAAGTCCATTAGGTGTTAATACATTAAGCTCATTATTGCAAAATATTGGGTTTAATATTAATCCCATAATGGTAAACTTTGTTGGATCTAGTACTAGTACATCATCTGCTGCCAACTTGGGTAATATTGTTAACGATACCTGTTTACGATTACTTACATATGCTATTAATGATGCTTATAGTAGAGGCGCACCAAATGTTACTGTTGTTGCAGGAAACTTTACTGTGGGATCCAGTTATACTATTACATATATAGGTACTACTAACTTTGTAGCTATTGGTGCATCTAGTAATACAGTGGGAGTGACATTTACTGCATCCGGTATAGGATCTGGTACAGGCACAGCAACTACCACTACGTCATATACAGTTGATAGCACAACATACAATAATTTAATATCTATCGGATCTAATAGTATTCCTGCATTAGGTAATAGTCCTCCGTCAACGTTTAATTGGACTGGTTATCCTAATTGGGCAAGTAACTACAATTACACTAATGAAGTAACACGATGGGGTTATACTAGATTATTTGCATTGCAAGGTTATAACGAGTTTAATTACAACAGCGGAATATCAGCCGATAGTGGAGCCTATAAAGATTTTCTATCTGGGTTTATGACAGCATATAGTTTTATTGAATACAGTAATAGTACTATACTAGCAGTAAATAATTCACAAGAATTTTTAGATGGTACTTATAGTAATATGGATGACTTAATTACCGGTGATATTGCCGGTGTAAGTATAGCAACAACTGTATTTGGTCAAGATTTAATTGCTAGTGGCAAAGCTATAAATTTACAATCTATATCAACATTTGGTTTACCTAGTAATTTATTATCAACGTTACAACAAAATAATGCAGTCACTAAATCAGTAAGTCTTGCATTAATTGCAAGTGGCATAACAGTAGCTGAATTGGGAGAAATATTAGGTAACATACAACCAGTTACCAAAGAACAAGAACGTAAAATATACGGAGCATTTGGTATTATTTTGGGACAAGATTTAAAAGATATATTAGTATCATTAAATTGTAAGACTATAGGGTTAGAATCATTGTGTGATTTACTCAATCCCATAAAATTATTCCCAAATAGCTATGCAACATTAACAGTTCCAGTGTATAATACAGTAGGTGGACCTGCTAATAGTAAGATATATTATCCTATATATAGTAATGGTGGCCTGAATAGTAATTTAACTTCTCCTACAGCGCAAGGAATAGTGTAATGGCAGGCATTTTTAATCAAAATTTAAGAGATGATATAAGTGCACCTAGTAGTAGCGCATATGCAACTACCGGCACATCCACTACCAACGTATTACCTGATTCAGGAACAACACAATCAAACATAACAAACATTCAAGTTATCCCACAAGGATTTGGTGCATATTTAGATGGCATATTACCTCCTGATATTGCTACAGCTGCCGGTTCGTTTAGTGTATCAATGCAACAGATTAAAAACATATCAAGTATACCAATTGAAAAGTTTGCACAAGTAGTTAATAGTTTAGAAACAACTAAGGGATTAAATGTCAATGGCTCTAGTGTTCCTACTGATACAACGTTAGCAAGTCAGGGATTAGCGTTAATTGCGTTAGGCAATGGACCGTATAATACATATACGATGAGTAACTTCTTAGGATGTATGAGTGGATTACCCTATCTTGGTATAAACATTACACCTCTCATTCAGCAATTAGAAACAACTAATCTATATACGATTTATAAAAATTTATATCTAGCAGTAACTTGGGAACAAGCAACTGCTACTTGGAATGGTACAACATTTACTTATACAAACAAAGGTGGTGGATATGCATCTGCACCAACAGTTACAGTAGGTGGCAATCCAGCAACAGCAACAATAGGTACAGATCCTAATAATATAACTACTTTTGGAAGAATTATATCTATAAGTTATTCAGGCGTAGCCGGCACTGTGGTGATTAATGCACCTCCCGGTGGTGGTTGGCCTACTATGAATACTACGGTACAGACTTATATTGATGCCGCTAATGCAGAGATAGCAAGTATCAGAAATGCACAACCTGCACTTGCGCAACAATTAATAACTAATTGGAATACCACTGGAACATTATTATCAATAGAACAACGTGCAATTGCAACAGGATTAGCAATTGGTGTACCTAATAGTTCTCCTGATTATGAGAGAGAACCTACGATAGCTAGCTATCCTGGCACTCAATATGCATTTGTTGATACTATACCTAATTATGCAATGTTTACTCAACCTAATATGTATTCACAAACATTAGAAGCTATTGCAAATTATAATACGGTCGGCGGAAGAAGTATAGTAGCAATGTTACGTCAAGCACGTAATCAAGCTAGATTACAAGAAGCTGGTATTCCATTAGATAACAACATAGATAATACATTAACTAAAAATCAACAATCAGAGTTAATTGCAAACGGTACATTGGCAGGTAGTGCACCGGCAACATTAATAACTGACATTGGATCTCCTGATCCATATGGTTATTATGACCCAACTACTGAACTTTATTATAGTGACGGTGTTGCAATAGATACCGGTCAAGCAAATGAACCAGGCAGCTTTGCTGGTTCACGTTATCAGAACTTAATAAGTCCTGAACTTTCAGTAATATATACTTCTGATATATTATTACCCGCAACTTATCCTGTACAAGAAGCAATTGATGAAGTAATTCGTTGTAATTGCGATTGTTGGGATAACATTTAATACCATATTGCTTAGTAATAAGCAGAAAGGAAACATTATGTTTTTATGGAAATTCAACCTCCCTCAAAAAATACTAACTATAATAGTATTGTGTATGGGTCTATTAACTGCAGGATCAACTAATATAAATTTGGCTAAGGAAAAACAAGAAGAAAAAGTTGTTGAAGTTGTTGCTAAATTAGTAGATCCAAAACAATTAAAATGTTTAGCTAAAAATATATTCTATGAAGCAGGTGGTGAACCGTTGATTGGGCAAGCGGCAGTAGCACGGGTAGTGATGAATAGAATAGCATACGGTTTTGAAAAGAACCCTTGTGCAGTTATATATCAATCAAATATGATAGATAGGTTAGTTGACGATGAAATACAAAAAGTAAAACTATGTCAGTTTAGTTGGGTTTGTGAAGGTAAAGGGGAACCTAATCAAAACAACCCAACATATAAACAAGCTGAACGTGTTGCATATGAAGTATTAGCATATGATGCTTATATAGATGTACTGCCAAAAACAGCATTGTTTTTTCATAACTTGCAAGTGGATCCATTATGGCCATATAAGCAAGTAGCTAAGATCGGTAATCATATCTTTTACAGTAAAAATAAGAAGACAAAAAATTCCCAAAAGACTGTAGCTTCTAATGAAAATAAGATATAATATACAATGATTGAAAAACCAAATTCAGCTAACGGTGTCAGTAGTTATGATTCTACTAGTTCCGGATCGTTGATACATTTCTTTAATCGCAACGTAACACCATATGCTACTGAAAGTTCAGGACCTAAATTTGATTTAGTACCAGTAGAAAAACATAAAGACATTATGCTTAATGTAGCACGTTTACATGCCAAACAAGAGTATGATAGAATCATGGAACTGGTTGAAGTATTACAAAAGCAAGCTGAACAGATTAAACATAGACTTGATTTGACTGATATGGTTCACGCCGCTAAATATGATTTTCAATTATCAAATGGTAACATATATTGGTTACTCTTTGATATACGTAAACAGTTTACAAGATTAAGTATTCATGGACCTAATGATTGGTCTGCTGGTAAGCCGATTGACTATGAATATATTTGCAAAGTTAAATGGTTAGGTGACCACACTTGGATAGAGGTAGAAGATGATAAGTAGTAGTCCAGATAGAAATACTTTTCAAAAAGAAGGTTATATTAAACGTTGTGAAGAAAAAGGTGAAGAGCCTAATCCCGACTATATTCAAATGTATAAAACTTGGCAAGAACAAGATGAAGCTAATATCGTAGATCCCGACTGGCAAAAAGACAACATGGAGTATGACCTTCGTAGTACTCAATGGATCGTAGACAAAGCTAAATTAGACGATGTTTATGCACAACATTTGTATGCCTCAATGTGTAACAATGATTTTATTAAAAATGATGTGTGGCCCATACTAACTGAGAAACGTTGGAGTTGTAGTTGGAGACACGCCGGCGGTATTATTGCTGATATGCAAGGCAAGGGTGATTACATTGACTGGTACTGCAGTGGTATCAGGGATGCCAAGATACTAGATGATGATGAATTTCGTGCCCTTACTAAGGAACTGCAAGAAGCATATATACAAAGTAAAAAGTTTGTACCAGAAAGTTGTGTAACTGATGAAATACGAGAAGATTTGTTAAAGTTAGGTTGGATAGTAGTAGACGAAGAAGCTGAAGCATACTAAATACAATACATACAAGGAGTATATATCATGTTAGAAACATTATTTTGGTTAGCACTAGGTGCTTTTATTGGTTGGAATTTCCCTCAACCTCAGTTTGCAAAGAACATTCAAACAAAGATTTTGACTATGTTCAAAAAGGATTGATAATCCTCACAAACGGGCGCACCTAGATAAATAGTTATATGAAAAATAAATATGGCTTATTAATATGTTGCTCGCATTGTGGAATTGGGTTTATAACTAAACCTAGATTTTTAGAGTTTTGTTCAACTCCTTGCAAAAACCCGATAAATCGAGTAGGCAATATACCTTGGAACAAGGGTATAAAAATGACACCTGACCAAAAGTCTAAATTAAACACAGAAGGTCTTAAAAAGGGTCATGGATGGAACAAGGGGAAAGATAATCCAAGACAAAAAGAAAAATGGACTGGTTCATCAAATCCAAATTGGGAAGGAAAATTAAACGTTCAACGACCTAAAAAACAAATAAATGATGAGTTAGTTAAATACAAGAGAGAATGTAATAAAGCAACACGCCGGACTCTATATAGACTTAGAGAGCAAAATCTAATGCCAGTTACTGGCAAAAGGAAAACAGATATTCAATTGGATCATATCATACCTTTTAAACAGGGATATGAACTTAAAATTGATCCTATGATTATAGGACATCTATGTAATTTAAGATTTATAACAGGTGAAGAAAACAGAAAGAAATGGGACACGTTTCAATCTGAGGAAATAGTTAATAGTATATTGGAGAACTATAATGGCATATTCAGATAAAGTAGTTGACCACTACGAAAACCCACGAAATGTGGGAACTTTTGATAAGGAGGACACGCACGTTGGGACTGGTATGGTAGGAGCCCCGGCGTGTGGTTGTTGGAGATGTAATGAAACTCCAAATAAAAGTGAATAAAGAAACAGGAATTATAACAGATGCCAAATTTAAAACATATGGGTGCGGGTCAGCAATTGCTAGCTCAAGTCTTGTCACAGACTGGGTCAAGGGTAAAACATTGGATGAAGCAACATCAATTAAAAACTCCCATATTGCCGAAGAACTCAGCCTCCCCCCAGTCAAAATCCACTGCAGTATCCTTGCCGAAGACGCCATCAAAGCCGCAGTAAATGATTATAGAGAGAAATATAATGGCCAATGATTTAGCAAAATTTTTAAATTCACAACGCCGTCATAGGGACGAAACAGCAGTTAAAAAACAAGTTAAGATAGCAAAAGCACACGGATTGACTAATAAAGATAAAGCAGTAAAAGAACCTCATCGTTTAGCTAAACATCACGCTATGGATTGCGGCAATCCAGAGTGCTATCTATGTGGCAACCCTCGTAGGACACACAAAGACACATTAACAGCACAAGAAAAACGATTGTACCAAGATGTAGAGAAAACTACAGATAAACATAGTAACGGCTTACCATCTAGTGAAGAATAAGGTACCCGTTTCAATGTATAAATAATACTGAGTATGTTATACTCATACAGACTACACACAAGGAGAAAATATGAAAACAGTCGGTGATAAATTAGAAAAATTTGTAATAACAGGTGTTAAGCCAGGACAACCGGAAGATGCGTTCTTCCCAATTACAGAAGAAAGTTTTGCAGGTAAATGGAAAATTATCGTTTACTATCCAAAAGACTTTACATTTGTATGCCCAACAGAAATTGTAGCATATGACAAATTGACACAAGACTTTGCTGATCGTGATGCAGTATTACTAACAGGTTCTACTGATAATGAGTTCTGTAAAGTAGCTTGGCAAAAAGCACATCCAGACTTAGCAAAGATTAGTCATAATCAATTTGCTGATACCGCAAGAGAAGCAGACGAAGGTTATGATCAAGAAACAGATAAATGGACAAAGAAACTTCCAGAAGGTCTAGCAAATCAACTTGGTATCTTTTACAAACCTGCAGGAGCGGCATTGAGAGCAACCTTCATTGTTGACCCAAATAATGTTATTCAACACGTTACTGTTAATAATTTAGATGTTGGTCGTAGCCCAGAAGAAACATTGCGTGTATTAGATGCATTGCAAACCGGTGAACTATGCCCTTGCAGTCGTCCAATTGGTGGTGAAACACTATGAATCCAATCACCTTAAATGGTGATTGGGTACAATCTGTAAAAGATAGTATCCCAGATCACTCTAAAGATATCAAACTAAACATTGATGCAGTTATTAATCGTTCAGGGCTAGATCCAGTAGACACACACGCTATTGCTTATGTATCAGCATTAGCCGCAGGCAATGGTGGTTTAGCGTTTGAGATTGAACATAACAGTCCATTGTTCAGTAATGAAGCAGAGCGTGAAGCCGCAAAGACAGCCGCAAGTCTCATGGGTCAAAACAACGTATGGTACCCATTCGTTGAGATGGCAGGAGATGAAGGCATGAAGGGTTTACCAGCTGGCTTGCGTATGAATGCGTATGCTACACACGGTGGTGTATCTAAGAAGAAATTTGAAATGTATTCATTAGCCGCAAGTATCATTGGTAAATGTCATTTCTGTGTAAAAGCACATTATGATACACTAAAAAAAGAAGGAATGACTACTCAAGAATTAATGGCAATTGGTCGCATTGCGGCGGTTGTTAATTCTATAGGTAAAGTTTCTATTTAACTATCAGGGAAGTTTCTATTAAACCAATCAATAGTTTCTTCCCATGATCTCCTATTACTCCAACGAATAGTTACTATTCTTCTAATATCATTGTCAAAATTCCAAGCCTGATGCGGAGTGTCAGTTCGTACTAATGCTACTTTTCCGTGATTCCATTCATCAATTGGTTCTCCGTAATTATTAAACCATGCTTTATAAAACACTCCTGCATTGTTGTTTTTTAAAGTAACTCCGATGGCAGCTGGATTAAACCATCTCATAACACCCTGACCGTTAATTATAATATTAAGACTAGGCCAATATGGTTCTAGTGTAGAGGCATCTAAATCTATATGAATACTTTTTTTATCTGCTCCCGGAATCATAGAAAATACTAGACTATACAATGTTCCTAATTCTGATAGTTTTTTGTATATGTTATCTTGCAAATAAAGTTTAGGATCACACCTAGATACATGAAATTCTTTATTTTCTGGTAGTTCAGGTATTACATTAAAATCTTTAATAAAATAAGATGTTGGTAAATCTAAAAGATGATGATACTTCATTGCTGTCATTTTATACTTTCATTAGTTTTGACCAATCAAAGTTAAATGTATTGTCAATTTTTTCGTATATTATCCATTGTCGAGTATATTGTATAGTTACTGGAAAGTTAACTTCATGCAGACCACTATAAAATATATTATGAGGTTCTCGACTGTTGATTCTTCCTGGCTTCTCACCTAATCTATTACGTTTGAAAATTTGGATAATATTCTTGTTATATTCATTGAATGAAAGAGCTATCATTTTTATATTCTTATTCATAGCCCATTTTTTATGTTCTACTAATAGATAGTCTTTGTTTAACGCTAAATGCCGATAATTTTTACTAACCCAAGTACGAACACCTGCAATTGCAATATCCTTACTGAAATCACTAATATACACTCCGCCACACGCTATGATTAAATCATTCTCGTATAGTATATAAAACTCGCCGTTAGTACCGTCGAATCGTTTGGTATTATTTAATATGTAAGGTAGAGTACTTACATTTGTTTCCCAATCTTCTGTCCAAAGGTTTACGCTTGCAGGTTGATCTACCTCAAGTGATTGTGTTTTTAAAAAATTAAAAAACTCAGCATCATCAGCTAAATCACTATAACGTACTATTTTCATTGGGTAGATACTTTTCAAGATAAATATATTTATGTTCACTGCCAGCGCAAAAAATCTTTCAATACTTCAACTATTATCGCTAGTATTGACTATTGCTGGATTTTTTGTCTTTGAATTTACTTGGGAAGCATTACCGTACGTATTAATAGGTTATTTTCTACTCAGTGGTATAGGTGTAAGTATGATGCTACATCGTTATTATTCGCACCATTCCTTTGAATTTAAGAGTAATTTTCTTAAATGGGTATGCACTTGGTTTGCTATTGTTGCTGGTCGTGGTAGCCCATTAGGTTGGGTATACGTCCATAGAACTCATCATAAGTTTTCAGACACCCCGCAAGATCCACATGATCCATCAACTGTAGGTTGGAAGATATTCTTTCCGCATTTGATACATTATGGAGATACTATTAATAAACGCATAATTATTGATATGTTGAATAAACCACATATCAATATTAACAAGTATTACTTGCTGTTTATTATTCTTTGGTCGGTTGCATTACTGATGATATCACCTGCATTATTCTATTTCTTCTACGTGATACCATTTACTTTGTCATACATTGCGCTTGACTTGTTTGTATTCTTGTCCCATACGTTTGGATATAGAAACTTTGAAACTAAAGACTCAAGTAAAAACAACTGGTTTATATCATTGATATTATGGGGTGAAGGATGGCATAATAACCATCATAAAAATCCTGGAAATTTTACTACTAAAATAAAATATTGGGAAGTTGACCCAATTGGATATTGTATTGATATTTTTAGGAAAAAAACATGATAGAAAATTTAGAAGATTTTTTTTATCACATTGACTTAGAATTTACATTTATTGATGACATATACACAGAATTGAATAAGGCAGAATGGTATACTAGTAAACACAGGCAATGTCGGGCTGACATTAGTAAAGACCTAAGATTCTTAATTCAAAATGTGATGCCTTTTAAAATTGACGATGCTGGATTCTTTAAAAATGAACCTGGATGGGATTATGGAATACATAAAGATAGCAAACGATTTGCCGCAGTTAATATGCTAATGGTTGAAAATTCTAATAACTTTTGTGCGTTTGTGTACAATAATAATTTAAAAAATAAAGAACTTATCCCATATGCTAAAAATAAATTAGTATTACTTAACACCAAACAATTTCATAGTGTATCAAATAATAGTAAAACGGATGTGAGATATTTGCTATCATTGGGTTCAACTGAAGAATCATTTGAGTCAGTAAAAAATAAGTTTAAAAAAGATGCTATGTATAAAAACAGAATACACCTCGACTAAATAAGTGACACTATAAAATACTTTTATGACACACTACCTATCATCAAGCACAAAAGGTGCACAAATATTTATGATCCTATCATTGATAGGTACTATCGCAGCCTTTGGAATATATGGCATAACGGCTAATGCATTATTATTAATACTTATAGGATATTTTATGTACGGATGTTTGGGGATAGTAGTCACGTATCATAGAAGATTAACTCATAATAGCTATACTACCTATCCTTTATTAACTAAAATTTTATCCGTGTTTGGTTGTTTTGCGGGTACAGGTAGTCCACTAGCTTGGGTTGCTATACATATTAATCATCATTTAAAAAGTGATAAGCCATCAGATCCTCATAGTCCTTTATATAAAGGCTTAAGCATTTTCAAACTCGACTATGTAAATGAAGTAGATACCGATACTAAATGGCGTATGCGTGGGCTTGTTACCGATAAGTTCCAACAGTTGTTGCACCGTTATTACTTTGCTATAATTGCATTTTATAGTATAATATTGTATATGATTGGTGGCTTTTGGCTAATGATATTCCTACATTGGGCTCCTGCATTACTTACTGGTGTAATGAGTAACGTAGTTAATTATGTTGGACATAAACCTGCATGGTGGGGAAGCTATCGTAGCTACAATTTAAATGACCAAAGTGCTAATAATTGGTTATGGGCCATCCCTAGTTGGGGAGAAGCGTGGCACAATAATCATCACAGATTCCCCAAAGACTACACATTTAAAAAGCAGTGGTGGGAATTTGATATATCCGGACTTATCATAAAACTGATAAAAATTTAAATGTTTGTTTTGTATTTTTTACTATGGACTCTAATGTTATATTGGATTCATAGAATAGGTCATTATCTACCTGTGATGCGTAATGTACATATGCATCATCATAGATTTGTGCTACAATATAAGACCACATGGCATTGGTCTAATCTGTTCTTGTTCAATGATGATTGGACTAGTACTATAGATTTGTGGCTTACTGAAGTTATCCCCACAATTCTTTTTTCAATGGTAACAGGACAATGGTGGATACTATTATTTTATTATGTTTGGGCAGCGTTTATTCAAGAAACAATTGAACACAATGAAAATTTTAACATTCCTATATTAACTAGTGGCAAATGGCATTTAATACATCACCGCTCTACTTTTAATTACGGGTTGTTTACTCCCTTATGGGATATAATATTTAGGACATATACACGTGTACACAAGTGAAAACAATTGGTATCAATGGCAATATGGTGATGAACCACTATTTGGTCGTCAAACAAGTAATTTGCCGTTTAACACATTCTACGGTAAATCAAATACGCCAATTGGTTCCTTTAAGGAAGAATTACAGAAGGCAGCAAAAAGTACATTGGATCATTACCCCGGATTAAAACCTTGCATATTCTTTAGTGGTGGGGTAGATAGTGAATTGATTCTACGTGCTTATTTAGATATAGGTGCTAATCCTAAAGTATACATTGTACGATATGAAAACGATTTAAACATTTATGATGTAAGTTATGCTATAACCATTTGTACAATATTAAAAGTTGAATATAATTTAATAGATTTTAATTTACAACAATTTTATGAAAATGATGCTGAAAAAATAGCAGAGGATGCTCAGATAGATCGTCCTAGAATGTTACCTCATATTAAATTTACCGAATGTGCAGATGGATTAATCATTGTAGGTCATAGCGATATACGATGGTATAGGCCGCATGATGATTATACTAAAAAAGCTACGTGGTTGGCACAAGATTTTGAGCATGATATTGGTTGCGACAAATACAATATATTGCACAATCGTCCTGCAATTTATCAATGGTGGAAATGGACGCCCGGCTTAGTAATATCTTATACTCAACTTAAATGGTTTAAACAATTAGTCAATGATGAAATAATAGGAAAATTAGGACTTAATTCCTCAAAACTATCAGGATTTAGAGAAGCATATCCCGATCTGATAACTAGAGAAAAACAAACTGGTTTTGAAAAGACTGATGAATTGATAAATGAATTTGAATCTTTCCTCAAACAAAAATATAAAGGTTTACCTTATAGACAACTAGTAAATAGAACGTTAGATGAACTATTGACGGAGATAATTGGAATCCCGCATGATATTAAGTAATAAAACCAATGGTCATTACATTGTCAATGGTGTCTCTACTGGCAACAAATTGCAAGCAATACTTGAGGCCAGCAAAACAAAATCGGAATTAAGTTGGAACTTCTATGATGATGTATTTTCTGCAGCCAGTATTAAATTCAATAGCAATCACATATTGCTTAAAGAATTATATAGAGCAAGAGCCCAGCAATTAAGAGATAGTAATGACTATCTAATCCTAAACTATAGTGGTGGTAGCGATAGTCATAATATACTAATGACTTTTTTAGAGTATGGAATAAAATTAGATCATATTTTTGTTCAATGGCCAGAACAACTAATGGATAAAGGTATATATACTCCTAATAGTTTAGACAGAACCAACGCAAATTTCCACAGTGAATGGGATTTAGTCTTAAAGAAAGACTTAGAGTGGCTAGGTAAAAATCATCCTAAAATTAAAATTGAGATAGCAGATTGGACTAATACAGTAAAAGAGCAATTTTACAAAGATGATATATTTGCCAATGATGTTAGTAACTTACCTAGTATTGCCAGAGCGCAAAAACAAAACACATTTAGTGTAACAGAAGGTACACTAGCACTTCAGGGCAAAAAAGTGGCTAGTATATTTGGGGTTGATAAGCCGTGTGTGGTTCATAAAGAAGGTAAATGGTTCTTTTACTTTGTTGATACTGCTTGTATGGCTCAACCAAATCCCGATAATCCACACGGTACTGAGTATTTTTATTGGTCTCCTAATTTTCCTGATATTGCAGTGGCACAGGCTCATATGATGAAACGTTATTTTAAAATAAATAATACCAAAGCATACTTAGTACAGGCAACTTCTGATCGTATAAAAGTAGACCCGTCATTTGTTAATATGAGTTATAAACATCATTACCTTGAATATACACAAGTAACCGAAATTGCAAAACTAGTTTGTTATCCATATTGGGACTTCAATCGCTTTCAAGCAGATAAACCTTTTGCAATATTAGATGGCTTTAAATTGGGTACAAGGGCGTGGGATAATATTTTGACAGAAGTTCCTGATTTCGAACGAATACAGCAAGCATGGCAATATCATTGGAAAAGCTACTTGAATCAAATTGATATGCGTTTTATGCGAAACCAAGATACCTTATCGGTTTGTAAAACTAAATGGCATTACTTGTGTAATGACTAAATAGATATCATGTTCACTGTAATTAAAAAACAAACAAGACCAAATAAAGAAACATTGTTTTATACAGAAAAGTATCCTACGGTAGAAAAATACAATATGTATTTTCATGAAAAGTACATAAAGACTGGTAAATTCATTAAGTCAGAAAAACATATGACTGATGATGGATTAACTATGATTGGTACAACAGTTTGGCAATCGCATCTTATTTTCTTAGAGTTTGTGACAGATGATGTTTGTTACAATAATGTAATTGAGCCGAGTAATGCTTATAATAAAAGCAATGATATAGAAACAGAATTTTCAATAATAGAGGAATAAAATGCCAACACAGTTAGAGATATGGAAACAATACGATGCAACCGAATTTTTTAATGGAATAACGATACCAGATGATTGGAATACATTAGAAGATTTTGTAGAATGGTATATGAAATCTAAAATGCCAATGATGATACCATTCAATGCAGAAGTAATACGGAGTGATGATGCAGTTGCTATATGTGTATTCCGAAAAGGTAATTACCAAGTAGAATTTTATTTAGAATACCCTAAAATGTACATTCGTAGGCATGCACATCCTAGAATGGAAGTTATTACAATGGAATTAGGTGGCGGTGGGCTTAGTCCTAGACAATCTAACGATGTTTCTAAAATTTGGGGTACCGCTCGCAAAAAGCTAATGCCCGGAGAGTATCATGGTGGAGACACTGTTACAGTATTAAGTACTGGTTTTTGTACTTTAGCGTTTCAAAAATGGGAAAATTCTGAAGAAATGACTAGTGCGGCTGTACATTGGAAAGGTGAATTGCAGGGACCTATTCAAGCAAAATTAATAAAAGAACACCAAGAAACTGCGTTAGTTAAAGATGGATATGCTGATGTTAGCATAGCAATTAATAAAAATTGATAAATATATAGAATTAGGAGATATACACATGTACATTGTGACTGGAAAAATTACTAGACAAACCTTAGCAGATTCATTTTATACTATAGCGGATCCGATCGTTTCGGATGATATACGTTTGTACTGGGTACAAGAATATAAAGAAACAGGAAAATGCATACATATAAATGTAAACCTGTCAGAAAATCAATTAGAATTAGAAACAGTTCAAATATGGGCGGATCAACAAAGTTACCTAGATTACAAAAATGATGCTACTTTAAATAGTGGGTTATTTTCTGTAAGAGATATTTATTGGGCAGCACATGGAATTACCGGTGTAGTTGTCAATGAAGAAACAGTTTAAGTAGATTTAAAACTCTCAATGAGTTTTTTGTGTTTAGGGCCCATTGAAGTACCGGAATACTCAATAGCCGCACTTAATGCGTTTTTTACTAAATCTGGCCAAATCTGTATATTATAAATAACAGCCCCTCGCTCACCTACTGTAAATCCATGTTCACCGCCAATTGGCATTATTTTGCTTAAATGATTTTTCATCTCATCTTTAAATTTTACAGTAAATCTAGTTTCAGGCTTACCTCCTTCTTGTCTATAAGCAGTTAAGTCACCTGTTATGTATATCATTTGATTATCAAATGGGTGATGATGTAATGGTGTTTCTAAATTAGGAAATAATAAGTAATATTCAATAACTATATTATCTTCTACCCAGGCTAATGTACTACAAGAATTATCGGTATAAAACACCTGATTATTCGGTATGTTTTCCATGTGTTTATACCCGCTCTGAATAAACGCTTTTACAATGTCTTGTGATGTTTTCATACAAATCTTTTCTAGATAAATATATTTATGCGTAATATAAAGATACTAACAAGTGAATACCGAATTTATTTCCCCAATATTCAAGACTCAAAATTTTTCTCTTTTGTTAACTATTTTTTAAGATTGTATTTTGATACAAATAGTAAAAGCAAAGACTTATATAATTGGTTACCGCCTGAAGATTTATTAATTGGTCCTGAACCAGGTGAGGGCATTAATGCAGCCTTTTTGGATGATCTATGTATACGATTACAAAATGATAAAGTGGATATAATTGGTGTTAGTGTTTATGTATGGAATAAAGTTTACTTTAAAATAGTTTGCCAAGAAATAAAGAAAAGATTACCAAATATCACTATTATTGCAGGCGGGCCTGAATTAGATGCACACAAAGACACTGAATTCTTTAATAAAAATTCATGGTATGATTACGTAGTATACGGGGACGGAGAAAAAGCATTTACTGATTTGTTAGATCATTTAGCAGGAAAACAAATAGAGTTAACTAATGTTGTATCAAGTGACGGGACTGTATACCCGCATGCAGTTTTTAATGATAAAGAAACATTGAAAAAAAGTCCATACTTAACATATAAGGATGAAATTAAAATAGTAATAAACAAATTCCGAACTGATTCGTTTAATAGGTTCAAGCGATATCCTACTATAATAGGAGTATGGGAAACAACAAAAGGTTGTCCGTATGCGTGTTCATTTTGTGATTGGAGTTCGGGTTTACATAATAAAGTTAGATTTTGGGGAATTAAAAAAGACATTTTACCTGAAAATGAAAGGCCTGCATATCAACAAGAATTAGAGTTGTTTGCTGATTTAAAATTTCATATGGTACAATGGTCTAATCCTAATGTTGGGTTAAGTCCTCAAGATAGTGAAATTGTAGATTATTGGTGTAAACTAAAAACTACTCATCCAACTTGCCCTAAGAGTTTTATTTTACAGTTGTCTAAAGTGAAGAAGGATGCATCACATGAATTGTATAAAAAAATGATCAGAGCCGGATTAGAGAATAAGTTAAAATTTGATGTACAAGATTTAGATCCAGAAGTTATTGCTAAATTAGATAGACCCGAAATCCCATGGTCAGAACATAAGATAATGATTAAAGAATTTATTGATGAGTTCCCGGAAGTAGCAGGACATTTTAAATCTAAAATTAATTATATTTGGGGATTGCCAGGACAAACGTTGTCACATTATGATTATAACTTAATAGAGACCACTGAATTAGGATTTCAAACACATTATTTCTATTATGAGATGTTACCAAATAGTCCGGCATCTGACCCAGAATATATTAAAAAATATCAAATAAATGTGGAAAAAGTTTATGTAGCACATTTACAAATACCTAGTACGGTTACTGAGTTAACTCCGGACATATTGCAAACTTATTTTACAGAAGCTAACTTAATAACATCTACATATAGCATGTCTAATAAAGAATGGTATACTGGTATAGTTAAAAATTATATATACAAATATTACTTTTTTGGAGTAATGAATAGAAAAGTTGATATATTCTTGGACAATTTTTATAAATATCATTCATTGGTTGATGATATGTATGATCATTTTTTACAGCATAATATTATTGCAGTACACTCAATTCATATTATGAATAGTGGTATTTATAATTTGTTTAGACAACAAATGCAACAAATTACAAATGAAATTTATTTAGAACCTGTTTTAGAAAAAAACAAGTCTTTATTACCTAAAGACCATTCATCTCTTATTCCTTGGAATGTATAATCTGTTTTAAAATGTATGGTAAACAATATTCTTTCAGATTCATGATCATTTTTAATACTATGATATCGTTGACTTGTCATTAGTATAGGGTAATTTTTGTATTGATATTCAAATACTGGATTCGTTAAATCATCATCTAAATAATATTTGATGGGGCTATATTGAGAATTTCCACGTATCAACAAATTAATACCGGTATACCTACTAGCATCTACGTGCGCACCATACTCATCATATGAGTCAAAGCGAAGGATCATAAATTTAATTCGGTCATCAAATAATGATTCATCAAATGACTTTACAAATTTATTTAGTACAGGATCGCTAGGAATTTTATCTAAAACAGCAAATCTTTTGTTCGGTTTATGAGCATTAATCCAATCATCTGATATAGCATCTACATCTACTATTATTTCTGGTAATTCTAATATAAAATCGTTTACTATTCTAGTCATTAATTGCCTCAGTTTTGGTTGTTATGTTATGTTGTTGATTATATGCTTGTTTTACTTTACCAAACTCTTTAATTATCGGATCGGAAAGGAACTCACGCATATACTCAATTGATGCAAAATTTAATGTGGTTATAACAGTAAGGCCATCATCTTCTTTACGAGTGACTGCAACTAGTTTGCTGGGTAATATGTATTCGTTTAATACATAATTCATAACAGATACATCTTTGTAGAATTCTATAGAGGAATCTGTCTTGGCTGTAATTACTCGGAGAGTAGTAGAATTTACGATCATTCTGTATTTATATCTCTAACACTACATTCATAAATGATTTGGGCACATCAAAAGTTGACATTAATCAATAACCGTGTTATACTTCAGTCTGAATTGAGAAAAGGTACAAAAAACATCTGTTATTTGTACTAATTTACAACTAGGACTAAATAAAAGACTATGATGAATAAAACTTGTAAAACGCTGAAGCATATGGGACAATGGCAGTCATTAGCCAGTGTATCCTTTACACCAGCATATCCAACAAGTATTCGCGGCTCAAATGATAACCAAGAACGAGGCCCGGGGACTAGGTAAGAAGTTAACATCATAACTAATTTATCAAGACCCTGGGAATCGCAAGACTCTCAGGGTTTTTTGTTTGTACAGAGAGGAATTTGACAATAAATGGATAAAGAGATACAATACAAAACTTCTGAAACAAAGCATGATTGGTTTAGCAAATATGTTTTGACAAATGAGCAAGTGGCACAGTTGATACAAAATAAGATCGACCGTGCTAGAGTCTATCAAGAGGCTGTTAAGAAAGTCAACCGACTAACTTACACTGATTGATAACAGCGTGAATAGGTAACGAGAACCGTAATACAACGCAAAATGTATAAAATGGGCGGACAGTACACATAAAATTTGTGGCGATAACACAAAGAGTAAGACTACTGGATAGGGTATCAACCCTATCATGTCGTGTAGAGATACACGGCATTCTAAAATATACTATGGATAAACAGTACCCTGACCCTTCTGACGGGTTAAGCCATAGTATATTTTAGAATGCGACCGTAACTCAGTTGGATAGAGTACCAGGCTACGAACTTGGGAGTCGGGAGTTCGAATCTCTCCGGTCGCACCAGAATATATATGGGCTTGAAACTTTAAGGTGAAGTAACTGGCTTTTAACCAGTAAAACTCGGATCGTTCCCGAGCAGGCCTACCATATAAACAATCAAAATAATCGAACTATGATAAATACTTTTATAGTTAAAAAAGGTTCGATATGAAACAGTGTCTAAAATGCGGAGAGCAACACGAAAAATCAGGAACATATTGTTCTAGGTCGTGTGCTAATAGTAGAATATTTTCTGATGAAGCTAAACTCAAAAAGAGCATAGCACTTAAAGGAAAACCAGCTTTTCGAAGCCATTATGATAAGGAGGCGCAAGCCGCTAAGTCTCGTCAGAGGTGGTTAGAAAAATACAATGCTACCCCGTTTGTTGAGTTAGGTATAGAGAACAGACGCCGCAGAGTGTTTGAAGAACAAGATTACTGTTGTAATAAGTGTGGTATAAGTGAATGGCAAGGCTTTAAAATTCCACTTGAACTTGAACATAAAGACGGCAACTCTACTAACAATGTTAGAGAAAATTTAGAAGGTTTGTGTCCAAACTGCCATAGTATAACTGATACTTGGCGAGGTAGAAATAAACCTTCAAAAAATGGTGTGAATATAGTTACTGATGAGTTTTTATTACAGTGTTTAACTGAAACTAATAATATTAGGCAAGGATTACTTAAAGCAGGCTTATCGGCAAAAGGTAATAACTATGCAAGATCAAAAAAACTTTTAGGTAGGTAAATCCCTCTGCTTCCACCATAATAAATACTATATGATAGTACAAAGCACAACACCTATAAATGATATGATTAATCATCAATATCGTACTACGGTGTACACTATCGTAAAAGATCCGGCAACTAATAAACAACTTGTTGAAGTTGTTCAATATCTTTATAATAGAGACGGTGAGTTAGAGCCGACGCATCACAACTATGAAATAGACAAAAAAGCCTAAGGGTTTATTGAACTTATTTGCTGTTTTTCTGCGATAAAGCATAAATAATAGTGAGGATACTATTATGAATTGCCAACATTGTAACAGAGAAATAAATAATAAAGGGTCACTAACATCGCACGAAATGGTGTGTATTAGTAACCCTAATAAAATCAAGCATAAACATTCGGACAAAGCCGGTGCACAAAAAGGGTCGACCCCTTGGAATGTAGGTAAAGAGGTAGGTAGACACCCTAAATGGGATAAGTTATATCCCGATGAAGTTGTGTTTTGTGAGAATTCCACTTATGCCCGACATAGTGTTAAGGCTAGGATAAGAACAAACAACTTAATAGAATATAAATGTGCTTGTTGTGGTCTTGGGCCCGAATGGCACGATAAACCTATGCCGTTAATACTTGACCATATTAACGGGGTTAATAATGATAATCGTTTAGAAAACTTAAGGTTTGTGTGTAGTAACTGTGATTCACAACTTCCCACATACAAGTCTAAAAATAGAACAAATGGAAGATAGGCTGCATGGCGCGGACACGGTCTTGAAAACCGTCCCACTTATGATGAATAGGTGACAGTTCGATTCTGTTATCTTCCTCCAACATATGGTGCTTGTCGTCAAGCGGTTAAGACCTCGGATTGTGATTCCGATATACGTGGGTTCGAATCCCATCAAGCACCCCATGGATGTATAGCACAGCGGTAGTGCAATTCCTTCATACGGAATAGGTCAGTAGTTCAAATCTACTTACATCCACCAAACATTTAGCCTCATAGCTCAGTTGGTTAGAGCAATGTGTTGATAACGCATAGGTCCTCTGTTCGAGTCAGAGTGAGGCTACCAAATTTTAAGGAGACAGAAATGAATTGGAATCAATCAGTAGAAAAACATAAACAAGAAATTGAAGCATGGACACATTTATGTAATGTGTACAAGGAGAGTCTTTATTAAAGATAAAATACCCCCTTCGCCAAGTTGGTCTAAGGCCTCGGATTTTGATTCCGACATTCGGTGGTTCGAATCCATCAGGGGGTGCCAGTTATGGGATAGACGATAGTTTTGAGTCCCTGCCAATCTAGACATAGTGGGGCGAGCTATGTTGACACTACAGTATGATTGAAGCCGGTGTTAAACTTGACTATACGAGACAATCTAGCAAGGCTTACTAACAATAAGATAGTTAGGCTCCCTCTTTTATAAGCCAAGATAGCTCATCAGGTAGAGCACTAGTTTGAAGCACTAGGTGTGGTTGGTTCGAGTCCAACTCTTGGTACCAATGGGTCCTTAGTTCAATGGATAGAATACGATGCTTCGAACTTCGGGATGTGGGTTCAATTCCTGCAGGACCCGCCATTAGGCATTAAATACAGTTAGTGATAATAACAAAAAGGAGTACACAATGGCGGTATTAGCACTAGATATCTCAGGAGTTCCCCGGCAGTGGATCTCAAATGATGACGCAATTACCTATAAAGCAAAAGATGCCATAGCATGGAGTATGGGGGAAGTTGTGGCTAAGTATCGTGGCGGCATACAAAAAGACGGTACATTAAGTTACTTAGAAACTAATAGCATTATCGCTATCAAAGGTCACGGATTCAATCCATACAAACATTCTTGTGTAGCACTAACTAATAAAACATTGTTTGGTCGTGACCGTCACGTATGTGCATACTGCGGTGAGCAATTCCTTAACTATCATATGTTAAGTCGTGACCATATTCATCCAAAGAGTAAAGGTGGCGAAAACATTTGGATGAACGTTGTTACCGCTTGTAAAGATTGTAACAGCCGTAAAGGTCATAAGACATTGAAAGAGTCACGTATGGAATTATTGTACACACCGTACATACCTAATCACTACGAAAATATGATACTACAACATAGAACAATTCTTGCAGACCAAATGGAATACTTGTTAGCAGGTGTTCCCAAACACAGTAGAATATTGCTATCATAGGTTGACATAAAAGTTTTCCTATGATACAATACACTTAAATAAAATATGCCGACTTAGCACAGTGGTAGTGCAATCGCCTTGTAAGCGATAGGTCATCAGTTCGAATCCGATAGTCGGCACCAAAATTATTCTCCTATAGCTCAGTCGGTAGAGCGTTTGACTGTTAATCAAAATGTCCGTGGTTCGAGCCCACGTAGGGGAGCCAATCAACTGAAGTAGCTGGGGTTAGTATAATGGATAATACAGCTGCCTTCTAAGCAGTCAATACAGGTTCGATTCCTGTACCCCGGACCAGAATTTGACAATAAATCCAATCGGTGCTATAATAGATACTTAGATTAACTAAAGGAGTTGGTATGTTGAATGATGATTGGCGCCGAGAGATGCTAGGTCAAGGTTACAAATATCAAACACGCAATGCGGCAAAAGCATTGATGAAAGTTTTAAATGATAATCTTGATTGGTCCTACATTGAAGAACAAATCGAGGATAAGAAATTTCACCTAGGTGAAGGTAGAGTTTATTGTGAGTATGTTAGAGTTAAAGAAGGTATCATTTCTGAAAACTTTAAAGAGGCACTCAAAATTTGACAATAAATCAACTTGGTGCTATAATAGATACTTAGATTGATTGAAGAAGTTCTTGGAAACAGAGACACAAAAAAGAATTTGACAATTAATCAAAACGGTGTTATAATAGACACATAGCAACAAACGATAGAGTCAGTTGCAAAAAGTTCTTTAAAAAGTTAAGTTATCATATAGCCCTGTTTAAGTTACAGGGACTATATGTAAACATATTAAGGGTTACCTGATCCGTTAGGTACTCTATGGAAGCATAACCAGTTGACGGACTGGCTTCGCATAGAGTACAAGAAGCGTATGATAACGAAAGTTACGAACGTGACGGGCAGTCAGGCAGTAATGACGAATGACACTGCATCAGTAGACGGTACTGATTATTTGTTTAATAGTTCCCATAATGTGTTTTCATATAGTGTGTTATTAGTTTTGCTGATGTAAGCCCTTGGGTAAACGTCAACCCTACGTAACTATGACGATAAACGGTAGTGTGGCCACCGATTCCGTTGAGACATAGCAAATAGTGCGTCAGCAAAACTAATAACATAATGCTCGGTTCATCTAGCGGCCTAGGATAGTGCCCTTTCACGGCATTCACACGGGTTCGAATCCCGTACCGAGCTCCAGCATCCCGTTACTATTTTCGTTAAAATAGCGTTTGATTAGCGATAGAGATCCGGTGGCAGAAGACCGTAAGTGTAGGGCTGGAAACTACCCCTCGGAATCTGATAGGCAGTATCCTTCTGCACACAGACATTAGAATAAAAAGGATGGACAGAGTAACCGCTCAATTAAGGGCTTGTGTGGAAACAAGTAGCTTATACTAATTTAATATAGATGTGTATGATAGTAATGTTATTGTACATATCTATGTGTATTCGGAGATGAAGCATCAATGGTGATGCAGTGGACTGTAAATCCGCCGCTTTATAGCACGACTGGTTCGATCCCAGTAATCTCCACCAAGCATATAAATAGTAATATGATTATCGCTACACCATTAGATATACCACCGCTAGTTCCAGATGATTGGAATGTATTTTGGGAAATATGGCATAAGAATGCTGACAACTTAGTAAAAACTTATTTTGTACCTCAAAATCCTGTATCAAGACCTGTACCTAACAATAGTATGTTAGGTAGGAACGATATCTGGTTTGGAATGGACATATTTCAGACTGCGAGTAGCGAGAGAAGAACATTGTGGCAATCCCCGTACGTTGATATCAGTCATAGTTTACCAAAGTTGTATCAACAATGTATTAATTTACCGTTTTCAAATGTAAGAACAATACGTATAGTTAAGAGCCTTAAGAATTTTTCCCCTCATGCGGATGACGGTCTTGATATATGGAGAATAAGAGCAATGTTATATCATCCTTGGGAAGAACAACAATGGCATTTTAGCTTACCAGACGGTAATAAAACTATTCCTCTTTCTTTACCAAAAGAAACTAATTGGTTTTCATACAATGACAAACATTGTTGGCACGGAACTACTTATAATCCTGATAGAGAAAAATTATTAGTAATTGTTGATGGACTTGTTCAGAAGTCTTTAATAGAAAAAAGTATAGAAAAATATAAAGACTTTACAGTTACTTCTGATAGTTTTTTATAATACAAGAACATGCACCGTTAGCTCAGTTGGTTAGATCGCTTGCCTGTCACGCAAGAGGCCAGGGGTTCGAGTCCCCTACGGTGCGCCAAGTTTAGTAATCACAAAATCATTTATTTACTTGTGTTTAGCATAAATAAACATAGAGGAGATCAAAAATGATTTTAGTTGAAAATTGGATAGCTGAAGCAAGAGAAGCAAGAACGCAACATTTAGAATTGGCTGAACCTTGTATTGAACGAGGTGGTAATAGTACAGTTCATCGCGGTGTGTTAGCACAATATCTTAATACGAATTTACCTAGTAAAGTTGATTTGTGTCACGCTTGTCATAATGACAAATGTTCAAATCCAAAACATCTTTATTGGGGAACAAGAAAAGAAAATATTCAGGATGCTAAAAATAATGGCACTTGGAAGAGTCCTTGGGAATCCCTTGTACATAAGTATGGTTATGAAACAGCTTGTAAGATGAATAGTCACAAGATGATTGGTAATTCACATGGTTCAGGTAATAAGGGTAAACTCAAAACTGAAGAACATAAAAAGAATATTTCACTTGGTCTTAAGAGTGATAAGTAAAAACAATGCGAGTGTGGAGAAATCGGTATACTCTCCAGACTTAAAATCTGGCGTCGCAAGGCATGGCGGTTCGACCCCGCCCACTCGCACCAAAGAATGATGCCTCTATAGCGCAATTGGTTAGCGCAGTGGACTCATAATCCATTGGTTCCTGGTTCGAGTCCAGGTGGAGGCACCAAGTATTAGGAGAGTTGGGTGAGTGGTTAAACCAACAGATTGCTAATCTGTCATCCAGTAATGGGTGCGTGGGTTCGAATCCCACACTCTCCACCAAACAAGTTAACTAAAGTAGTTAATACTTTAAAAGTAGGATTACCGTGAAATCTATTCACCAAAGTGATCCTAGGATTTTCAGTAGTCATATTACATACTTTATGCGGTAAACCACTATGACATAGTACCCAATTATTAGTACAATCAAAATGATCCTGATAAATCACATCATTTTCTGCATAGTATCTAGCTTCTCTATCTTTAGATATTACATCAGGTTTAGGAGAATAAAAGTTCATTCTAGTACCTTCCCAACCTATTAATGGTAAATTAAAACTACACCATCTAGGAACTAAAGAACCATCAGCGTGTATAGCTTGATCGGATGTATGATAAAATAATATAAAATGACTAATAGGTGGAAACTTGTATTTTTTAGTTAATTCATTACTAAGTTTAGCAGTCATTGGATTGTGATATTTATCTATTGGGTATTCAATGTATCTTTTACTAACTGACTTTGTAACTAATTCCATAAAGTTATGTTCTTTTATAAATATATTTAAGAAATAATCTATATATTCGTTAGTATTAGAGATATCAATAAATTTATAATAGTTATTCATATAATTATTTATCAGAACGTTCCGAGTGTCTTCGGATAGTGTGACCCGCACGATGAGAAGTAGTGTGACAACTACGGGTGGTAGTCTTTAAACCCAAAGGCCGCTAGCAATGCGAGAACGGTCCCTGTCGGGAAGCGGATGGAAGGATGTAGCGTAAAAACTTGCTGAGTGCCCTATTCATCGATGGGTGGATGGCAAGCACAACCAAGTTGTTATATCTATAGTACCGCCGGGGGATGCAGAGCAACTTATTGTAAGCAATTTGTCAGGGACAAATTCTTTTTTTGGCGGGTGTAAAAACTCATTTAATTTAAAACCATCGTGTACACCCCAACTACCAGTTAGTTGATAAGGATGTTTATTGTTTCCATACAACAATAAAAAGTTGTTCACGTTGATTTCCATATAGTATTTATATGTAGGTGTGTACCGAATGGTTAGGTAGCGGATTGCAAATCCGTGCTATGCAGGTTCGACTCCTGTCACCTACTCCAAATATATAGATTTATTGTGTAATAACAATAGTCTAATAATGTAAAGAGAATGTGCTTTGAAGCCTTCACAAAGAGGTAAATATTAGTTTGTGAAAGGAAACAAAAACATGGAAAAAATGAATAACGCATTCGCTATTGCTGGCGGATTTCTAGGTCACGTAGTTGACATGGGAGTTAAGTTATTAGCAGTGGGTGTAATCTTACAAATCATTTTCGGAGCGGCAGTGCCATTCATCGGTTTAGACATTTTAGGTAATGTATTAAAATTTGTGACAGCATTGGGTAGTCAAGGTCTAGTAGGTCTTGTAGCTCTAGGAGTTTTATTCTGGGCCTTTGATAGGAAATAAAACTTTTCACACACATACAAAGGGCCCACTAAATATTGTGGGCTTTTTTGCGGGATTAACTCAGGGGTAGAGTGTCAGCCTTCCAAGCTGTTCGTCAGCGGTTCGAATCCGCTATCCCGCTCCAATTCTATTTAAAATGTTTATTGCTCTGGTTCTTAACCGTTCAACAAATTCTAATTCAGTTAAAGTACCCTTAGCAAGATTACATTTTCTACAAGTTACTTGAAGATTGTTATATGTAGTTTCTCCACCTTTAGATTCAGCAATAACATGATCCATATGTATTTCTTTATCGGATAAGTCTTCATCACAATAAACACACCATTTACCATCACGTTCAATAACTCTACGGCGTAGGTTAAGAGGGATACGTTCTTTCTTTTGTAGCATGAAAATATTTATTCGGGAAAACAAGTATTGACAGATAAATAGTTTTCTGTTATAATAGTTAAATGCCCTGGTGGTGAAATTGGTAAACACAGCGGTCTTAGAAGCCGTAAGCTGAGAGTTCGAGTCTCTCCTAGGGCACCAAAAGAATATTGGGGGATTGATGTAATGGGAGCCTGGGACCTTTGCAAGGTCTTCGTAACAGTTCGATTCTGTTATCCTCCACCAAGAAACCCGTTTACACTTTGACGTTATAAAGTGGGTGGGGCAGTCACCAAAGAAAGTGCTAGGTGTGTAGTGCATTGACCATCCGTACTCTGTGGTGGAGTGGCGGGAACGCATTAGGTGAGGTATAGCACCTTTCCAAAAGAATAAATGTTATGGACAGTGTAACAACTCAGAGATTGGGCTATGTGGTGTAGTAGCAGTCTCACTAATTACCGCGGGGTGGAGAAGTAGTAACTCATCAGGCTCATAACCTGAAGATCGGCGGTGCGAATCCGTCCCCCGCATCCAAATAGGAGAATTATATGCCAATGTATGAAACAACAGTCAGAACACCACAAGGTGATACTAAAGATAAAGTCTTTGCACCTAATGTACAGGAAGCTAAAAAGCTTTTTGAACAACGACATGGTCCTAGAAATGTTCCATACATACCACATATAATACCAAGTTAATTCGGAGTGTAGAACAGCCCGGTAGTTCGCATCGTTTGGGACGATGAGGTCCAAGGTTCGAATCCTTGTACTCCGACCATAGTTTTTAAAAAGGAAAATAGTATGACTTGTAGAGGTTATGATTCAAGGGCAGTTAAACTCCCCCAAGCAGTTAAACGTGCGGCAACACTTATTCGTGATGCACATAAGCGTGGAGATTTTATTCGCAGTTATGTTGAGATTGAAAAAAGCAATTCACGTACCAGTTCTCGTAAGGATAGCAAATGAGCAAGGGAAGTATGCCCAGACCGTATAGCGTAGATTTAAATACGTTTAACAATAATTGGGATAATATTTTTCGCAAGCCTGATCCAAGAATTATCGAGGATCAAAAGAATGAAGATGAAGCATTTGAAAATATTGCTAGAGAAACAGAAGTTAAAGATAGTAACCAAGGTGGTTAAAAGTATTTGGGTCGTTAGCTCAGTTGGTAGAGCGTCTGCCTTACACGCAGAATGTCGGGAGTTCGAGTCTCTCACGACCCACCAAAGTTTTACAACAACAGAAAGATGATATGACTGAAAGCAGAGCAAGATATACAAGTGAAGAAGCCGCACTTATGGTTGGTAGTCGATTTGATTTAGTTCTTATCGCCTCACAACGTGTAAGAGAATTGAAGCGTGGACATAAATCATTGATTAACACAAAGGCAGGTCCAACTGTAACTGCATTAATGGAAATTGAAGCAGGACTAGTTGGTCGTGATTATTTAAAGCGTATTAGAAAAAATGCGTGATTTGATTCTTATCGCACTTAAAGACGAAGCACCTGAACTATCATTTAGTATGAAGGTCTTCTACACCGGTGTAGGTAAGGTCAATGCCGCAATGACCGCGGCTGAATGTATTGCAAAATACAATCCAAAGCGTGTTATTAACTTTGGTACTGCAGGTGGAGTTACTGTTAAGTCAGGATTTCATCAAGTGTCAAAGTTTGTACAACGTGATATGATGTGCTGTGAGTTAGGTAGTCTACCAGGTCAAACACCATTTGAAGATACAATCATCATTGACAACGGTGATGGACTAACCTGTAGTACAGGTGATAACTTTGTTACTGATAGTAATCTATTGATACCTGCTGATGTAGTAGATATGGAAGCATATGCTATTGCAAAAGTATGTAAGAAACATAACATAGAGTTTCTATGTTATAAGTTTGTTAGTGATGGTGCGAATGAAGACTCATTGAATGACTGGCGTACTACAGTTAGTCAAGGCCAAGAATACTATATAAATAAATTGAAAGAATTAAATATCGCTTTGGTGTAATATCTCGGTAGCTCAATTGGCAGAGCACTGGTCTCCAAAACCAGGGGTTGTAAGTTCGAGGCTTACCCGGGATGCCAAATTAAAGGTGTAATTAATTACACCTTTATCCATTTGACAATAAATCATTTTGGTAGTATAATAAGAATTAGAACGGAGATATATAATGAATAAGTTAGTTAAGAATGGAAAAGTAGCAGTATTGTATTCACCTGGCTTTGGTGCAGGGTGGTTCACTTGGAACCCAACAATGCCTGAACTTATTTTCGAACCTGCTATTGCTCAATTTGTAGCGGACGAAAAGTTTGACGAACTACAAACTTATGTGGCATTGAAGTATCCTGAAATCTACAAAGGTGGAATGATGGAACTAGAAGTAGCTTGGTTGCCCGAAGGCTCTGAATTCAAAATCAATGAGTACGATGGTGCTGAATCTGTTGAAGTAAAAGACGACATAGGTTGGTTAATAGCGTAAAGGAAATAATATGCCTGCAGTATTTTTAACAAGTGACACACACTTCGGGCATACCGGAGTTTGTAGATTCACCCGTAACGACGGAGTTACCAAATTACGTCCATGGACTGATCCGGATCAGATGGATGAAGAAATGGTTAAACGTTGGAACGAAACAGTCAGACCTAATGATAAAGTATATCACTTGGGTGATGTTGTTATCAATCGTAAAGCATTAAAGATTATGTCTCGCTTGAACGGTGATAAAGTATTGATTCGTGGTAATCACGATATCTTCCGTGATGATGAATATAGGTTATACTTTCGTGAATTACGTGCCTACCACGTAATGAATGGAATGATATTAAGTCACATACCTATTCATACTGAATCGTTAGGTCGTTTTGGCACTAACATTCACGGTCACTTACACGCCAACCGAGTGATGATGGAACCGGTGGGCAAGTATGGCATTCCTATAATTGATCCTAGGTATCATTGCGTATGTGTTGAGCATACAGATTACACACCTATACTGTTTGAGGACGTTATCAAACGTATTGAAAATGAAGGTGGTAGTGTTGGATTTAAAAACGGTAACGGACCTGTAATGTAAAAAAATAGGACCTTCGGGTCCTATTTTTATTTGTGGCCTATAATCATAAATCGGTTATATATTCCATCTTTATAAACTAACTCAGTTGTTCCAGAATACAGCAAATTGTTAAAATTAAATCTATCAAGTAGCTCGTTTAAATTTTCAGTTGTTTGTTTAATTAGCCAGGGAAATTCTCTATCTGTCACATCAGTGGCCTGAATACATACTAAACTACCCTTAGGTATTGAATTATACCAAATATTACTTTCCATTTGGTCTACACTACAATTAATAAAAATACTATTAGTATGTAGACTGTAATCATAATCGTTTACATCCTGTACATAATTATAAACTTTAGGAGATTCATATTTCCACATATCACATATTTTATTAGCATTATCAATAGCTTCTGGATTTATATCATAACCATATACAACGTTATAGAGTTCAGGTTTACGTGTGAGTAGAATAAATGCTAATAGATTATCCCAACATCCCAGAATATGTAATGTAGGTTTACTTAAACATTCATGGTATATACTAGTTTCTAGTTCCTCACATAACCATAGTTTGCTTTTAATCAATCCATGATAAAAAGATTCATGGGTATCAAATTTATTTAAATTTGTCATTTTCATTGGCTTGTGTGTTTAATAGAGTCTTGATGGTGTTATTCCATTTAATAAACGGAAGGGTATGTTTTAATTGTTTAATTAATTCTATCTTATATGTTATTAAGTTAAATTTTAATGTTTTATGATATTCCCAACCATAACTTCTTAATCTAGGTTCTAATTCAGGATACATGGTTTGATACATACGTGATTTAAAATTAGATATAGACTCTTCGCCTATGTGATTATCTAAATGTATTTTTATTAGTTTACAACTAGATTCCAAACTATATCCAACCATATTGCCAATTCCGTGTATACCTTTATCCCTCATAAATCTTTCATAGCTAGCAAACTCTAGTCTAAATGGTGATAATACTTTATTTTCTATATGGGTATGTATCCAAGGCCAATCCCCACCCATAATAGGAAAATAACTACACTTTTCAATTAACCATAAATGTGTTGCTACATGTGGTTCTATGATATGATACGGGGTCAAATATTTTAGATAATCTCCATTCTGAAAAAAATTATCAGCATCTAATTCAACTAATTTATGAGTTATATCATTTTGTCTACAGAATTTCTCAGCATAATACAAATCATGGGTATTAATGATTAACCCTTTTATTTTAATAATCAACGTTATTGCTATTACTGGTATACTGTTTTTTATACAGGATAGTAATACTAATTCACTATCCAATCCACCACTGTATAAAACTTCTACATATTTGGTCTGTCTAATGGATAAATGGTCATTAAATATATCACTAATATTACGTCCATTTTCAAATGAAACATCTAATAATTCTGTGGTAAATTTATGAGAATCTTCCCCTAATTCTAAGGTACATTTTTTGTACCCATTTAATCCAACATTCCACTCAATGATATTTTTCATAGTTTTATTTAGTGGTTAAAAAATGTCGCTAAATAATAGCATATTTTAAATTTATGCTAAATACGATTAACACCCCGTAGGATTAAAATGCTCCACTTCATAACAGACTTAACACACAAACTATTAAATTTTATTAAAGACGATCCAGTTAGACCAGAAATTTCTACCGATTTTAGAGTAAGTAATGGGAGATTAGTTGCCGCATTAACTGATGAATCAGCAGATAATCCGGATGCAATGGTATGTGTTAGTTTCCATGATTTTATTCCAGAAAATGTAAAAGATTTAGATAATACTACACAAGTACCAACTACAGCAGTATTTTACACTATATGGAGTTATAAAGCCGGAAAAGGTGCTGAATTATTATACAAAGCAGTTAAGGGTATTCAGGAACAATATCCAAGTGTTACTAGATTTGTAACATTAAGTCCTAAAACTAATATGGCAAGAAGATTTCATTTACGTAATGGTGCGATTATATTTAGAGAAAACATAGAAACAATTAATTATGAATACACACCGACGTTAAATACAGATAACTCGGAGGATAATAATGAACAAAGAGAATCTAATAATTGAAGAAATAGAAGATGAAGATTATGAAATGTGGCAATATGAACACAGTGCCATTATCGCTTCGGATTTTATTAATGATGTTTTACTAGAACAATTAGATAAATTCGAAAATGATAATGATGATGACAAATATATATATGGTATTGCAAGTCATGGATTATTCATTTCATTAATAACTCGTTTAGGTGAAATGGGATATACCGAAAAAGAGTTAAGAAAAGAAATTAAAATATGGCTTAATTCCAGTGTAGGCCAAGTTGTACACTAATACTTTAGTACTACGTTTTTAAGAAACAAAAGTACTCATTTTAGCCAGTCAGGCGCTTCAAAATCGTTAGAGGATTCAGGGATACACTCTGATACACTTCTAGCGGTTTTTGCCAATATTTGACAATAAATGGATATCCGTGTATAATTCATCTATGAACTCAAAAATCGTCCGCAAACGTAGAACTGATAGAAATCAAGTGATTTATTTTATCCAAGATACAGTAACACTTGAGTACTATATTGGTTTGACTGCACTTTCATTCAAAGGTAATGTTTTCAAAACATTACGCCGTCGTATGCAAAAACATATGCAACGTGCTATGACTGAAAATAAAGATTGGGGTTTGTCACGTGCCTTGCGTGAGCGTGGCGCCGAACAATTTATATTTGGAAAATTGGAAGTGATTCGTGGTAAGCGTCCTGCTCATTCACGTGAAACAGAATTAATTAACACATTGCAACCCGCACTTAACACATTTGGAGTAAAGTAATGAACGAACAAATTGAAAAATTGATTAACAGTACGGTAGAGATTTTGGATCGTGATCCACTGAGTCAGTCTGAGGACACTTATACAATTCTACTTAAGTTTACGCAAGCACTTGCAACAGAACTAGGTGAAATTGTAGTTGCGGATCCTGTCAAAGATGGTGTTCGTATGTACTTTGATGAAAAGATTGCCCGTTATGTAATTAAGAAAAGTGTAGGATTGTAGAATGAGTTGGGTTCTATACATCATCTTAGGTAACACAATGCCTAGTTTACAGCAGGTAAATCGTTATGCTGATGAAACAGTTTGTAAACAAGCGGTTAAAGAATTAACAGACAAAAACGTAAGGGCAGTATGTTTGCCCAGACAGGAGACAAAATAAATGCAAGCATATATTAATTTAGGTATCGTACTGTTGCCCGGCATTGTGATGGGCCTAGCAATACTGTTGAAAGATGGATTCTAATGAAATTAAATGACAGTTTACAATGGGTAGGTGCAGTATTCATCATTATTGGACACATTTGTAATTCAATAGGACCTGATGCATATCCCTACAATATTGTAGCATTTACATTAGGTACAATTGCATTTATGATATGGACTATTAGGGTAAATAATCGACCACAACTAACTGTTAATCTAGTAGCAATCGTTACTTGTTTTATTGGCTTAGCTAAAGCCTGGGGCTAAATAATCATTCAACTTGGACCGTTATAATGAACAAAAAAATTAAAGAACTCGCAGAACAGGCTGGATTTAAATTAGATAATTTGTCAGACGAGGTGTACATTCCATTAGAACAGTTTGCAGAATTATTAATTCGAGATTGTGCTAAACAGGTTAATGATGTATATAAACAAGGAGGCGGCACGTATGGTGAAACAATATTGAAAAAATATAACATTAAAATTTAATGAAACGATATATTACTAACAAAGCAAATACTGTTTTCCTACCTTACGAAGACGGGATGATTGAATGGCTTAATCAAACGTATCCTTTTAGTAAGTATTACATTGTGGAAATAAAAAATGAAAAGTAAAGAAGAAATTATTACCGATATGTGTTATACGTACCGTCATGATTATGGTTTAGATAAAGATCCATCTAGCCCGTCATGGTGTGCAGGAATGACACCGGAAGAACGTAGGGGACTATATAGTACAATGGCTCAGATTTATGAAAATAATATTGAACCACTATTAAAACATTATGGAGAACATAAATGATAGCAGATAACAGAGTTGAAATTGAATTGAATTTAGATGAACATGAGATATACTTGTTGGCTATGGAAGCACATAAACGTGATATTACGCTAAATAAGATGATAGAGGGTATTTTGCAGGAAGTAATTGATAAACATAAAGTCAACGAAACACTTGCATAAAACGTTATATCTATATAGGAGATATTTATGAAAAAAATTCTATTAGCATTATCACTACTAGCAGTAACTGGGTCAGCAATGGCACAACATTATCATGGTCACGGCTTTCGTCATCATAATTATCACGGACCGCGTGTTATCTACCGTGATAATTGGATTGCCCCTGCAGTTGGTGCATTGATTATTGGCGCCGCAATTAACGAAGCACACAATCGTCACGTGCAAACTCAAGTAGTAATTCAAAATCCTACTACATCATTAGGTCAAGTTTGCACTCCTTGGACTGAGACACAGAACTCTGATGGAACAATTACTCGTACACGAACCTGCAATCAGTGACCAAAACATTTGTTATCGTATCGTTCATAGTGTATAATATATAATGAACGATATTTTTTATGGAATTTTTAATTGGATCAAAGATGATTACCGTACTCATCCTTTTCGCTTTGTCGTTGAGTTGCTTGCTTGGGGTCTTTCAATTGGCTGTTCGATTGCCATGGCTCTTACAGTCCCCAATCCACCGTTACTTGCTCTTTACCCTATTTGGATCTTCGGTTGTGGTCTCTATGCTTGGGCTAGTTTTACTAGGAAATCTTTTGGGATGTTGGCTAACTACTTGCTACTTGTAACAATTGATAGTGTGGGATTAATAAGGATGATGACATAATGGAAAACTATAAAAACTATAAAAAATACTTTTATTTTGATGGAACTGCAACACGTAGTGAATACTGGGGAATCAGTCTTATTTGTTATGTTCTTGCAATACCTGCATTGTTTTTTGCAGGTATATTAGGTGGACTAGCAATAGTATGGACATTGCTATCTACTACCGCAAGGCGTTGTCGAGATGCTGGTATTAATCCATGGTTTTCTGCAACAATTTTAATTCCATGGATTGCAGTAATTGCAGTTGTAGTATTTGGTTGTTTAAAAACGGAGAAAAAAGATGAGTGATACACACGTACTTCCAATTCACGCTGATACTGGTAATTGGGGAGACAATGAATGGAATTCATTTACGGTATGGCTACAGGGTGCATTAAAATCAAGTATAGTGGATGTTACGTTTATAAAAAAAGATGGCACTGAACGTCTAATGAAATGTACATTAGATCCAAATATATTACCTAAGGTTGAAATCAAAGAAGATGCAAAGCCTCGCAAAGAATCAACTACATCAATGAGGGTGTTTGATACTGAAAAAAATGAATGGCGCAGTTTTACAACCAGATCTGTCAAGCACGTAAGATTTGCCCTTTGACAATAAATATGTTTCTGTGCTATAATATGCATTATGAAACAAAAAATCCTATCATTTACTATTGAACAGCCCAAACATAGGGCTCATAGAGTGTTGTTTTCTTGTAACACTCCGTTCAAACCTAAGGTTGTACAGTCCAAAAAAGGTCTGTACATTCGTAAATCTAAGCATCCAAACCGTAACGAAATTTAACATTAAAATTTTCAATAAAGGAAAAACATGAAACGTAGTATTATTGCATTGGCATTGATGGCATCCGCTATACCAACAATGGGCCAAACGTATGATATGAGTAATGATATCATTGATAAGTCACACCTTCGATCATCCTATTATACTACTAAATCACTAATTGATTTTGGATTTAATTTTGAAGAATTTATTAAAAGAGCAGATAAAACTAAACCAACTGTTATTCATTCACATGGATGTTCAGGTGTATCATCCGATGATCTAGACTTAAAGAATTTTTACACAGGTCTAGGATTTAATTTTGTAATGCTTGATTTTCATAAAAGAGGAGATGCTTCTGCATCTTGCACATCAAATGGTGGATTTACATACCACGCTGATACTCGTAAACGATTGCCACCTAGACTTAAAGAACTTGAGCACCATGTTAATGTTCTTAAAAAGAACGGGATAGCTATAATTTATGCAACCGGTCATAGTGAAGGTGGTATGGTAGTCCAATATCTTCAAGAAAATGTAAATGCGGTAGTTGTTCATTCTATGAGCTGTGTTCCTAAATTTGAGAATATCGATAATTCAAAAATAAAATACTTACATTTAGTTTCACTTAACGATCCTTTACTAACCCGCCCGGGATTAAGATTTAAATGTGAAGGTTATTCAAATTTTACTACAGTACATTCAAAAGTGTTCTCACACCGAGCACTGGCAGACCCGGAATGGGAATCAAAAATTAAAGAATTCTTGGCAGTTAAATAATATCCAAAATTTGACAATAATTCCTCTTTCTGATACACTACTTGTATTGCAACTAACGGAATCATATGGCTAAAGAATTTAACAAAGACCTTCTTTGTAAGGATTGTAAGAATGTTCAGGCTAGCTTTATGTCTAGGCTAACTAATTTTACTTATGGGTTTAAATGTACTCTTCCCGAGAGTTGGAACGAACCCGAATTTGATCCGGTAGTAGGAGAGACCAAAGAAGGTTATTTTCATACGGCTGGATTAATGCGTAGCACATATGAAGCCTGTGGTCCTGATGCCAAAAAATGGGTTCCTTCAAGCACAAAAAAGGTCTTTTTATACCTGAAAAAAGGTTGACATTAAATGGTTTTGGGTATATAATAGAATCTTAGACAGTCAAATAAAGGACATAAAATGCGTACACAACAAGTAGTTTCTGGTATGAATAACAGCCAAAAGATTCGTTTTATCATTGACGGATTTGGTATGTATTGTAAGGTTTCTGATATTGAGAACTTTTCTACTAGTTCACACCGGGTTGCAGTTATTTCGGCCTTGCAACATTTGCAATGCTCCCGTGATTTAGCCAAGAGTTGTGGCAAAAAAGAGATTCCAGTAGGCTACGGAACTCGCAGTAATTTCCAAGGTGTGGATCACGATGTGCAGGTTAACATTGTCTAAAATTTGACAATAAATGGTTTTGGGTATATAATAGAGTCTTATTCAGTCAAAAGGAGTTTTTATGAACATCAAGCAAATTAATACTGCTATTATGCAGGGTGACTTTACTAATGAACAATTGAATAGCATCAACGATGCAATTCGTTTTGCCCGTGCCCAACTAGTGGTAAGAAACAAATCGGTATTGACAATTGGTTCCAATGTTAAATTCACTAGTTCAACCCGTGGTACAATCTCCGGTGTTGTAAAGAAAATCAATCGTAAGTTTATTATTGTGGATCAACCTAGTCAGCACCGTAGTTGGAGAGTCCCTGCTAGTATGTTGGAGGTGTTATGAAATATTTTGTTGGAATTGTGATTGTCATTGCTCTCGTTGCAATTGGCCCGTTATTGACTATTTGGTCATTGAATGTGTTGTTCCCAATATTAGCTATTAAGTACTCATTAGAGTCCTGGCTAGCCGTAATTATTTTGGGTGGATTGTTTAACATTAGGAAAACAAAATGAGTGATTTAGAAATTGATATCCTAGAAATGTTAGAGAGAGGTACACATCCTGCGACCATCTCTGCTGTACTAGAAGTACCCGTAATTTGGGTATATGAAGTGTCCGATTCCTTACAGGATAAGGAAGTCTATAGCCCATTCAAAACGGTCAACTCCTAAATTTGACATTAAATGGGCATTGTGCTATAATAGAATCTTAGACAGTTAAATAAAGGACTAACAAATGGCTTACATGAACCAAGAGCGCAAACAAAAAATTACTCAAGCACTTAAGCCTATCTTGGCTAAGTACAAAGTTAAAGGTTCCTTGAGTGTACGTAATAATAGTACTATTGTATTGACCCTCAAATCAGGTGCTATTGACTTTATTGGTAATAGCAACAGAGTTTGCGGTAATGACTTTTATCAGGTACAACGTGGCTTCAAACCTACTACTACTGGTTACGATCAAGTTAACCCTTACTGGTTTCAGGATCATTATGATGGCAAGGCTAAGGCATTCTTAACCGAAGCATTCAAGGCATTAAAGTCTGCCGATTGGTATGACGAATCCGATGCAATGACAGATTATTTTAACACCGCATACTATGTTGATGTTAACATTGGCAAATGGGACAAGCCCTATGAACTGGAAGGTTCTTGGGAAGTTGTCACCGTTTAACGAATAATGGGTAACACAAAGGTTGACAATAATGTCCGATTGTGTTATCATTATAACAGTGCTGAGTGATATCGGCACATTTTTAAACTTAGCTTAATTTATAAAGGAAACTCAAATGGCTAATCAAACTTTCAAAGTCGCTGGTATCACAACTCATGGTACTTCTACAAAGGTTCGTTTCACTGATGACATGGTGCGCCGAATCAAACAATTCTCAAAGGGTGGTGCATCACGCATTGACTTGGTAGAGTTGCCTTCTGAAATGACTAAACTTGAAGCACTTACATATTTGTCATTTCACGCTGATTTCCAGTCTCCTGCAGATCAGGCAACTATTGCTGACAGTATCGCAGATAAATCTAAAGGTACTAGTGAAGTTAAAGTTAAAGCTTCTAAAACAAAACCAAGTCTTGATGCTATTAAAGCACGTGCAAAGAAATCTAAAGAAGTGTCCGTAGAAGATATTCTTGCGGCAGTTGAAGACGCTCCCCTCTAAATAACAGGGCTTCGGCCCTTCTAACTATGAATCTATCTACATTCCGTCGCTCGTTTAACCCTCGTAGAGAATTTAATCCTGCAGATAAAAAAGATTTGCTAGAATTCAAATTCTTTAAGAAAAGTGGTAAATGGAAAAATGGTTGTCCATTCTATCTAGAGGATCCTTTTGTTGAGATCCCAGCAATGTGTGAAAACAAATATACCTCTTATATGTTAGAAAAGATGAAATAAGAAAAGCCCCTTATTGGGGCTTTTCTTATGGATTGTTAACTGATTTGATAATCCAATAATCACTACTCATACTAGGATTTATTACATTGAAGGGCATATAAAAGTAACCCTTAATACCCCAATTTGTTCCCCAACTGTTTCGTACAATAAATACTTTTTTGTTTTTATCGTAACCAACAAGTAATACAGCATGTCCGCCTAATAGTTTTTCACGTTTTGTATTTGGATAAGGCATATTACCTGTTCTAGCAACTGTATTAGACATAAAGCTAGTATATACATGGAATCCTATTATAACTGGATAGCCGTTTGATAATGCATCAATACATCCATTGAAATCTGCTATTCTTTCGTATCGTGTTACTTTACGATTAAGTGCGTCATTTTTTGCTTCTTTAATAGGTTGTTGTCTAAACTTCCTAATATCATATGGCCAATATCTTTCTAAACTAGCACCATAATGATTTGTTGCTTTAATACCATCACGTATGTATGCACCACTATCGTAGTTGACTGTACCTAATATTAATCGTTCATAATAGTATATAAACAATCTACTTACATCGGTTGGTTTACCACTTCGTTTGTTTAGTAGTTCTATTGCTCCTGCAATTGCTTGACCAGTACAGCTACCAAGATTACCTTGATTTTCTATTAAACTGCAATAACTTCTTAAATCTACAACATTAGGACTTACTTTTTGTGTTACTTGATATTTGTAATCTCTTGTATCTGGTCTATCTGTTTTCCATATTAGGTTATATTTGTCAAGTGTCCTAGGTATGACTTTTTTGTCAGCAGGCTTATTAAAGGTATGATCCTCAGTTGTGTTTATTATTGAGCGAGGATCTTGTTTCATAATAATTCCTTAAATTAATGTGAACAGTTAGTTTTACAGTTTAGTGTAGCCATAATTAACAACTGCTGTGTTACCACTATTGTTGGTGATACCGAATGTAAACACATTTGCGGTATTACCTACATAAGTATTAACATTGCTGATTGAGCCCACAGTGCCAACAAACTGATCAGGTATTGACGTAAACACTAATGCATTTCCGACTGCGTAATACCAACCATATTGTTCACCTAGTACTGGTACATTTGTATTTGTAACAACTGCGGTAGCAGTATATGTTATAATACCGTTTGGAATATTACCGTTAACCCAGAGTGCATAAGTTCCATTCAATGGGACACTAATGCTTACGGTGTTATTACCTGACGCAAGTGTCCAACTACTTGATATTTTTGTTGCAACATTAGATAAACTGCCACCGTTACCAGTAAAGTTGTTAGCTGAAATATTACCAGACGCACTAATATTACCACCGGCAATATTGCCTGTACTTGGTTCAACAGTAGCATAGTTATTATACTTTATGTTACCATCATAGAGCATTATACTCATAGCACCGTTGGAGGTGATATCTTGTGTGACTCCTACTGGTACTTGAGTACCATTAGCATAGTTAACAGCAAATGTGTTGCCTGGTAATGTTAAGTTACCTGCATTATCAAATGACCAAGTCTTTAATGTACCAGTAGCATTAGTTTGAATCGTAGCATTAGTAGCATATGCTGAAATAATACTAGTTGCGGCGCCTGCATTAGTCATTGACAACAATTGTGCCGGATTGTTTGTACCATTATCAACTGCGGCAATACCAATTGATGCATTTGCTACTGTCTTAATGAATCCACCTGATGATCCTGGTATTGTTAAATTACCAGTACTATCAAAGTTCCATAAGTTTGAATTAACATTGACAGTAACATTTGAGTTACCGTTAGTCAATGTTGGTGCGCTTAATGTTAATGCACTAATACTAGAGAAGCCACTTATGTACGGAGCAGGACTTGCCCCACTACTTACAATAGAACCGGGTACAATAAGATTGCCAACCAAACTACCAACAGTTGGTAATGTTAGGTTGCCATCTGTACCAAATGTCCAATCAGTTGGTAAAGTATTATTATTGGCTTGATTTGCTGAAATATTATATTTGGTTATTACAAATGTGCCAGTGCCACCATCTACTCCGATAACATCACCGTTCGAATAACCTGTGCCAGGATTACTTACACTAACACTAACCAACTGACCACTTATACCATATCCAAAGTTTACAGTCATTCCTGAGCCTGTACCACCTGTTGTTGTGGTCGGCAGTGGAGTACCACCACTATATCCACTACCTGCATTTTGTATAGTGCAAATATTATATTCAACTTGTGCTGTTAATGTTAGGTCGTCTGTCCACGGCGCAATAATAGTAGCAATATCGGGTAATGTTAATTTACCATCTACACCAAAAGCCCATGTATTAGCATTGGCTGTGATATTAACACTAGTATTACTAGTTTCACTTATTTGACTACCTTGAGGCAATGTTAGAGTACCATCTGTGCCAAATGTCCAACTGTATTCAGTATTGCCGCCCGAGTTAGCCCAAATCTGAAGATTACCATCAGACGCAACTTC